TCCTGTGGTTCCCTGGGTTCCTTGGGTTCCAGTGGTTCCTTGGTTACCTTGAGTGCCTGTGGTTCCTTGCGTGCCCTGGGTTCCAGTGGTTCCCTGATTACCTTGAGTTCCCGTTGTGCCTTGAGTTCCTTGGGTTCCCGTTGTGCCTTGAGTTCCTTGGGTTCCAGTGGTTCCTTGGTTACCTTGAGTGCCTGTGGTTCCTTGCGTGCCCTGGGTTCCAGTGGTTCCCTGATTACCTTGAGTTCCCGTGGTTCCCTGATTACCTTGAGTTCCTGTGGTTCCCTGGGTTCCAGTGGTGCCTTGAGTGCCCTGAGTTCCTGTGGTTCCTTGGGTTCCCGTGGTGCCTTGGTTGCCCTGAGTTCCTGTGGTTCCCTGGGTTCCAGTGGTGCCTTGAGTTCCCTGATTTCCAGTGGTTCCTTGATTACCCTGGGACCCTGTGGTTCCCTGGGTTCCAGTGGTGCCTTGGGTTCCCTGAGTTCCTGTGGTTCCCTGATTACCTTGAGTTCCTGTGGTTCCCTGATTACCTTGAGTTCCTGTGGTTCCCTGGGTTCCTGTAGTGCCTTGGGTTCCCTGGGTTCCGGTGGTTCCCGTAGTTCCTTGAGGTCCAATATATCCAACCGGACCACGAATTCCTTGATTTCCCGTGGATCCTTGGGGTCCAAACGCTCCAGTAGGTCCGTTAAATCCAGTCAAAGGTGCAATCGTTATCCTTGACTTGCCACCTGACACCGAAGCAGTCGCAGAGCTATTTGCATAGATTCCAACGGACGACCCTGCAGGTAAGTTCACGATCGCAGAGGATGTAATAAATGCAGAAGTCCCAACAGAGAATTGACCATACATCTCACCCTGGCGATAGGTTGCAGGGGTTGACGGTCCTAAGTAGATTCCTGCATAGGTGTAGACGACAGTAGCTCCAGTATAACTGGTGAAATCAAGATACCAATCGATCAAAATAGGAATCGCAGTAGAAGTTGAGTTTGTGAACACATACGTAGTTCCTGACAACACAATCCCTGTATTTCCAACTGTGTTGACAACATCTGCAGTATCGAACGAGACAAGTGTATCTTGACCTACAGGAAGAGTTTGATTATCTGTCGTAGTGTATGCAAGAAGCGCAACTGGAACAACTGCTTGAATTCCAGTCGGACCCTGGGTTCCCGTGGCGCCCACTCCTCCCGTATAACCGGTAGTTCCGGTATATCCAGTTCTACCTATGTCAACTGCAATCTTCTTCAGTTGAACTGTGATAGAAGGAATTGCAGGCATTGGGTAGATTTGATCAGCAGTGAACGCAACTGCTTGAACATATGCAGATCCAGTCGTCGCAACTACCTCCAAATAATCGCCACTATTCATCGAGATCACATACGGAACAGACGGTAGAGTATCATTTGCAGTGTTCGAATTCACACCAAGCCGTCCAGCAGAGTCCGGTACATCCACACCGTTCTTTCGAATCCATGTATACAGGTATCCGGGCGCCTCTGCAGTTTTATTGACTTGAATCGATGTGATCAACTCGTAGAAACCAGTAGATGATACCGTCATACGAGACCCACTCACGAGGGAAATTCCAAGCTGCTCATAGACTGTATCGTATGAAAATGTTGTAACATTTCCGTTCGGAATCGGAATTGTCTGCGAGTTTCCGTAACTTCCAACATAACTCGATCCAGAACTTGCTGGACCTGTAGGTCCAGTTTGTCCACCATTTCCAACATACGGCAGCTGATTCCAGGTGTGAACGCCATCACCAATCTTCATTTGACCCGTATTCGTCTCCACACCCGGCTCTCCAGCAAAAAGCACCGGATTTGCCGAAGTCCAGTTTGTAGAGGTGTCCCTCCGCAGCTGGAACTTAATCGGCGATGTGAGGCACGGTGCCGACATTATTATACTTCACACACATTTGTATCAGCATTTCCACCATCCATCGCAACAGTTCCACCGCCATCGTATACGTGGCAATAGGCAGCCATCGCATCTCCGCCCTCTAATACAGCTGCACAAACCGCACCGCATACGTCTGTATACGCATCTCCACCATCCAAGTGATTCTTGTATTCCGTATTTGCATTGCCACCCTCGTATGCTGCACAATATTCTGAACGAGCATTGCCACCATCCAGAATCGAAGCACAGACCTGCTCGACCTGCTTGCAGATGCGGACGCACGTATCGGAGAGCTCGTAGACCTCCACGACACCTGTCGTGAACCCTGTCGTATGCGTTGTCTCTTTCATCACGCGACCCGAAGCCCAGAAGCCATCGACCGTCGCCTTTCTACGAACAGACTGCGTATACATGGATGCATCGCGATTGCCACTGGACGTCACGCGTTCTTTGCCCGTCGAAATAGGAACCAGGAATCCAGGTACATCGGGAATTTGATCAAGAGCAGGACGCTTGGATTGTTGATAGGATGTGTAGAACAGAAAAGTTAAAAAGAAGGTGGCAAATATGCCCTGTAGTCCAAATTTCATTATTTTCACTCGCGATTAGATCGCGTCCACGTTAACCTCGTCCTCCTCGAAGATGATGCCATCTGTCTTCTCCTCCTCTGCAGACGAGTCCTTGAGGAACAGGCGAGGATCAGCACCCGGCTTGATCTTGCGATAGCGCGCCACCTGCTCTGGCGTCAGCACCGCAATGATCTCGTGCGTCTTGCCACCGAGCTCGGTATCGGCGACGATCACGAGGCTGCCGATGTCGACCCAGACGGTCTTCTTCGCCTTACCGCGCATACCTCCTCGCAGGGGTGCCTGCATCATCGTCACCTCTCCTGCATCTGAGAAGTGTGCCAACTCCATTCGCCCACAGCCAAGACGGCGAACAACCTTTCCAATCAGAACGCCTTCTGTATTTGCTTCATCAACAAAGTCATCGAGCAACGCGTCTCCCTTGAGACGATTGTTGCGAGCCTTGCTTCCCTCTGAGTTCTTCTGAGACTTGTGGCCGGAACCTCCCTGAGTATTGCGAGGCATTTTGTTCTATTGGATACAAGATTCATTACTTTGCCAAAACTCGATCCATTTTGCATGGGAAAAGAGGAAGTCAAAGGAGTGACAAGATCGTCTAAAATGGATCTGATTCGAGCAAGGAAATAGAAGTTGGGTGTGCTATCGTATAAAATGTCCTCTATCATCCTGAACTCTTTCTACCGTGCGCTGATGAAGATCGATGAGTACACTGGGATCAAGACCATGACGGTCAAGGATCTGGCAGTGATGCTCATGGACGAGCTGTATCCCGAGGATGGGCACATCTCGTTGGAGGACGATTTCCGCGGGAATTTCCGTCTGCGTATGACGGACGAGTTCCTTGCTCGTGTCCGCGAGGAGTCGCTGAAGGGCAAGGATATGAACACGATCGTCGAGGAGGCGATGGTTCAGGGGGCGCCGGAGCCCGAGAAGGCTGTGGAGGTCGAGATTCCGGTTGCTGAGCCGGAGCCTGTTCCGGAGCCAGTGAAGGTGGTCACTGTGCAGCCGAAGAAGGAGGCCAAGCCGAAGGCACCGAAGGCACCGCCGATGACCGAGGAGGAGAAGGCAGCAAAGGCGGCTGCAGACAAGGCCGCGAAGGAGGCCAAGGCAGCGGAGGCGAAGGCTGCGAAGGAGGCGGAGAAGGCAGCAAAGGCAGCAGAGGCAAAGGCTGCGAAGGAGGCGGAGAAGGCAGCAAAGGCAGCGGAGCCGAAGCCGGTGAAGCCGAAGTTCGTCGGCAACATCGAGAAGCTGAATCCCACGCAGACGAAGACGTGGAAGAAGACTGCAGAGGACGCAAAGGTCACGCTGACTGGCGACCACCTCAAGCAGTTCCTTGCGCATCTGAACGCGCTGGACAACAAGGTGTATCACACCAAGAAGCTGGAGGTGCACATGGTCGACTTCTTCGCACCGAAGGTGGAGGAGCCGAAGACGGAGGACGAGGCGATGTGGGTGGTGGATTACAAGGGGAAGGAGTACGGGGTCAATGACAAGGGCGAGGTCTACGAGGACATCGTTCTTGAGAGTGGTGAGAAGATTGGGAAGAAGGTTGGAATGGTCGGAATGGCATACTTCGACGAGCTGGAGCAGCCGACGGACGAGTAGATGACGTGACGTGTGTAGCAGAACACAAACAACAATTTTTAACTTACATCATCGTGTGGCAGGTAGGACAGGGTTTTTTACATAACCTGAGTTGGCAGTCATCTGGAGTCACAACATCAGGAGCACGAGGACCCATGAAAGGACCTGCAAGAGGATCGACCTGCGGGAATGTCTTGTTGTCACGAGCATTTTGCGCTGCATTCGCCTCAACCTCCGTGCGAAGATAGGCTGTGTATGCGGCAGCTCCTATTTGAGGATTTACAAAGAACGGCGCAACAGTTTGCAAAGTGATCGATATCGAAGTAGGGTAACCTGTAGCGGTTTTTGCATATACGTTTAGTCCCTGGTTTGACAGTGTCGGTGAGATACCTGCTAATGTCGCTGAAACACCCGAAATATCAGGGAGGAATTGAAATCCTACTGGCACAGTCGTAGTGTAGTAGTAGATAAAGCTTGAACTTCCAGTAGCCTGAATAGGTATGGAATAAGGCACGTATTCAAACAGAGAAAATGATGTCTGGGTAGGCTGGGCAAACGTGAGCTCGCTCAACTCTGCAGGTATGTGAATTGTGCCGCTGCTTGCAGATGAAAAGCTTATATTTACGTTTGTCGATGTAGTCAATGTTTTGAAGACAGCTGTCAGAACCGCTGTATATGTAACTCCGATTGTAGCAGTCGTAAAGTTACCAGAGATCAGCCCACCAGGCGTCACAGAAATCGTAGCCGTTGTAGAGGGAGTCAACGAACCAATGCTAAAGGTTGCAGGAACAACCATATCTGTCGCATACTGTCCGCACTGATAGGCAATGTTCGAGAAAACAGGTGCAATTGTGTCGGACCCGTTCACTTGCAAGATGATCAGATTGTCCTGAACCATCGAATACTGATACTGATGACTGAGCGTTGTATAGCCTGTCGTTGCAGTGATATCGAATGTCTGAGTTCCAGGGAGATATACGCTGGGTATTCCAGATAAGATTCCAGATTGACTTATTCTCATACCGGTGGGCAAGTTCTTTGACGAATAGGCCTGGATAACACGCTGACTGGCTGTAGCAACCATCGTGAACTGATAAGGTGCAATCGCGCGGTTCTGGAAAAAATTGAATGTATTTGTTGGCCATGTGAACGTATCTGCAGCAATCGTTATCTGAATATCAAGTGTTCCAACCGTTCCATAGGAATCTGTAGCCGAGATTGTGACAGTTGTCTGTGGAAAGGGAACTGTAGGAATGCCGGTTAGCTCGCCCGTAGTGGAATTGAGAAGAAGGCCATACAGAGAAAGTGCAACCGAACTAGAATAGACAATGGAGGTCGATCCGGCAGCAGACTGCGCGGTGAACACGATCTTCGGATAATCACTCGAGATCGGTCTCGAAACAATGAACGAAAACACGGTTGTAGGATTATTCACAAACGTAATAACATCTTGGTTTATAGGAATTGTTACTGTGACAGATCTGGAGTTTCCGTTGTAGTTTGTTGCAGTAAACGTGTATGCACCTGCAAGATCGACCTGCGTCGGTGTTCCAGAGAGGTAGTAGTTTGACATGTTCATTTGGGTAAGAGAGAGTCCTGGAGGAAGTGCGTCTACCGTAATGTTCGAAATCATCGACGAAGAAAAGTAACTACCCGCTGTGATCACAAAATCAGTTGAAGTGAGAGGTTTCGACTTGTAGAGAGAAACTGAATTTGAGACATTCACCAATACGGTCTCTGCAAAAGAGAAATTGATCAGTGCAGTTCCAACAACCTGCTTTCCAGAGTTCGTCTCTCTCTGGATTCCATACAGACGAGTCTGATAAAGATTTCCACCTGAAGCGGCCATCGAGTTTGCAAATGCTAACGTTGGCGTTCCCACAAGAACAATCGTAAGAGCGGGATCTGGGGGAATACCCGATGCAGGAAAGGGAAGGCCGTTAGCATCCTGAAAGGAAAACCCACTCGGAAGTCCATCCCAGCCGTACTTGAACGTGTATGCATAGATCGACTGTGGCTGTATAGCTGTGAAGGTCACAGAAGGAACAGCATTGCTCACAGTCAGTCCCGACAGAGAACTGAAGCTCGGTGTGATACGTACAACCTGCGCATTGATCTTGATCGAAATGTTTGTTGTTACAATCTTTCCACTTGTGCTATTACTGCCAATGACTTGGTAGTTGCTCTGAGCTGCTTGCAGGAGTGGCGCACCTTGCAGATAAAATGAGTTGCATGAACCGCCAAAGGATAATCCAGTTGGAAGAGACGGAGAGCTTACAATGGTATCAATTGCGAGCGCTGTTAAAAAGGAGGGGTTGGATCCAAACGTATTGGTAACATTCTCATACTGATACAGTTGATAGTTCTGGTTTGCAGTTGGAGGGAAGAACCGTCCAGGACTTACAGAGGTCAGAATAGTTCGCGTTCCAATAATGGTTGTTCCATCTAACAAATCGATCTTCAATTCGAGAATGCCTGAATAACTGACTCCAAATGTTCCGGCAAATGTTACAGTTGATTTGTCTGCAGAGATCGTGCAGAACGATAACAGCTCGGCTGATGTATTTGTAAATTGAAGTGTGAGACCTACGCTGCCATCCGTCACAGTAAATACGTAGTTGAAAGGCTCATATTTGTAGAGAGCCAAACTATTTGTCGGAAGAAGCGGCGTTGAAACGATTGACGATTCATACGTGGTAATAACTGTGGAATTACTTACAAGAATCATGTTCCCGTTGAGCACTGCATCCATCTCAATATTCGTTACCCCGGCGGATGTCAGTCCCATTTCCGAAGAGAACGTAGATCCATCGTCCGAGATATAGGTCAGAAGGCTCGGAGACATCTTCGAAGTGTTCGAACTAGGAACCAGAAGAACACCTACAACCTCAGGAGGAATCGAATATGTATACGAAAAGGGCTGATACGTGAACAAACTAAGACTGCTTGGTATAGTAGTTGTCATCGATATGTTGCTGACGGCGATATTCGATGTTACATTCGATCCAATCACAGCTGAATTATATGTCTGAAGGATGTAGAGCTCGAGATTCGAGAACGTATTTTGAAATCCCCGTGTTGAAGAAACTGTTAAAATAGTAGTTCCTTGACCGGACACAAAAGGAAGAATCTCTGGACTTGTGAGACTACTCAGAGACAAATATGGGTAGGTCGGCGGAACATCCATTCCGACGTTTGGCGCAGAGATGGTGAAGCCATATGGTATAGCACTATTGCCAGCGGGAGTTATATTCTGCATTTTAAACTGCATGGTTGTTACGCCTGTGATGGTTGTTGATACAGGAACATCTGCTTGTGATGGTCGCTTCAGAACTATATCAACGTTGGAGTTATTCCATGTATATTTGAGGGTAGAGTTTGATGTATACGTATATGTTGTGCCACCAATCGTAACAAGCCAACTATATATTCCGCCACTAAAAGTAGCTACTGGAGCGACACCGCTAATAAACATAGTTCCAGACTGTATTCCAGTTGAAGGATAGGGTAATTGAAATTCAAATACAGAGTTGTTTGATATAAAGGGTGTTCGGTATTCGGATCCTGTTACACTAGTCATAGGCTGATAGTTGCCGTAAAAGTCTGGAGTGGCAGCAAAGAACGGAACTTGGATTGAATACGGGGACGTCGTTTGTATCACCACATCGGAACTATAAGAATATGTTGGATAAACAGATGGGTAATATGCAATTGCATTCGAAAACGTATAGCTGAACGGCGTTGCAATTTGAAAAGAAGTTGGAAACGCAGTTGGGGTTATTACAATCGGGGGACCAGCAACGTACACGGGTATAGAAGATCCTCCGCCGCCACCACCACTTCCACCGGTTCCTCCAGTACCTCCAGTGCCACCAGTGCCTCCAGTGCCACCAGTACCAGATGGCATTGCTTATCTACTTGCTAGATTTAGGTAGCGCCGCTTTAACTACCTTCTTCTTCGGTTTGGGTTTTTCCGCAGGCGGTTCCTTGGGCTTTGGTGGCTCATCAGTCACGGGCAGCACGGGATGTGTAATCTCCGTATACGCTTGAGAAGCCATCTCCATCGATAGGTCCCGGTAGACCATATCCAGTTTGAGCTTCACGAGGCTGGAGTTGGCGTCCATACTCTTCCATGCGAACATTTCGCGTTGCTGACAACCACGGAATAGGCTCAAACGGTATAGTCTTTTTCTCTGATTCTTCTTGTGCGGTGGAGTGATATTGGATATAGAGAAACAATCCAAATCCACCTACGACGAGTGCAAGCATCACGATGTTCATCATCCATGAAGATGCTTGGACGAGTTCATTTTTACGTTCAATTAAATTGCTTTCAATACGGCTTAAGTCGAACGAGTTGACGAGGCCGGTGCCGAGCATTGTTCTGTAGCAGGAGTCCATTGTGCGCCGAGAAACGACAGTGTCTCACGAGCCCATGGATTTGTTAGGCAGTTGCATACGCGGATTTTAGAAGGATATACAAATACGTATCGTTCTAGGTCATAAATTTGACGACGACTCCAGTTCTTTGTGCAAATGGTATGAATCCCCTCAGCGTAGCGGAGGAGGTTGTAGTCCATTAAGCAGCAGACTGGAGACTATGTGTATACGGGTTATTTTTGAAGGCGTCCAGCAGACCCGGCTGGTCATTGCGGTTCGTGTAGACATCCTGTTGCAGAGGCTCGACATAACGCTGCGATCCCATCTGTGCAGCAGAAGGCGCCTGGCCACCGAAGGTCATGAGAGGAGCCTCGAATCCACGGGTGTTGTTGTGCAGAGACTCGTCGCGGTGCGTCTGCACGTTGTAGGACTGCGGACCTGCCTGGACAGCCATGCCACCCACCGGTCCAGCGGGGGGTGCACGTCCCTCGACGGTGAGCTTCATGAACTCCTGGAAGGGCTCCGTGAAAGCACGGATGTAAGCCATGCCACCCGCAGCAGCCGTCGTAGCCGGATTGGCTTGGAGCATTGTCATGGACTCGCGGTTCTGGAGCTTCATCAACTGCTCCGGATACAGAGAGTTCGCAACCTGCTGACCAGCTGTCGTGTTGACGTGATCCAGCGAACCATCGGCACCCGTGAGCACCTGGAAGCGGTCGGGGCGGTTCTTCTTGACGGGAGCCTGCAGACCCATCTCGGTGATGAAGAACTTGCCCGGCGTCGGCTGCGAGGTGTAGGACACCTTCTCCTGACCGATAACACGGAGCTCGTCGGTCGTCTTGGGAAGGGCATACTCACGAGCAGCATCCTGATTGTAGCCACCCGACGGCAGATTGGTGTAGCCGTCATTGACACCAGGACCGACCTGGATCTGATCAATCGGGAAGGTATTCTTCATCGACAGCGAAGTCACCTGACGCTCCTGCTCCCACTCCGTCTCCACAGGCGTCTTCCAGGGGCGACCTGTTCCGGCTTCCGGCTTGAAGAATGCAGGTGCCTCCTCCTTGTGGTGGAAGGTGTGCTTTCCCTTGCCAGTGTAGAGATCGAGCACACCATCCGTCGCGCCAGAGTACATGGACTGAGTCTGCTTTCCACCAAAGAACGGCACCATGTTTCCATGTCCGGTCGGTGCTTGCAGAATGGTGACGACCTCTGTGGCCGACTCATCTTGAGGATTCACAAAGGTTTCCATGGGATCAATCTTGCGCTCGGGTTCCCCCTTTGCATTCATGACAGGCTGGGTAGAAAGGGCATAGCCAAGGGCGGCTAAGCCGACAAGCATGGCGACTTCCATTTGTGTATGACTCAAGACAAAATGGATCTAGGATTCACCAGGAAAGAGGAATGTATACAAGATGCCTGCTACTACTCGTTCTTCTAAGTCTATCGTGAGTGTGAAGCGTTCTGTTCCGCTTCCCTCCCGTAACAATGCAAAGTGGACCAAGACCGAGGAGCGTGACCTCATCCGCATGTGCCGACACACTGATCTGCGCCCTGATCAGATGGCTGATACTCTGAACCGCACGGAGGAGGCTGTTCGCTGGCGCCTTGCAAAGATTTATCATGAGCATCTGGATGGTCGGACGGACAAGGATGCGATTGCAGATGTGAGCAATTGGCTGCTTCCCAACTAATCCCACGTTCCAATTCGAGATGAATTCGCAAGCCTCGATTGTTGATTCGTAGGAAACGGTGCAATCGCATGCGACTGGGGCTTGAACAATAACCAATGAAAGGCATGACTAGTTTCCTTCCCTGCTTTTTCTACTGACACCTCTGTAGGTGTCTTCATTTTTTCCTTGTTGAACTTTGGTGTAGGAACAATCGTAGCAGAGAGTCTCGGATCCATTAAAATATGACGTCAAAATAATGTTGTGGTTCCTGCTCGGGGTAATCGCAGTCCTGTTTGCGTATTCTTTCTTTACTCGCGAACATTTCCTCTCAGCCTTCGGATACGAAATCTTGAATATTTCTGTCTTTGGCGATGAGACATGCAAACCCGGCGAGGAGATGGATGCTGGTCTGTGCTATCCTAAATGCAAGCCCTCGTATCACGGAGTAGGACCTGTTTGCTGGGCAGATACGACGAATATCGGTATTGGCACGGTAATTGGACTTGAACCGTGTCCCGATGGCTGGTTCACAGAGGGCCTGATTTGTAGAGAACCGATTACGGGTGGTGGCTGCAATACACACTGCGATGGAAATTGGAGTTGGAGTGATGGTGGATTTTGCCACACGCACTGCGATCCCATTGTTGGAGGTCGTCTGAAGGGTCGTCTTGATAATGGTGGTGTCTGTCCTGGCCCACAGGGAGGTGACAAGCCTGATCGTGTAGATGGAATGTGTTATGGAAAATGCCCCGAAGACAAGCCAAAGCACTTGCCTGGAATGCCGTATCTTTGCTATGTTGGAGGTGATTTGTCCTATGGTCGTGGCGTTGGAAAGGTTCCGAACATGGTTCGTGTTGCAGGGAAGTATGCGTTTTTAGGTGGAACGGATTAAATAGGAACTATGTTCGGATCAAACCAACCATTCTCTCCGATATGAACTGTCTTGCTCGATCCAGGTCCAAGGGTATAGTTGATGTCACATGACTTTCCTACTCCGGGTGCAGGATCTCCAAACATGTTGTTGTTGCAACCAAACCCATTCTTCGATGCAAGAGAACTCTGGACCGTACCCGTTATGTCTCTCGTACGTCCAGGAACACCATACCAAGCGCCCAGGACAGAAGGAGAGAGCACCCCAGGAGGTCCCTGATCACCCTTCGCACCAGGGGCACCAGGCGTTCCGGGAGCACCCTGCAGACCACCAGGCCCGGCGATACCCTGTAGTCCTCTGGGACCATCAACACCAGGAGCACCCTGAATGCCCTGATCGCCCTTTGCACCAGGGTCTCCCTTATCACCCTTGTCTCCCTTCGGACCCACAACACCTACAGTAGATCCAGCTGTTCCGGGAACTCCCTGTGCACCTGTATCTCCCTTCTCTCCCTTGTCACCCTTGTCACCCTTGATACCCTGTGCTCCAGCGGGTCCTACACCACCGATCGGTCCAGCGGGACCAGGCGATCCAGGAGGACCCAGCGGTCCAGCGGGTCCTGCAGGTCCAGCGGGCCCAATAGGTCCAGCGACCGTGCTATTTGCTCCCATCGGTCCAGCGGGTCCAGGCGGCCCCTGATCTCCACGAAGACCATAAGGCGCTGCACCTGCAGCGGAGGTTGTTGTGGGGGCCTCAATCACCGTCTTATCTCCATCGGTAAAGTGTTCTACAACACCACTTTGCTGGAACTGGGATCCGTACGATGCAGCTTGACCAACAGCGGCCGCAGTCTGTCCTGCAACGGTCGAATCATAACCAGACCACTCTGTCCGCGAATAGGGAACAAGGCTCATAGTGCTCAGCATATTTCTGAACTTCGCAACTGCAGCACGGAAAGCATTGGGGTCCGTTCCAGGAGGAGGCAGCGGCAGATCAGCCTTGCCCTTCGGCTTGAATCCATAGCAGTTCACTCCGAACTTGGTATTCGGATCGAAGTAACCGCCGTTCACTCCCGGGCGACCACATGCAGTACGTTTCACCGTATCCGGTTCACCTTGGAGCGTCTGCCACGTTGCCTTCTGTGTCGGGTAAAGGGCGAATCCTCCTGCAGACCAGCCATAGCCGCACCACTCAGCGCCGTGGTTGTAGGCATCAATGATCTGCTCGAGGGTAGCAAGCTCAGCACCGTAGGCGGCGCATACTGCAGGTGCGTCGGCATAGGTAAATTGCGAGTCATCAATGTGGAAGACCTCGCTGCCGACATTCGGGCCACTGGGCGTTGTGGTAGCCGGTGCGGGTGCGGGCGGTGTGACTGTAGGTGTGGCTGTCAGTGTTGCAGATGTGAATGTCGTCGGATCGATGAATCCGTAGTACCAGAGCACAATCAGAATTAAGACAATCACCAGCCACACTGCGAGAACTGCAATAACCGATCCAGTGGAAAAAAGGACGAACAGGGTAAGGATTCCTACGAATCCGGCGGCAATTGCCAGGACTACTTCTATAGTTGCCATCTCTTATTACTAGTTGAGGCGATAATACATTAGCAACCGCATCGTATCTGCGACAGGAAACTGCTGGGGTCCATGGCGAGTAACATGGTCGTCGTTATAGCAAACCCATGTCTTTCCAGGCGGCATGTCACGACCATATGTCCACCAATGTCCACCATCGTAGCAGACGACAGCAAACAGGGCATAGTCAATCTTGTTCAGAGTGAGAATACTCGAATACGTAACTGTAGATCTCAGCGATGTAACATGAAACGTGAGGATCTGAGGAAATGCCGCAAGAAGGAACTGCTTTGAACAGCCCTTTCCCTTGCACTCCTCGCAAGCCCAATCAGCTACCTTGTAGGGCTGAGCGGCGCTTACGATTGCATCCACGACCGACTCCTTCGGCTTGGACGGGACAATCGGAAACTCAATCATCGAATCTCGCTTTCCTGCTACGTATTTGCAGTTGTCACATTTGACGCGATTTTCGACCTTGAAGCGAAAGAGCTTGTCCAGAAACGGCACCTTGTCGCAAAGGTACTCGAGGAGCTCATGCGAATCACCGATGTTTTCGCCAGCGGGCATCAGTGTAGTATGTACACACGTGTAGAAGTCCTTGAGTCCCATAGCACCATCTGAAGACCAGATTGTGTGGAGACAGACTTCTACAGGGTTGTTTGTATCGTGCTTTTCATCGTGAAAGCGCTGTTGAAGATCGGGAATTCGAAAGATAGCCTGAAGAGCCGCATTCACCCAGCAAGATCCACGCTGGTTACGGAGGCCAAAGGACTTCATTGTTACTGTGAAAGACTCCATGTTTAGTGGAAGAACGCCGAGAAATCAGATAAGTAGGGAATTGGTTCCGTTTTAGATGAGCCAATACTCGTGCTAAATTCTTGGTAAGGATTCGGGATAAGATCTTGATCACCGGGCGTCTTTGAAGAACCGCTTGTTGTTCCAGCACCGCCAGCAGGAGTTCTCGATGATCCAAAGAACTGGTTCTCCGGTTCCGACCCAGTGCTCGATCCACCAGGCAGCGCGCCCGATGTTACAAGGCTTCTGTGCTGCGATACGCTTGCGATACCAGCTCCCTCAATCATCGTGGACTCCTTCGGTTTCGGGCCAAGGAGCGTAGGGTAATCACGCTTTCCGTTGCCAAGACTATCTCCAGCATTGTCACCAAGTCCCATGAATGCAGGTCCCCAGATATTACCCTTCGATGGGCCACTGCCTCCTGTCAGTGGAGATCCACCTAATCCACCCGAATTGGGTGCAGGAATCAGAGACGATCCGCCCGTCGAGTTCCCTGCACCTTGGCCACTGACCTTAGCCTTGCACTCTGCAGAGACATCCGACCATTGCTTCGTTGCTACTTCATCCTTGCACTTGTCGCCTGTGGACGTCGGTGGAGGTGGCGGTGGTGTCGAAAGAATCTTCTTACATGTATTATCGACTGTTCTATAACCAGAAGGGCATGTAGCCTTCACATATGGAACGCAGAATGAATCAAACAGAGCAGTGCCAACACTACATACTGTATCCGTCGATCCAGCCTCCTGTCCATTTTGTAAAATGATACACCGTCCATCTCTGGGTTGGGTTCCGTCGGCACAACCGGGTGGCGTTTTAGGATCGGTTCCTTTGCACCATCCGTCTGGTTGGAGTGTTGTGCCGCTCGGGCACTTCGGAGTAGGGGTAGAACTTGCAGATGCTGGTGCCGCTGGCTGGGATGATCCAGAACCCTGACCGAGCTCTGCAAGAGTAGCTGCGTATCCAGACGAGGCTGCATATCCACTTGAAGCCTTCTGCTTGTCAGTCAGAGCCACGTTTGCTGCACCGGCAGTTTGGTCAACAAAGTAGGACTTCAGAAGCTTCTTGATCTCAGCATTATCTTGTCCAAGGAGGAGCCCAGATGTTCCGTGTGATGTCAGGAAGTCATCTACATCAGCTTCCTTAAGAGGAGCCGTTGCAGGCTGGTAAACAGTTGTATGGAAATCTCCCATGATATCCGAGATTTTTCCATCTACAAGCTTCCGTTGTCCATCGAGAGTGTTCTTATCGGGCTTTCCCTGACCTGAATGCGATGCCTCGTATGAGGTTTGGAGCTTCGAGATAAGAGACTCGCTCATCATACTTGTAATGATCGGGTAATCAGAGTCACTATACGGAGGACCTTTCAGTGTTGCTGTGTCCTGGAAACTCTCCCGCGCGGTCCACATGAAGAGAATGGCTATAGCGGCAACAAAAAGCAGAGTCCAAACCCACTTCTTCATTACATTCCTACAAGACGTTTTCTTCGCATCCAGGTGTCCGGGTTTCGCTGCAGACATCGTAGAAGAGTGCGCCTGTTTTTCCAACTGTCGAGTAATTGGCTTCTCCTAGTCTACGTGGCTTTGCCTGTTGGACAAGTGGCGCATAATATCCTTCGGGAAGTGGTCCTCCTCGGCGTGTATCTGCAGGTTCGTAGACATCCTCATCGCGCGTATAAACTTCATCACGACCATCCTCCGGTTCGAGTTCCTTACCTGGTGTGAACTTGATCTGTTCCTTCTCTCGCTGTGCAGCGCTCTGCGATGATTGGATATGGAACCCATCTGCAAGAATCAGGCGAAGAGCATTCGTATCGATCGGTACACCTTTCACATCAGGTCCAGCAAGAAACTTTTCAATATCATCTGTCGTCGGTTTAACTGTTGCAGGATTGTACACCTTATCGTAGAATGCCTGTATTACTTTTATGTAATCGTCATCGTTGGCACCGATCGGAACCTGTGCGTCAATCTTGCTTTTCCATACGGCATAGATAGGTGATGTTGAATCAGAAGGAGGACGTTGGACTGCAGTAGCGACACCTACCTTACCACCCGATTGAAACTCGGTGTCGACAAACTTCTCTCGCAGAGTCCAGAACACAAGACCCACGAACAAAGCGAGTGCTATCCACTCTATCATTATTACTGGACAACACAAAACCAAGACTCCTCCTTGGGCGGTGCGGCAGGGGGGAGAATCATGGGCTTGTTTGGACGGGCACTGCGATCATCGGAAGCATAGTCCAGCTTGTAATCTCCGGCAGCAATCGCCTTGTCCGATGATTCAATTCCCTGCCAGGTATCCTGCATTGCGTCGTACTTTGCTTGCGTTGCAGGATCACGGGGCGAGAACTCCTTGAATCCCGTCGCAGGCGTATGGACCGCAAGAGCGTGATTGTAATCTGCATACATCGGAAGTGTTGTTGCAGCAACAGGCTTGACAAGCGGGGTCGTTCTCAGATCCGCGAGGGAGGTCATTTTCTAGTTCTCTATATAAATGCCCACAACAGTTCTCCGTGGCGGCAACAAGAAAGAGGAAGCGAAGAAGCTTCTTGAGACACGTCCTCTTCTTGTGTTGTTTTTTATGGATGGCTGCCCGCACTGCGACGCAAACAAGCCTGCGTGGGATGAGGCAAAGAAGGAGGCTGAGAAGAGCGGTATTAAGACAGCGGAGATTGAGGCCTCTGCGACTCCCGAGGAGGAGGCAACGGGCTTCCCAACGATGAAGTACAAGAGTGAAGAGGGCACGACGGAGACTTCAGGTGAGAAGGAGTCAGGCAAGGAGATTCTGGAGGATCTGAAAGTACCGAAGAAGTTAGCGGGTGGCAGAAGACGTCGCCTGCGTTCCCGTCGGCACATCAATAGACGGGGTGGACGGCATACCCGCCACCGTACCCTTCGCAGCTACGTAACCTTCTGAGAGGAGCTTATCGGTGCGCTGTCCCTTACCGAGAAACTTAAGCAGGCCACCGTGATCGTCCGTCACGACCGTGTGGAAATTGCGCTGAGCCTGAACCATCTGAAACACATCCGACGTGTCCATGTAGATATTGGACGTCTTTGCAAAAGCAGCATTCACTTCATCACGAACATCCTTCCGAGTCACATCTGCAGCCGGAGGCAGCTGCGGATTATCCAGAATATCAGTCAGATGAGGATTCATGAACGGATTATCATCTGAAGGGTGCGTCTCCATATCACCCTTGTAGTTCGAAACAACAAGTCCATTGCCGAATCCCTCCACGATCTTCTTTGCGCGAGGGAACATCGAGTTCAGAGCTATTGTTACACCCATCACGAGAGGAATAATCAGCAGGTATGCAGGGCGCATGCTCGACAGAAAGAGGAGCGAGGCGAGATAGACGGAAAAGCGGACAACAGCATTCAGCGCAGTCGATACGGGCATATCTGCTGTGGGAACAAACTTGAACCATGTAGCCTGTGAAAACAATACAGACGGCTCAGAATACCAGAACGGTTCTGCAGACATCTCTCTTATCTTCACTTGCGAGACTTTTCACCAAGCTTCCTCTGTAGCCGAGCCAACATACGAGCACGACGAGCGTCCGGGGAGTTGGAGAGAATCTCGCGCGACGTATTTCCAGTTGCAGGCTGCTCACGTTGTCCGACAACCATCTCATTCATGTACTTGCCAAAGGTAGACGTCATCTTTGCACGGAGCATCTCAATCTCACGGATGAGCTCCTGCTGGTTGATCTTACCTGTCTCCACGCGATCGCGAAGAACCTCCTGCGCACGGCTCATGATCTCCTTCAAGGCATCGCTATCCTGCGGGTTCTGCATGAGGCGAATCAGCTCATCGGGATCCTCCAGGTTGATATCCAGGTCCTCGAACTTGATCGACTGCACCAGATCACCGACGATGGAGGCAAGGCGCGTGTTCATCACAAGGTCCAGAATCTCCTTCAGTGAATCCTGCGTCTCCTCGTTCTCCAGCAGAGCCATCACCTCATCTTGCCGTCCGCCAGGAAGAGCGCCCTTGATCTGCTCAAAGATGGCGCCAAACTTCTCCTTGGGGTTGCCGTTCAGCACAGCATACAGCAGAGCCATACGGAGCTTGTTCCACGCCTCGTCCTTGCCATCCCACTTAACCGTGATGCCGGGGAACAGCTCGGGCGCCATGTCCACATCGGTGAACAGCGTGTTGTCTTTCTTCACAATCTTCATCAGATGGGGAAGGAGTTCCTTCTCAATGTGAGCGAAAAGTTCATCAGAGGCCTTCGGAAACTTCGTCTCAGGCATCCGATCCTTGAAATACTGAATGAGGTTCCGAAGGTGCTCCATTTATATGTGTAAGAGAGGAGTCTTGTAAATGTTATAACTCAGGACCAAGATTCTCACCAACTAGGTGATAGAATACTGCAAGAAGGGCTCCAACCACAAACATCAGAAAAGCGGGATCGACGTGTGGATGATCTATCTCGTCAAGATCGAGGATCATTTGTTTTAAGCAGCGCGATTTCCACCACGCGTTCCAAACTCATGCTTCTGCTCAGACGTCAGGCACACGCATCCCAGATCGCCCGAGAAAGGCGAAGGGCAGCAGTCGGCACTCTGCTTGTTGTTTGCAAAGGCGTAGAGCGGCGCATCATCCGTCTGATCATACGAGTGCATTGGGGTCGGAAGCGGCTCGGTTCCGAGAAGAGGGGACGATCCAGAGTAGCCCGAAACAGGTCCCGTCTCAACAGGCATACCCTTCTCTTGCTGCATGAACTTCTCCTTCACGGCAGGGGAGGCTGCAAACAGAGTGGAATTCACGAACAGTCCGGCAAGGAGGGCGGCAACGAAAAACGCAAGAAGGGCTGTGGTTCTCTTCATACTTGTGTTTGTGGCGAGAAAAAGCTTGAAGGTGCCGTCCAAAATGGATCCAGTAAGACCAAGAAAGTGGAAGATACCTGTTACTATGGATCCCGACTACCAAAAGATGTATCTCTCCGACCTGAAGCTCATTGCAAAGACTCGCCGCATCAAGATGTACTATGTCAAGACTAAGGAGGAGCTGATTGCCCTGCTAAGTATGCCAGAGTTGCCCGAGGCAATGCGGGTGGAGAAGATGACGATTCATCAACTACGTGCCGAGGCAAAGAAGCGAAACATCACAGGGTTCTGGGGTCTTCGCCGAGGAGCACTTGTCGACCTGCTATTTCCGAAGACCAATGATATCGACAAGACTGCCACGGACAAGAATGAGGAGAATGAGAGCGAGGCAGATGAACATCATCAGCCAGAGGAGCATGACCCCAAAGATGTAAGGGTAGAGGATACTTAAAATACGCGAAATCAATGGCCTTAGAATCTGAGTTTCAATGGACGCCTGCAGGTCGGGGGACTTTAATTTTTCAATGACGTCTTGAATGAGTGGGTCCAAAAACTTCGTCATCCCGAAATTTGTCTTTCCGTCAGTATAAACATAGAATGAAGCTCACGCAACCGAAACTCATCCGTCTTGGCATGGTGCTTGCTGGTGTTGTCGTCCTGTACACGCTTTTTACTTCGTATGCCGGCGGCAAGGGTTCCCTGCTCGACCGCGCCGAGGAGCTCGGTGGCACGGGCCCCACTGCCCCTGTGTCGGAGTCTGGCCCCACGATGGGCCTGCCGTTCAGCATGGGTGGTAACGCCGCTTCGGCCGAGGGCCTGCAGGGACGCACGCCGGCCTCCCAGCAGACCTACCAGGAGACGACGCTGGACTCTTCTGAGCTCCTGCCGAAGGGCAAGATCGGTGCCTCGTGGGCCGCCGTGAACCCCGCCAGCGGTGAGGACCTGAAGGGACAGAACTTCCTCCAGGCGGGCTACCACTCGAACATCAACGTGATCGGTATCGCCCAGACGAACAGGAACCCGACCTACGACATCCGCTCGGAGCAGCCGAACCCGCAGGGCAAGGTTGGCCCGTTCCTGAACACGACCATTGACCCGGACCCTTTCAAGGCCTCGCGCGGCCTGGAGGGACTCAGTGCTTAAACGGATTCTTCTGTTTGCACGCAGGACAGATCTCAAACTGAGGCGCGCGATCCGGTTGGACCGTCACACTTTTAACGAAGTGAATCTTGTTTGTCTCTGACCATCCATACTCCTTCGCAATCTTCAAGGCTTTCACAGGGTTGGCTGTTTCTGCAAGAAAGTGTTCATAGATATCGCCGCCGTCAAGATCCTCGCCGCAATTGGAGCAATGGTAGTCCATACTTGATTTATTCGTTTACGTGTAATAGAGTAAGGATGTTACCCGCAGCTGCCGTTGGTCTGACTGCTGTCGTTGCCCTCTCCTACTTTGCGGGTCCCCGTAATACTACACCGATGACTGGACCCGATGGCAAAACATATGAGATGCAGAATCTCCCCGATAAAGAGGAAGCTGTGAACAGAATGGCAAAGATCTGCGCAAATCTAGAGAAATTGAAGAAGAGCTATGCAAGTGAGCCTGCACTGACAGCTGATCCTCCCGTTGCTCGTTTCCTTGCTCGTTTTCAACCCGACTGCTTTGTAGAGAATGATATGCACTCGAGCGACACGTCCTATTCGGAGAACAAGGGCCAGAAGATCGTGGTCTGTCTGCGCGACAAGACAAAGGCTCCGAACTATCCACTCATCGATGAAAACACAGTGATGTTTGTGATGCTGCACGAAATGGCACACTTGATGACAGATACAATTGGACACACGCAAGAGTTCTGGGGAAACTTCAAGCGTATTCTCCACGATGCCGTGAAGCTTGGAATCTACACATCTGTCAACTATGCACAGAAGCCTACCCCGTATTGCGGAATGACAATCACGGACTCCCCTATCTAAAATAAAACGATCCACACTATAATGGAGGTCCCGCTCGTGGGCTCATCAACAATTCTGTCGTTCTTTGCGGATGACACAATTGAGACCGTTCGGCAGCACGTTGCCGTCGCAAGAAACACACATCCCGATCGCCTTTTCATTCAGGTCCAAGTAGAGCTGCCCGAAGAGTATTATTCATCCAACCCGAAGCGGTGGATGGATCTGTTCTTCCGTCTCTCGCATGGAAAGCCGATGATCCGCAGGGATTCTCTGGATGCCTATGTATCTCAGATCCGCACGGGAACAGGTGTCACTCCCCGCGATGTAAGTCGTGAAGACTGGCAGAATGTCGCTGACTTTCTTGAGCCGATTTTTAAGCCCAAGTCATCCTTTAAGGAATGGCGCATTCTCGGTGTGCCTGAAGACAAGTCGATGGTTCTCCCGATTCCCCCCGTTGATATTCTGATGCCAGAGACCTATCGTCCCGTTCCTCTCCGTCAGCTGTTATTTGACAGCCTGCACAAGGAGGAAGTTCATGGAATCATGGCAGAGGAGTTGGACCCCGAGGCGAGCGACGCAATCAAGCAGATGTACTTCCCCTTCTTTCAGTCAAGTACACCGCCGAACATTGAGACCCTGCGAGTTCCGCTGAAGACAGCTCACGATCAACTTGCAGCTCTCTTGAAGCTGAAGGCACCCAAGCCGACCAACACTGCAATCCTTCGTGCAAAGTGGTATATCCCTTTGATCTCTACAAAGTTCACAGCGCCGCGAACTCGGTTTGAGCAGATCTTTTATGGACTGACAGTATCTGCAACAACACCCGTCGTGAGCTACTTCACATCAAAGGTAGAAACTACACGACACAAGTTTTTTGTAGATGATCCCAAAGCAAAGGTCCCGCACATCGATGTATCGACATGGAAGGCCTGGACATCTACTACGCAGCCTCAGCGCCGTCTCCCAACTCTTCTGCTCTATCGGGGTAAGTCTCGTGTTTCCTTTGACCGCATTGCGATCACAAACAAGGATATCACAGTCTCTACCTGGAGAAGCAAGAACTCGAAGGAGACATTAGAAGACCTTCAAGAGAGTACGCTTGAGTGGCTGAGATCGCTCGATGCAGTCACGCCGTTTCTTGTTGAGACAGATATTGATTCTTCTCGGTGGGTCCTGAACGATCTGTCAGTCATCACGTCCTATGCAAAGGAGATCACTGAGTTTGACATGCGTCGGTTTGGCTGCCTTCAGTCGATCTTCAGTTTCCAAGATGATAAATTCCGCCTTCTGCGTGCTGACCGGGAAGTTGATGTTTCGCCCGAAGTTCTTCGTGCATATGTGATCTTGCAGGCTGGTGAAAATACCCTTGAAGCAGAGATGGGTGTATCACCTGCAGAAGCAGTCGCTCTTACGGAGAAAGTGAAGGAGCTTGAAGGAGATGAGAACTTCAACTTTGAAAAGGCTACAAGTGGATATCCAGTCATCTCCTTTTCATCGAAGGATGTGATGATCAAGTTTGTCACCAATCTGAGCAGAGTCGTGGAGTATGCAGACATGCTCCGTTACGTACTGACATCGGACAAGGCAGAAGTTAATGAGATATGCCCTCGTGGAATGGAGACAGTGGAAGCGGTTGCTGGAGTTGCGCCTTCTACTGTACAGGTTGAAGATGAGTTTGATATGAGCGAGTTTGCAGATGATATCGAAGAGGCAGCAGCAGCAGCTCCTACTGAACCAGGTATGCCTGTTGCTCAGCCGACTGTTTCAAGAATGATGAAGGTCAAAAAGGGTGGTCCGCTCGGAACTCACAACTACTTCAATGCACGCATCATGCAGATTGATCCCACACTCATCGACAGCGACTATTCAAAGAAATGCGAGAAGCTGACACAAGTGGTTATTCTTACACCGGAAGATCAGGCTACTATTCCTGAACAATACAACTACTCGAATGCACCTGCAAACGAAAAGATGACTGTCGACAAGGGTATTGCAATCTGTCCTCAGTATTGGTGCATGAAGGACGAGATTCCCCTGTCAGCAGATCAGCTTGTAGTAGATGATGAAGGTCAGCACTGTCCCGTTTGCAACGGCAAGGTCCGTATCACTGAGAAGGAAGATGCGCGCGAGTTCACAGTGATCAAGCGGAAGAGCGAATACAAGTACCCTGACTTCAAAGATCCATCAGAAAAGACCGCAAGCAAAAAGAAGGTCCCATGCTGCTACAGAAAGCCGGCTGCTGCTGCAGAGGTTCTTGCACCGAAGATTCCGATGGACGACTACTACGTTCTAACATCTGGAACCATTCCTTCTCTTCGTATCGCTTACATTCCTGAAGCACTTTCCAAGCGCTTATCTGTGAAGACGAACTATGCAAAGACATGTCCGAAGAACCGTATCGAAGCATCTGCATCTGATATGTTCCGCGTCGGTCTTGGTCTTCCTCGCGAAAGCTTACCTACATTGCTGAATGATACCCGCCATATCCCCACACCTGCAAATGCAAGAGATCAGATTATTCAGTGCTCCTTCTTTCGCACATGGAAGGATATCGGTGAAGGGAAAACACAGATCGAGAGAATCACAGATGGAATTGACAAGGCATATCGAGCTAAGACTCTGTCTGCGATGGATGAGATTGAATATGTAGCTCTCATTCTGGATTGCCGTGTTATGCGCATCAACACGGTTTCAAATACAATGTCATGTGGTTTTTGGGCTGACAAGACAAGTGCTCGTTCGAGAACAATTGCCTTGCTTGACACTGATATTCTGAGCAGGGTCACACGTCGCAAGGGGAACGTTGGATCAAAGTTCGACTACATCGTAGATGTCAATAAATTTGAAGATGTCAGCAAGAGTGCCTTACAGAGTCTTCACACACAAGCCTGTTCGAGCTCTGTTCCTAGCTTTGACAATGCAGTTGCAGAGTTGATGCGAAAGAACATGTCATCTTACCAGGTGATTCTGGATCCATTCGAACGTGTACAAGCGGTCTTTGTTCCGCAAGAGGTTGTTTTGCCTGTCCAGCCCATTAACATGGAAGTCCCTGCAGGTGTTCCTGTTCGATCGGGATATGCAGATATACAAGATGAGGAACTTCCGACGAGCAAGACGTTAGCCGACTTCCTTGCAGACACAGCCCATTCTGGATTCAAGAAGACTGGAGTTCTGTACTCTGCAGATGGATTCTACAGTGAGTTCATGCTTGAGTCTGGATTTCGCGCACTGTTCCGCCCCGAGGAGTCAGATGACGACGACACTGCAAAGGAGGTCATGAAGACAATCCGCGAACCACATTCAGAAGAAGAGCTTGTGAATGGAGAGCCAAACAAAGAGGACATGCGCATTGCAAGTGAGATCTCGTATTCGTCCGAGGTATTTGAGTTCTTGCTGTTCTCCTTGTCAAAGGATATTCAAGAAGCAGACCACGAGGCACTTCGCAACGAAATCAAAAACCCAGGTCCTAATTTGAAGAAGGTTCTCACGACATGGCTCGAAGAGGAAGCGTATTGGGACCCTGTGAATGATCCAGTCGAGTTCGTGAACAAGGTTCGGACACCTTGCGGACAGATGGAGAAGGATACTTGCAAGGCGTCAACGCTTTGCGGCTGGCACAAGAACACATGCAAGATCAAGGTAAAGCCAGTTGTCGATCAGACGCAGGTTCTTAACCGTCTTGCAAAGACTCTGAAGGACAATTCAAAGCAAAGAGCTCTTGTTCTCGATGGCCGTCTTTCGCCTTTCTTCAGCACGATCCTCTACCTCGAGATGCCTCATGAACTCATCACAACAAATCCCTAAATACAAAACATCAACCGAAACCAAAAAAATACCTTTACAACCCGGAGTTCCGGACTGTAAAGGTGTTGGTGTTGGTGTGCGTTCAACGGGAATCGGACCCGTGTCGAAGGTATGGAAAACCCTTATTCTACCACTGAACTATGAACGCTGCGGTACGGCTCGGGTTTGAACCGAGGGCCTTGGAGTTAACAGCTCCACGCTCTACCACTGAGCTACAGTACCAAATGAGTGTGTCCTTTGATGGAATCGAACCACCGACTCGTTGTGAGTAAAACAACTGCTCTACCCCTGAGCTAAAAAGACGAGTTTGCTCCATAGTGGAATTGAACCACTGACCTACTGCTGGTTCCGACGTACAAAGCAGGTGCTCTACCTCTGAGCTAAAGAAGCTAGTGACGACGGCGAGTTTTACGATTTTTAGACTTTCTGCGACTCTTGCGACCACCCTTCGCATTCCGCATCTTCTTCAGGAACCCAATCTGCATCTCTTCGGCTTCCTGTTGTTTTTTCATTTCTTCCTTGTCCGCCTCTGTAGGGCTACCGATCACTTCTGCGTGCGAATACGCAGATCCAGGCTCCTCTCTTTTGATTTGTTCAGGCGGAGTCATGTATCCCTTTGCGGGCCGATTCAGCAGTTCTCTGAATCGCTTGGGCATTGTTCCTTGCCGAGATTTAAGCCTTCGGGGCCGACTTGATGAAGTGGACCTTGAGGAACGACTGCAGGTTCAGGTAGGTCACCTCATCCTTGTCACCGACGCGGAGGAGCTTGGCGAGCGCGGCGTTCGGCAGGATGCGACGCTTGAACGACGGGTCGAAGCACGAGTGCGTCTTCACGTACTCGCTGATGAACTTCGTCACCTGCGTCTGCGAGCGCGTCTCGCCCGACTTGAGGCCCATGAAGTGGCACAGCTCGTCCGTCAGCGGGCGCTGGACCAGAAAGGCGTTGTTGGCGCGACGCTTCTCCCAGGCGGCGCGCTGCTCGGCCGTCATCGTGGCCGGGTCAACCTTCTTCTTCTTCTTGGAGTCGCGGGCCTCGCGCTTGGCCGACTTGGCGGCCTCCTGGACGGCACGGACCGCATCGCGGACGCGCGTCGAGAGATCCGTGCTGAGCGCCTTGAGCGTCTCAGCGAGGGCGGCGAGCTGCACCTCCGAGGCAACCGCCGGGGCAGCGGCCGACGGCTCGGCAGTCGGGGCAGCGACAGTCGGCACCGTCGCCTCAGCCTTCGCGGGCGTGGCGCTCTTGGCAGCCTTCGCCTTGGGCTCAGCCTTCACCTTCGGCTCAGCGGCAGCCTTGGCAACCTTCGGGGCAGCGACCGGGGTGGCAACAACGGGGGCAGGGGCGGCGGCGGTCTTCGGGGCGACATCGGACTTCTTGGCAGGCATCTTGTTTGACTTAGAAACAGAAGAAGAGGACGACATCTTTAACGCACTGGTATACTCTTACCACCGGCGGTCATCTAAACCCTTTTCTTTTCCACAAACGGGGGAGGGGTCCTTTTTGAATAAATCAACATTCGTGCCTTGGCGCCGAGGTAGTATTGTTTGTAAGCTACGACGGGGTCAGGGTCCTTGAACTCATCTGGCATGGCCATTCGGAAGGGAGTCATTGCAATTGCGGGTAGCGGAGGGAAGTTGTCAGAGAGCCAATTGATATGCGCCTCGGTCTTGTGTTGCTTGCCATATCGAAATGTATACTCCCTGCAAAGCCAGATGCCAAGATCTGACAGCCATCGATAGTTTTCCACCGACTCCCTGACCCAAATTGCGCAAGGATGGTTGGGGTGAGTCTTTTTGTAGGCACATGCAGGTAGATTGTCAGGGTCAAGTACCCAGTGAGAGCAGTAAAGTAGCTGAGCGGTTTCGAGGATCATCTTGACGACGTGTTTGTCACAATGGGCCTCCGCGGCTTCGCGGGGATCCGTTGAGAGAAGAAAGATATTCATAGCGTTCGTCTCTTACCTATTTAGATAAGAACGATTCCATTTTTAACACCTGTAGATAGCAGACATAACTGAAAAGATGATGACATACGGATCCTTGCAACGACCAACATAACGCATCAAGACGCGCAGAGAGTTGACAATGTAAGACGGGGAGTTTGCTCGAAGAAGTTCAGGTGAAAGCATGTAGTTGCACCAAGCTTTATAAGGTCCCTTTGTGTTTTCCACATCCTCCAACATGAAGCGCCACATTGCAACATGAGAGGATTTCGACAGGCGAAGAAACTGAGAAGGCGTGACATCTACGAACCCATTGTCAATAAAAGTTTGACACAAGAAGTTCCATCTAATTCGCATACGCTCATCGACCTCTGCAGGATCCTGTGGAATAGGATATCCATTGCGAATGCGATAGTGCCACATCTCCTTCAGACGCTTACGTGTCTCGGGTGTCAACGGTGTTCGAGTATAAGGATTGACTGGTTCAAATGATTTCAAAGACCATACCCAAATTGTAGCAAAATCAAACCACCAAACCTTACCGTTTTCATTGAAGGCAAAATAGCTGAGTGGATGCTGCTTTGTTGCTTCTTCGCATGTCAGTAGGTCATCGTCATTCGCAAGGTCCTTTCTATTCAAGACCCCAGGACCCGCAAGACGGAGATGTTGACGAAGAATCCACCCACGAGCAATCGCTTGACATTTTACAACTCGTAGATCGACAAGCTGCACATCCTTCCATATCTGAGCGCTCTTTGCTCTTGCATGGGTTCCACAAAACGAATGTCCAAACACAGCATTCGCAGCACATTGATTCACCGATCCCTTCTTCTTTACGGCAGCACAGCGAACCATTCCTTATCCAATTGCAAGTATCTGAAAGTTGCGCAAATCCAGAAACGTGCGGACAAAATGGATCTACAGGCAAGCAGAGTAATAGATCACACAACCAGATCAAAATGTCCGTCAATGCCATCATCAACGCCTCCAACCTCGACATCAACAAGGTCAGCTTCGGTGATATCCGTGTGAGTAAGACGAACGGGTCCAAGAGCGTCCCGATCAAGTACAATGGACAGAATTTCCAGATGCGTATCCCCAAGCTGCAGTATCCTATGGGCGTCTCAATCAAGGAGACTGAGAATGGAACCAACTACACGATGCTCGCGAGCCTGCGCGGCTGCGACTCGTATGCGAAGGAGCGTGCACCTGCCGATGCTGGCGAGATCGGTCAGATGTACAACTTCCTGAAGGACCTGGAGGAGCGGGTCATCAAGACGGCGGTCGAGAAGTCGACGTCGTGGTTCGGTCGTGCTCGCAAGGAGGATGTCCTCCGTGACAGCATGAAGACGCTCGTGTCGCCGAGCGTTGAGAAGCAGGGTGCTGAGTGGGTGCCCAACGGTAAGTACCCCCCGAGCTTCCGTATGAAGGTGCCGGTCTACGACGGCAAGGTCAACATGGACGCTGTTGACATGGCGAACCGTCCGATCCCTCTGACGACGGACAACCTGGAGCAGGTGTTCCCGAAGCGTATGGAGGCTCGCTTCATCGTCAGCCCGAGCATCTATGTCTCGGGTCAGGGCTTTGGTGTCACGTGGCGCATCTCGTATGCTCAGGTGTCGGCCCAGCAGCGTGTCACGGCTGCTCAGGTGTTCGACGCCGAGGAGGATGCTGATGATGAGCCTGTCGCTAAGCCGTCGGTTGCTGAGCTTCTTGCGGCGATGAATGCTCCTGAGGAGGCTCCTGCTGAGGAGTCGGCATTTGAGGCTGAGGTTCCGACTGCTGCTCCAGTTGCGGCTCCTGCTCAGACACCTGCGAAGCCTGCACGTCGTCGTGCAGTCGGCGCGGCGATGTAAATCCGAGAAGTTCCCACACACGTGAATGAGTAGGAGGCTTGCACACATACAAGTCCTCATCAATGAATAAAATTTTTGCTTTCTCAGGATAGTCGAGTGGAGTTGTGATCGATCCACACTCCATCTTTTTCAGTGACTTCATATTGCAATCAGAACAGCTGTGTACTGTCGGTGTCTTGAGCAACATGTCAACTGTGATAATCCGCATGGGACCGTACAGACATCCGTTTAGGATCTGCTCAGGAGTCGTCCAATCCTCAAACAGAAAGCGCTCGACTGCGGTACGAGAAAGAACAGACCAGATGCTCTCCTCATTCGTCCAGCCCTCTTCCTGCAAGAGTGTAGCGAAGGGGTTGTTGTGAAACCAAAGAATACGGAAGTCAGCGTGATCTGCAAGAGAGTGCTCGACCAGACCCACACGCTCAAGATCCTCCGTATACAACCAATAAACATTTGCATGAGAGTAGTGTGTATCGCGGGAACCCCGGTAGACATCACGACCATCCATACTCCACAGATCAGAGACGACGTCTACGTCATGCTCCGAAATATCACGAGAAAGATCCCGATAGAGAACGCTCGGGTCAAGGACTGACTGCATTACTCAAAGGTTACAGCGATCTTTACGTCGTGGTGACGCACAGCCTTCGTTGCAGAACGGCTGAGCTCATGACGCTTGCGACGGCTTCCGTCCTCCGTTGTCTTTGGTTGAATCGTAGTAGAACAGGCCTCCATGTCTGCGTGGATTGCATCATAGTTCTCCTCGAGATACTTGAGCACATCATCCTGCAGAGCCCACTCGAAGAAGTTGAGCTGACCGACCGTCGTATCCAGTCCCATAAACTGAATGCGCTTCCAACGACAGAACGGGTCAAACATCTTTTTGCTATACGCCTTCAGATGCGACTTGTAGGCAAGATAGACAATGACGTGACGGGTGCCGACCAGGTAGGCGACATTATGCTTCTTTGCGTAGTTGGTCACAAGCCAGTCCAGCAGACGCAGACTGACCTTGGACTCTCCGGCAAGAATACACTGAACCTTCTTGAAATTATCCTCATTTGAGTAGAAGCCTTGGAGGCGGTGAAGAACCCAGTGATCGCGGTTTTGGATGACCTCCATTTGTACTAATACTGCGGTAATGTGGCTTAAAGTGGTTCCGTTTGAGGAAGCAATGGATCAAGTAGATATTGATAGTATACTGCAAACCTCCAAGTCAATCTTTGCGAATGAGAAGAGGAAACGATCGGGTGAGCTAAAAACACTTGAACTGCGTGGCGAGATTTGGAACCCCCTAACGAACCCGTATATGAGGGAGAGACAATATGAGATATGGTGTCGGTGGAAGAATTCAGAGAACAAGTATAATCCAAAATATGACCGAGAAGCTTATTGCGAGGACAAAGGTATATTTTTTCATGAAGGCGATCCATACTATTTCTATGACGAGGGGTTTGATATCTATGCTAAAGTTTGGAGATGGGAAGAGCTGTTGAAGGACAACCCGAATATGACATGGGATGAAGCATACGGGATTCATGCGGCAGAGAAGTCACTCGCACTCCATCACCATCATATTGATACGGAATCTACGGACGCCGATGAAGATGTTGGATGCCCTGTAGAAATGATGGGGCCTAGATTCATCCATACCGATCCAAAGTATAATGCTGCTACGAGTCCCGAGGAGATACAGAAAAAGATGGATGACTATGTTAATGCGATGCGGTAAAGAAGCTTAAAGTTGTTCCACTCAGACTAAGCAAATGGAACCCATCTCAGTCGCAACATCTTTCTCCACATCGGACTCTATTGATCGCGCTCGTGCATCTTCGGGTGTAATAGAGTCAACAACTCCGGGTGTTTTTGCGGTTCCTGAGGGAGAGACGCAGTATAGCACATTCCTGGAGATGATGAGCGCTCAAGCTCCCAAGCCCGATGTAGCTCCGTATGTCCCCGATGAAGAGGAGTTTGAGAAGCTGAAGAAGATGATGAGCGGTCTTGATATTCACTCCAAGACGGGAGTGATCGCAAAAATTGATGAACTGATGGCAGAGGGGATGAGTTTTGATAACGCATTCAATATCGCTCAGCGCGAGCAGGTCAATCCTGTGGACCTGATGTCTATGGCGATTCGTGAGGATGCTGGATTCCCTCTGGACAAGATGGAGGAGAATGAGGCTGAGTTCAAGAAGATGTATGATGATATGTTCAGTCGCACTGGGGAACTTGGAAAGATGGGAGCGGGTGATTTTGAGGCTCGTCTCGCTGTCCTTAAAACTGAGATTTTGACCACCAAGAGTGCGCATGAGAATACGTATGCGTATCAATGTCGCCTGGATGAGGGGTATAAGCGTAAGAATATGGTTCAAAACGGACTTTCAAAGATGAACTCTGTAGAAGGTAATGGATCAGATTCTCTCAACGTATCTTCTGGACGATCGCCCGTGCACGAGGCTCAACGCCCGTCTACGCCGCTTTATTATCATGAGCCAGACACTACAGCCGGGATTGTCGTACCGACGGCTGAGGAAGGAAGTGCTTGAAACGATGGAGAGGCTATGGAAGGGGGAGTTCGGGAAGCTGTGGATGCGCGATCGTGCCTTTGAGCGGACGGTGCGTCTTTACGGAAAGCAGGATCAGCGGACGGATGCATGGCACGCCCAGCGAGGCACGATGATCACTGCGTCTGAGGTGTCAAAGGTATGGCAGACACCTGCTTCTCGGCTTGAGCTGCTGGAGAAGAAGTTGGAGCCCGCTGCAAAGAGCGAGAGCAATGCCTTCAATGCTATTCCTGCTCTGATCTGGGGAACTCGATTTGAGCCTGTTGCAAAGAAGATCTACGAGGACACAACGGGCTGCTATATCGTTGACGTGGGTTGCTGTCAGCATCCGGTTCATAAGTTTCTCGGTGCTTCTCCCGACGGTATCATTATCCCGCGGTATGCTGATGCTGACCCGAAGCGATACGGGCGTCTGGTGGAGTTCAAGTGTCCCATGAGCCGTGCTCGCAAGGAGGAGATTCCGAGTTACTACGTACACCAAATGCAGATGCAAATGGAGTGTACGGGTATTGATGAGTGTGAGTATGTAGAGTTTCGATTCAAACAGGTGAACTATACGGAGTGGGCAGAGTCTCAGGATAAGAAGGGAGTCTTTGCAGTGTCTCCTGACGGGAAGGTCTCGTATTGCCCGCCCGAATTTGAGCTCTTTCCCCATCCATGGATGCAACTCATCTGCAAGGAGGATGATCAGTATATCTATTGGATTCTGACCGATATCAAGAAGGACTTTGTACCGAAGGATCCGAACTGGCTATCCACTCATCTCCCCGATCTGCGCGCATTCTGGGACGATGTGGAACGTCACCGTGCAGAGGGCACCCGTCCAGAGAGTCTGCCCCCGAAGATACCTAGCATCGACCTCTAAGCCAGCGCCAAAAGCTAAATCGTGGAGCAGCAAACCGCTTGTTCCACTCGTCAATTGTATATTGACTACCCATTGAAAGATTACACCGAGAGCAGATAGGAATCAGATTATCAACATCAGTCTTACCGCCCTTGCTCTCAGGAATATTATGACCCGACTGAAAATCAAACACATTCATGGTATTCGTGCACCACGTTACCTTGCATTTGTTCTGGAATTTGGGTCCAACGTGAACTAGCCATATTTGTTCACGAAGCGCCTTGGGGATTTTTGTTTTCATAGTACTCATTGATTCTTCTCACATACGGCTCTTAAACTGGTTTACCTGCCACGGAGTATCGCGTCCAAGCGCCTCACCAACATCATTGTTCTGCTTGAAGTGATTCGTGCGCTGGGAATACGAAGAGTCCTCTACGGCCATTGCGAGGTTCTGCTGGCTACGATCAATGAATCCAACCTCAGGGCTTCCACCATAGAATCCCTCAACACCAACGAGTTTCAGAGCAAAGGCTACAGCAACAAGTGCAATTACGAACCAGACCCACTGCTTCATTGTTCAAAGCCCCCGAAAAAAACGGATGACTGTCTTAGTAAGAAGGAAGGTATCAGAATGGAGGACAAGGCACTTGATATTCTTCGCACAATGCTCGGACGCCGCAAGCTTGCTACGGATACAGAGCTAATCACTACAGACAACAAGAGGCTAGAGAAGGTTACATTGTATCGGATTGGAGACGTACTGGTTGGGTTCAGTCAGAAGGATAAGGTGCTCTCGGGTGACATTGGCAATATCCTTGTATTCGCAGCGGAGGCAGGATACAAGTCGGGTATCGTGATGGTTGCAATGAGCCCTCCATCTGAGAATGTTCTTCGAGTTGCAAAGTCCTATGCAGCTCAGCGGTTCACGTTCTTCCATATCTCTCAGCTTCAGTTTGATATTACAACGCATCGGATGGCAATGCCTCATCGTATTCTGAATGAGGAGGAGAAGACGGCTGTGTTTGAGAAGTTCAAGATCTCGGATCCTGAGAACCAGCTGCCGTGGCTGGATTCGCAGGATACAATGGTCAAGTGGATTGGAGCAATTCCCGGAGATGTGATTGAGGTTATCCGCCACTCAGATACCGCAGGTCGTAGTGCGTATTATCGCTACTGTGTGGAAGATGTAAATGTCGCTCAGTAATAATGGACGCATTGGATAGTCAATATACAGAAATACGCGCACGTTACGATAGCATGGTAGCGCTCAATGATCCTTCAAAGGTTACTGAGCTTCAGGCACTCAACCAACAAATGGCTGATATTTTGCATCAGATGCTTGATGAGGTCGCAAAGGTAAAGGGGAATGCAGCAAACTTAAAACCGTATCAGGACGAGCTCATGCAGAAGCTTGTTCGAGTGCAGAATGATACTTCAATTATACTGAAACAGAAGGATCAGTATGATACGCTCAAGGCAATTCAAAGTCACGAGCAAATCAAGTTCAGTTCATCCTTTTTTTGGTATGCGATCTCCCTCTGCATTGCGACTGTTTTCTTTATCGGTGTGCTCATGTGGAAGGGTGGTTACCATACACCTGCAATGCCCACAATGATGAGCAGTCCCACAACAACACCAGCCTTTATGTAGAGATACGTATCATTGATCGCAGCGACCTCATGAGCATGAAGCTGCCTTGACTGTGCAAGGTCATCTTGCAGCTTCGGTCCTTGTGTTTGAATATCCTTCGACTTCTTGTGAAGAGACACAATATCCTCATTCGTACTCTCATAGGAATCAAGGAAGTTCTGAATGTACCGTTCGTTGTCCTCAGCTATCTTTGCAGAGCTTTGGATAATCTGATTTGCATTATTCAAAGCATTCTCATATGCAGTCTTAAAGGCGGAATTCCCTGACACCTTGTAGGCTGCATAATTTGTCTTGTATGCGTTAAGTGCCTTCTGCAAGTTATCGGGCTCACCGCTCATTATATTCCTGTTCTAAAACAAAATGCCCACTTCTCCCTTTGGCCAAGTCAATCCTCCTGTTCGTCGTGCGATGGTTGGCGATGCTTCTGAGTTTACTCGCTTTGTTCGCATGTCTTCTGTTGTTGCCCCGTATGCCGCGCAGAATCAGGCTGCGAGACCTAACCTGCTTGGATGGCGTGATATGCAGGCGACTCGTGATGTGAAGGTGATACTCCCTATCCTCAGGGCCTTCAAGAGTTTTGTTCCTAACCGTTAAACAATGGCCGAATACGAGACACTCAAAGGACAATACGCTGGATATGCAGCCGAGTCAGATGCAAGTAATAAGATCAAGGAAGTGTCGGACAGTATCCAGACCCCGCGCCATCATGTTCAGCCTGATCCAATCAAGACTCCTGAACGCGAGAAGATTCTTAAGCCGCTGAGCATGGCTGTTATTCAGACAGCTCTTTTTACAATCCTTCTTGCGCTTGTTGTGCTTCTTGCTCTTCCTGCGCCCTATAATTCGTATATTGTGTTTCTAACTCTCTGTGTAGGAACTTCTGTAGGAATCTATCTAAGCAATAGACAATGAGTTGTGGTGGACTTGGTGATGTTCTATCTCCGACCGGACAGTCTTGTATTCAGAAATGTCCACCAAGATATTCGATGGCTGTGATATCAGGAATGCCGTCTTGCGAAACAAAAGACGAAAGCGGTAATACATTAGCGTCGTTTACTCTAACATCATATCCATTCAAACCTCCAGCCGGTAGTTCAGAAGAAGACTTTCGTGACTGGCGAATGACTCAAATAGAAGCGGGCAAACAGACTCGGGAAGCATACATAGTTGCAGAAGCGAGCCTTGATAAGTCAAAGAAAGAGTCAGCAGCGTTCTCCTCTCTTCAGAAAGCTGAGAATGCACGTGGATCACCTGACGGAGAGTCTGCTTATGAGAAGGCCCGTGTCGCGTACTACACACTTACGAAGGGAGACACATGGCTGAGCGAGGAACAGGATCGTATTGCAAATACAGAAGCCCAGCCTGTCATCGCAAGCCTGTTTTCGAAGTATAATTCTCTGAAAGAGAGACGTGAACAACAGCAGTCGACGATTGATGTTATGAACGGAGTGAAGGACCGTGTTCTTGGAGTCCGCGATGATCTGAAGTTTTCAGTCACACAATTCCAGAAGCAGATCGGTGATATTAAGAATCAAATCAACAAGGACAAGCGAGCTCAGACTGAGGTAATCGCCCAAACATCTTCATGGATCGATGTATTCCTGAACTGGCTTATTGCGATCGTCACGATTATTGCAATCTTCCTTGTGGCTCGCCGCTTTGTTGGACTCGCACCCACGTTAGAGCAGATCGAGACGAAGGCAAGAATGATGCGCGCGGAAGCTGGACTTATGCGGGCAATGAAGGAAGCTGCTCCTCCACAGAGAGCCCTTCCGCGTGATGCGTTACCGATCCCAAAATCGACTAAACCAACAACATAATGGAGGTATCAGATCCTCGCTCGGTAGCTGATTTTCAAAAGACAACATTTTGCGGACATCCACGCTCGCACGTAGTGAAGGTTCTCCTTCAGAACGTGCAACTCGGTCATGCCGACTATGCCTGTTACTGGGCCCTTGAACTTCTCTGTTCTGGACTTGTTCATAGCTTATGGGCAACTCTCTTTGACGCCGCCGCTCTTCACATCAACCGAGCAAATCCAAATGTCTTCTTGTATTTAGCCTCTGCATATGAGCGGTATGCTCCTATCGAGCAAGTCTTCACAGTGAATACGATGACCTCCATTCGTAACAACACGGATGTTCGGCATATCATTTGCGAAGTCGCTGCAACATTGGCCACCTGTCGCAAGAACAAGCTGCCCTCGCTTCCTACGATCAAGCCTCTTCACGACTTTGATCCCCAGACCATTCAGGAGCATCTGAAGGCACCTTCTCAGCTATATGGCCGTATTGTTCTTCGCCCTGCAGATCCCCTTCCTGTAGCTGCTCCGTTGAATGAGTTCATATACTGTCTGCGATCGGATGTGCGTGATGTGACCCGTGCTCTGTATTGGATGGCATGGGTGTTTGCATATTGCCGCGAGCACAAGAAGCAAGCCAAACAGGCTCTCATCTTCTCGAATCGCTTTGATGAGTTTGTCTCTGAGCCGCATGGTGCTCATCCAGTCTGGATCTTTTGGGATGCCGTTCGCAAGCAGACACAGGCTCATGCGAAACCCGTGATTGATGTGCTCTACAAGATGTATTGTCTGCGCTGGAGCCCTAGCGATGCAAAGGCAAAGCAGCATCTCCTCTTAGCGGCGATTGTGATTGTCTGCGAGGGAACAACGTTCGATGCGACAATTGTTTCAGGAAACACGATCGCTGTTTCGAATGTTTTGCAAGGAATGCCTGGATGGATTGATGCGATTGTACGTATGCAGAAGAGCTTCTCGTAACGTCCAAAATGGATCTAGTTTTCGCAAGAGAATGGAGGTTAGGTGTCTGTATACAATGTCCTCTTTCCTCCCTGAAATCTCTGCTTCAAAGGTCGCCAGCCTGATTGGTCTGCACGCATACCAGCCTGCAAAGGAGTGTATGTATGACCTGCTCTGCAAGCATGCTCCAACTAAGTTGCGCATCGCCGCTCTTGAGGCGAGTGAGCGCCGCATTGCTCTTCCCAAGCTTAAGGCCGCAGTTCTTCGCAGCCCGGCTGTGCGGGATGTTGTTACTGCGGGTGTTCGAGCCTGTATTGGTCGAACTGATATTACCGAGACTCTTGAAGATGTGGAGTCTCAAGCCCGGCTGGTTCTGAATCTGCGTCATTCAGAGCTGAATCCCGAGGTTCGCGAGCTCATGGTCGCTGAGGTCCGTGGAGCTGTTCAGCGCCAGCGTGGCACGAACAATGAGGGCGCGATCCTCAATGTGTATGAGGTGGAGAACAACGTGAAGGTGCAGGATCGTAACACGGTCACGTTCCGCAAGACCTACCGCGACTTCAAGCTTGTCGGTCGCACGGACGGTTATGTAGAGGCACACAATCGCATCGTCGATTCGAAGGCCCGTACTCGCTGGTGGGCTGCTGTTCCGATGTACGATGAGATCCAGCTGCGTGTCTACATGGCGCTCTCGGGCTGCGTAGAGTCCGAGCTAGTGGAGTCGTTCCCTGACGGTCGCACGCGCACGACCAAGTATCTCAATGATATTGAGAAGTGGGAGAACATCCAGAGCGCGCTCAGCGATGCGGTCAAGAAGATGAACGATGCAATCGCAGACGAGGAGATCCTGCGCGATATCGTTTTCGCAAACACGGTAGCAGTATAGATAATGAAGGTAACAATTAGCGAGAAGATCCCCGCAAACTACGAAAAACAGAAAGGAACAACCTACGAAACCAAATATTTTTACACTGGGTTTGGTAGGTATAATGAACAGGAAAAGACGTTTGAGGTTATGAAGTTGGAGGCCGATGGAAGCTACTCTTTTTCAAAGCAGCCCCACGAAGCAGGTGTGTTCTCAAGGGTCTATCACGTAGAGGCTGTGACTCTTACACTGTATTCCGCTTCGCCTCGAGTATGGAAGGAGGTTGTAGGTGAGCACACGTCTTTCTTTCAGGAGATCGTGCAGGAGGGCCCAGCGCAACCCAACTTGGCGGCCTGAGCAACAGCGGCTTCCTTGATCTCCTCGACGGAGACCTTGCCGTCACCATCCTTGTCCAGTGCAGCAAGAGGGGACTTCTTCATCTCCTCCAGAAGCTCCTTGATGGCAGCCTTCAGAACATCCTTGACAATCTTCTCGATATCCTCCTTGACAGCGACCGGAACTGCTGCAGGGATAACAGTAGCAACAGCAGAGACAACTGCCTCCTCTGCCTTCACAACAACCTCCGGCACCACAGGTTCTACTGGCTTTACTTCAAGGTTGATTCCATCAGTGGTAATAAGTGTATCGGACATTGCGGTTTGTTGTATGGTTAGAAAAGGTCTTGACTATGTAAATGGACGTCTGGAACATCCTCTCGGTTGGCGCATCTACGGTCGTAATGCTCGCTCTCATTCACGTCGCTGTCTTCTATGTCGTCAAGACAATGTATCCTCCTACACCCAAGCCGACTCCGGCTCCTCCTCCGTCCCCTGAGCCTAAGGTAACCTTTGCAGAGCCAGTAGCACCTGCTCCCCCGGTTGCACCCGAGATTCCTCTGGTAACGAGCAAGCTGCCCCCTCCAATTGACACTCGTGACCCTGGTCCCGCTCGCCCCTCTGCGCCCACTTTCAGTGAGGCCGCGAAGGAGAAGGAAGTGGTGCCTCCGGCAAATGTTCCATCGTATGAGAGCCTCTTATCGGCTGTCTCCGCTGGTAAGGAAGGGATCGCCAATCTCGGACCCATGTCAGGTGCCACAATATAGTGGAAATCCTGGATGGATTTACTTGACGCATACGGAAGAAGGTAATGCCTACGCATACTTTACAGATTCAAAGGGAGAACGCCCGGAGAAGCTCGCTTTGGTCATGGATGAAAGACTCTGTTGTGACACCATTTTTCGAGTTGTTCGCTTGGCGCCCAAGCTCTATGTGGTTTACGATCTTCTTGTCTTGAATGGCACTCGCATTCATGAGACCCTGTCGTTTGCTCAGCGTCAGGATCGTATTGCAACGATGTTAGATATCTTTCACTTTCCTGACTTTGTTGCATTGACTACGATCGCAGATGCGCCTGTTGGGACGCATGTGCGAGGGTATGAACAGTATGATGATGTGCCAGGCTCAATCGGCGTTTATCTTCCTGCCGTAGAGTAAATGAGTTCTTGTATGATGAAACAGGGCGGTCGTCGCCGCACTCGCAAGATGCGCGGTGGTAATGGTTATGGTGTTGGGCAGCCCATTGCGGTGGGTGCTCTGGAGTATGTGCCGAACATGACATCAGTACCGGACGGTGCTGCGTACAAGCCGATGGGTGGCCGTCGTCGTAAGTCGAAGAAGAGCAAGAAGACACGCGGTCGTCGCACTCGCAAGATGCGTGGTGGTGGCTCGGTTGCGGGTGTTGGGTACAGTTTCACAGGTGAGGGAGCGCGTGGTCTTGCGGATCACTCGGCCTACCCGTCTAACCTGCCGCCGGGTGGTGACTTCGCGATCCCGACGGGCACCCGATAAGCGGCGTCGGCATACACATATGGCATATAGGTAGGATCATTCGTGACGATGAAGGGTCCTCCAACAATCTGACAATACAACATCATGTTCTGAACTTCAAATCGCAAACTCGTATATTCAGTGTAATCCTTCCATACTTGATATGCCTTTATAACAGTCATCGCAGTGCTGATGGTATCTGACATACGAAGAAAAACTAAAAATAAGGTTATGATTGGCATGAGAATCATGTCACTCATAAGCGTCAGTGTATCCGCCCACGACTCCGGTGCGCACTTCTTTCTCAATTGAATGTATCGTTCTGCCGTTTTGAACGGTTCACTCGGAAGGGGGATCATACTTGGCAAGGATCTCTACTCCCTGCGCTGGAAACTTTACCTCCTCCATCGTCCGAGCATCCACATACACGATCTCTGTATCGTAGTGAACCTGAATCATATGCAGGATCAGGTCCAGTCGGATCGTATTACCTGCAACCATATACTTCTGCATTGCTGATGTCAGATCCACCTCCGTCTTGCGATCACCGATCCAGAGCCAAGGAACCACAGGCTCCAGGTCAAACGGATCAGGGCCATCACGATCAATCTCCTCACCCTCATAGAAGAGAACGCAACGCTTCACACCATCCTTCTCCCACTCCTGTATGAAGATCGAGTTCTCGGGGACGCGATCCATCTCATCTGCCTCATCAGAGTCGAAGTCATCTGACAGCAGATAATAACTCACCTTCTTCGGCGAAGGACAGGGATTCATAATCCATGCAACAATCTTGCTGATGCTGTTGAGGAGACGGAGGGAGCACATGATGAGAGACATTTCTTACTTACTTGATTTCGTTTGACGCTGCTGGAACGAGTTCCATTTTATCCTCCTTGCTGATGAAGCCCTCCTTGGTCACCTGTCCAAGAACCACTGTATCAAACTCGGTTCCCATCGCAATCGCCGTTGCAAGAGACGTGATGATAAACGGTGCAGCTACCAGGAACCAAGACACAACACCCAGACCCATTCCGCAGAAGACATCCAGGACAACCACCACCGCAAGACCCAGGAACAGCTTCACCACGAACGTAGCCCACATTCCAAGTGCAGCATCAAGGCCAAGCTGGATTGCCAGGAAAACCGCATACAGAAGGGCAGGAGGGCAAAGATCTTCAATGAAACGCATCTTCAGGTATTACAAGTAAACAAGAAAAAGATGATGGATGACGCATCTGTAGTTCAGCAAATGACTGGCTGCTCTCGCGAGGAGGCAGAGAGGGCTCTTCTGAAGCATGAGAGTATTGTTGACGCAATTGATTCCCTAATCCCTGCCAATCCCGTCGTAAAGGGTGCCAAGTATATTCCTCCCAAGCCGAAGGTGGATACCGGTATGGATGCCGAGCAGATTGCTCGTTGTGAGCGCGGTCGCTGGCTGCAGGACAGGGTTAACGCTGTATTCTCAGTCGCCCACTCGAAAACCCTACCCGTCCCGTCGGCTGAACAATCCGCGATGCAACTTGCTGAGGCATCTGCTGTATCTGTGCCTCTTGCTGCTGCTGAGGAGTCTGGATCTTCACCGGATAGTCTTGCACAAACTTCTCAACCAGATGCGCAATCCGTCCAGCCTCAGTAAAAAGGTTCATACTTTGGATGTGAGCCTTCACTAGTTCGGAACGCTGTGCGTACGTATCTTGATCATCCAGAGCAATAATAGCATTTGCCCACTCTTCTACCTTCTCGCGATCACAGGGTATTCCTGCAGGTTTGATCCATTCTTCTACTCCCTCTGTGCTTCCACCAGGATACTTCGGCTTGGCAGCAGGCTTGGAATAGATCACAGGGATTCCATTGTACATCGATTCTACTGCAATCCGTCCAAAACTCTCATAGTAACTCGGCATCACAAGAATGCGAGTTCGTTTGAGAATGTTACGGATATCATCATCAAAAGGAACCCACTCAATATTGTCCGGTGCAGGAGGGAGAGTCAGCTCACCGTAATAGGGGATCACACCAAGGAACTGGCGCTCTGGCATATGACGAGCCAGGGCAATAAACTGTGCAACACCCTTGTTTTGATTTGCATTGACAAGCGTAATGCAGTCACCCTGAAACTCCTCGTCGATACGAATCTTGTTCTCATGCATGAGGGGGCGGACAACTGCAGTCCGAACAACATTCGGAGGCCAGGGATCTACGTTCCTTTTGTAGTTGGGCTCCATCGTTGCGTTGATGAACATCATCATCTCAACCCACTGAATCTTGCGCCCAGGATTGTTACGGATAATCGCAAGATAGTTGCCATCGTAATGGCATGTCGCTATAATAGGACGATTGTATCCACGAGAATTCAACTTTCGAACCTCGGGGAGAGCAGGTGCATGCGGGCAGATCCAGCCTTGACTTGCGTCCAAATACTTGCCTCCAGCTGAGAAGTGCATGTATCTGAAGCCACGATAGTCACCACCGTTTACACCTACTTTCGGCACCTCAAGTGCCATAAAGACTACCTCATGTCCTCTCTTTTCTAATTCTGTTGCGAGATCGATATCATGAAGAAACGCACCGCACAAGTCGGGCATCCTTCCTGCGAAGAAGACAAGTCTCATTATTAGGATACATCAACACGTTTTGTCTGAACCAGGCGCGTGGCATCACCACCGCGAGTCCAATCGTAGATCCAGTTATTCGGATTGGAATACTCCGACTGCTTGATATCGATGAGCGGCTGGTAGAAGTTGGGGATTGTGGAGTCCATGATTGTCTTGGCCTCCTTGCGATTGCGGATCATTGCAGAGTGAATCAGGTGCGACTCATCATCGACCGCAGTCGGGTCGCCGCCACCCATATCGGGTGTTGTGGCAAACGGGCGCGCCCAGAGCTCATGCTTGCCCTTCTGACGCCAGGCGCCAGGGATGCCCCACTTCAGATCCGTGTTCAGATCCACCGCACAGCCACCACCCGGCTGGCCGAACCCACCACGCGCAATGAAACCGGGCTGATCCGCCATTGCGGACGCAGGGTTGAGCGTGTCCGAGCACGCCTCGCCCATACCTGTTGTCTGACGTGTGAGTGTCGACGTATTTCCAACCTGCTTTGCAGCAGTATCATACTCATCCGAACGGATACGCGTAGGTGCGTTGAACCAATCGACTGAATTAGTTGAAAACATCTCTTACCTTGACACGCAGAAAAAACGGACGGAGATCGTCCTAGTGAAAGGATAGGAACCTGAGATGATCCTTCAACCTATTGACTGGCACGAGCACGACGTAAAGGGAACCTATGTCATTGACGTATTTGGACGATGTGAAGACAAGACTGTTGCATGTGTCCGCCTCACTGGTTTCCATCCTTACTTCTTTGTGAGCGATCGTCCCGATACCTCGCTGGTGTATGAGAACTCGAACAGGATGATTGCCAAGTGTGGAAAGAAGTGGTGCGCAAGCAAGGGTATTTATGAGAACCCTTCGCCGATCATCACACAAGTGAAGAAGTATGACACGATGAGTGGATTCAATGATTTGAAGCAGATTACTGTGTGGAAGGTTGATTGCGAGACTCTTGCTACATTCAAGGCGGCCAAGTCTGTTCTGAAGGGAACGCAGTACGAGAGCAACCTGCCTCCGTTTCTGCGCTTCTTCCATGAGAAGCATCTGGGTCCTGCTTCGCCCATGAACTTCAAGGGTGCTCGCGAGACTGATATTCCTTGCGATTCGGAAGGCGAGCCAACCTATTTCGTGGATGCCTTCTATACCTGCAAGTACACAGAAGTAGAGGCATGTGACGCAACGATCCCTCTCCTCGTGGCATCTTACGATTTGGAGATGTGCCCCGCAGGCGACTCGAATCAGTTTCCGGTTTCCTCCAAGGACCCGATCATTCAGATTGGCGTATCGTATCGCCGATCAACCGATATGATCACGCCTACCGCACGGACGGTCTTTGTTCTTGGTGAGTGCGCTGATTCGGGTGACGATACAGTGGAGTTCGTATCGTGTGAGGACGAAGCAGATATGCTGATGCAGTTTGCAGATGAGATCCGAGTGCGGAATCCTGATATTCTGTGTGGCTACAACATCTTTGGTTTTGATGACGCCTATATCGAGGGACGTGTGAAGGCACTTGGTATCGAGCAGGACTTTGAGCTGGCCCGTAAGAAGTGTAACGAATGGGGTGAGACCAAGTTTGAGACGAAGAAGACGGAACTGGCTGCTGGCAAGTTTGACCTGCGGTACCTGACGATCCGTGGTCGGCTGGGTATTGATCTGCTACTGAACATGCGTCGTGAACACAGCCTCGACAATTTCAAGCTAGACAATGTAGCCTTTACGTTCCTGCGTGACAAGGTCGTCAAGTATGCAGATAACCATATCACGACCAAGAGCACTCGCGGTCTTCGCAATGGGAACTACGTGCGATTTGAGCTGGTCGGCAACACGAACGATCCCGTTTACGACGGTGAGAAGTTTGAGGTCTACGACGTGGAGAAGGGTGGGTTCAAGATCAAGTGTGATGAGATTCTCTTCGATGACTTCACGCCTGATCAGATGAAGCATCTGGAGTGGTCGTTCTCGAAGGATGACGTGTCTCCACAGGAGATGTTCGAGCTTCACAGAACGGGCGGTCCTGAGGGCCGTGCACGTGTGGCTCGTTACTGTATTCAGGATTGCGACCTAGTGGCTACGCTGATGGGCAAGCTAGATACGATTGTCAATGCGCGCGGTATGTCGGATGTCTGCAAGGTGCCTATGCAGTTCGTTCTGACTCGTGGCCAAGGAATCAAGATCTTCTCTGCAGTGGTCTACTATGCATCGCAGCGCGATCAGATCATCAAGACACAAGAGGCGATGGCAGGTGACGGTATTGCGTATGAAGGTGCGATCGTTCTGCCTCCGAAGATCGGTATGTATCTCGACCAACCGGTCTCTGTTCTGGATTTCAACTCACTGTATCCGACGAACATGATTGCCTACAATCTGTCTCCTGATACGATCGTGTTCTCGAAGGAGTATACTGACGAGGGATTCCTTGTTCATCCGGGGAATGATGAGATGAGGAAGATGAAGAGGTGGTTGGAGGAGATGGAGGAGAAAGGCTATGTGTTTGAGGAAATTAGCTATGACAACAAGGAGACCGGTGGCAAGATTGTATGTACCTACGTCCAGCCGAATGACAATCCGATGACGCTTGGCATTCTGCCGAAGACTCTCGAGATCATGTTGAAGAAGCGAAAGGAATACAAGTTGAAGATGGAGGACATGCAGTACGATGAGGCACAGCGCTCGGTCTTTAACGGCGCTCAGCTGGCCTACAAGGTGGTTGCAAACTCGATCTATGGTCAGGCAGGTGCACGGACATCACCGATCCGCAATATGTATGTTGCCGCGTGTACGACAGCTGCAGGGCGTTCGGCTCTTCAGTTCGCTCGTCAGGTTGCAGAGAAGGAGTTTGGTGGTGACGTTGTCTACGGTGATACAGATTCAATCTTCGTCAAGTTTCCGACCAAGGATGTTGCAGAGTCGATCAAGATGGGTATTGCATGTGGCACGAGCATCTCGAAGCAGATGCGGAAGCCGTATAAGATTGCATATGAGAAGACCTTCTACCCGTTCATTCTCTTCTGCCGGAAGCGCTACGTCGGCATGAAGTATGAGGAGGATCCGAACCCTGCAAAGGCAAAGCGTATGTCGATGGGCATTGTTCTGAAGCGTCGCGACAACGCTCCAATCGTGAAGGATATCTTTGGTGGCGCTCTGGATGTGCTCCTGCTGGAGCGAGACATCAAGAAAGCTCAAAAGTTTGTGGACGAGATGTTGGTTAAGGTCTTGGAGAACAAGGTGCCAATTGAGAAGTTCATTGTGAGCAAGTCGCTGAGAGATGATTATGCTGCGATGGAAAAGAACTACGCTGGAAGAGCAACGCTTCCTGCTCATCGAGTTCTTGCCGATCGTATGGCAGCTCGCGATGCTGGAACTGCTCCGAAGGTAGGTGACCGTCTACAGTATCTATATATTGCAGAGAACGCAGCTAATACAAAACAGGGCGATCGAATTGAGCACGTCGACTATGTTCGTGCAAACAATCTCCATGTTGACACCACATTCTATATCACAAATCAGATTCAGAATCCTGTTGCACAGCTGTTTGCTCTGTGCATTGATCAGCTAGAGGGTTATAAGGCACCAACAAAGGAGAGCTACAAGGCGATGTATGACCGGTTCTTTGAGAAGCTCAAGGATGAAGAGGATGCTACGATTGCAGTCCTGAAGAAGAAGGAGGACCAGCTAGACGGAATGATATTCCTTGGGAATCCAAAGTTGGCCGCAATTGTTAGGAAGCGCGGGCATTCTCTGGTGAGGGGGCCAATGGATATGTTTGTGCGAAAGTAAAAAGGCTTTCGTGTTCTTACCTAGTTTACCTTAATGGACGAGGATATCAGCGTTCTTGATGTTCTACAGTCAATGATGGAGTCGGATCGTGATTTTTACCAAGTCCTTCGTTTTTTGAGTCCTAATCGTCAGGCAGCACTTACGTTTCACCAACAGAATACAGCAGCTATATTGAACATTCTGCGTGTTATTGTTAATCCGCGTCGGCATACAAATGTAACCTATACTGCTACCATTCCGATCAACCTCCCTGCAGGATGGAATGACCCTGTTGTAGTGGCCCCGACTGCAGCAGAGATCCGTGCTGCTACCAGCACACACGCGGTCGTTCCGCCTGATCTGAATTGCTCGATTTGTCAGGAAGGAATTACAGAGCCGGGGTCAACACGTATCGTTGACTGTGGTCATCTTTTTCACCCGAACTGTATCTCGGAGTGGTTCACGAGGAGTGTGCACTGTCCGATGTGTCGCTATGACATCCGAGGAGTGAGCACGAACGTACCCACATCTTTTGAGACAACAAATGTGCCACTTCAGGTGAACAGTCCGTTGGACGCGTGGCTTGCGGAAGTTGGTCGGACTGACCATACTGAAGATACTGAAGGATCCGTCTGACATCATGCTTGAACCGTTTTGCAAGTTCGCCTACATCTTCCTTGGGGAATAGCTCTTGCAAGTCAGCAGGTTTGGGTGGAAAGCATCTGACAAGGTGAATCCTTTCATTTGTCTTCATGATACGTGGCACTTCATTGCACGTCATAATAACAGGTACATGACGTTCATCACCCGTCATCCACTCGGTCAGCTTCTTCTGTGCATGAGGATCAGATCCATCTACTTCATCCAAAATTAAACACATGGCTTTGTTGTCACCTCGAATGAGAGACGACAATGTACGTGTATGACGACACGAATTAATAAGCTGAGCTACATCCTCGTGGCTACGCATGGACTGACTTGCGTTAATCTCCAAGGGCTCCATACCTGCAGAACGCGCAGAGGCCAGAGCCATTGTGGTCTTACCGATACCCGGTGGTCCGTGAAGAAGAAGGACATCACGGAACGGCTTCTTTGCAAGGTAATTGGACAGACGCTCCTTCACTTCGATATGTCCAACAACCTGCGAAAGGACTTCAGGGCGACGAGTTTCGCTCCACATACTCCTTCTTCGTCTTTCCAGAGAAAATGCTTACTGCTCTCAAACACAATGGAGGCTCCTCGGCACGTGCTTCGGGCATTGTTCCGAGACACAAGTTTCCCACTGGTGGATCACCACCTTGCGTCATTCAACGCAATGTTGGAGACAACGATCCCGACTTTTGTGAAGGTATCCAACCCGTTTCAGCTGGAGCTCAATGACAAGACTTCGGGAAAGCGCTTTATCCGTGTCTACATTGGCGGAAAGGATGGAAGCAAGATCTCCTTTGAGGCGCCGGTTGATGAGCATGGTGCGCCGATCATCCCTCACGCTTGCCGCCTGGACAATAAGAGTTATGCACTGACATTCCGTGGAGATGTCACCTTTGAATATGTCTTTGCAGAGGGAGAGCCTATCGTGAACAACTTTGAGAACATTGTGATCGGTGAGATCCCATTGATGCTTCGTAGTAAGATGTGCTACCTGACGGCTATGGATGGCTACCCGCTTGGGGAGTGCATGTATGAGCTTGGTGGCTATTTTGTGATTGATGGCAAGGAGCGTGTTCTTCTGACCCAAGAGCTTCTGGGCAACAACATGATGTATTCGGGCATGCGTGATCGCAAAGCAATTTCTACATCGGAGGACGATGCAGAGGAGACTGCTGAGATGAAGCGTGTTGAGAAGGCTTCTTATGAGGGCACAAAGGAGTTCTATGTGGGCATCAAGTCTGTTTCGGAAGATGCTTCCAAGGGACCTTTTTCGCATTATATGGTTCTGGGACCGCCTTCGAAATACAATGAGGAGAATGTAGAGAAGAGTCGGTCGCGCCGCAGTCTGGTTGTCACGCTGCCTGGATTTGTAGAGCCGGTGCCAGTGCTCAGTGTGTTTGCTGCTCTGGGTGTAACATCTGATCGTGACTTGTATGATCTGATCCTTGCAGGTGTTCCGGATGATGATCGTCTTGCATATGACGATACGTTCATGCAGATTGTTCTGAGTCACCTGCAGATGCTTAAGACAGCTGGGTCTGATCTGGAGGTTCTTGAGCGCATGACGAAGCGCAAGTATCGGTCGGAGGTTGTGCAGAATATCTACGAGCTGATGTTCCCTCACATTGAGAAGTCGGAGAACCCTGGAACCCTGCTGCGCCGCAAAGCGTACCTTCTTGCACAGATGGTTCGCATGGCGATTGATGTATCTCTTGGACGCAGACCTCCTTCCGATCGTGATAATATTGAGTACAAGCGCTTCAATACATCGGGCGATCTGATGTTCCAGGAGTTCCGCCGTATCTACCGTGAAGTTGCAAAGGATATGATTCTGAAGATGGACTCTCGCATCCAGTATGAGCGCGCTACGTATACTGGACGTGGTCTTGCTCTGCTCGTTGAACGTGAGACTGTTGGTAGCTACTGGCGCAAGTATCGCATGATGAATGAGTTTACCAAGTCGTTCAAGGGACAGTGGGGAGGACGTGATGGTATTGCACAGGAGCTCTCTCGTCTATCCTATGTCAGCTATCTTTCGCAGCTCCGTCGCACATCTCTGCAGATTGAGCCGTCGATGAACACGGCCCCTCCTCGTCGTCTGTATGCATCGCAGTTTGGTCTGATGTGCCCTGTCGATTCCCCCGACGGATCGGGTATCGGACATCTGAAGGCGCTGGCTATTCTTGCAAGGGTATCAACTGCGTTCCCTTCTTCGATTGTGCGTGAGAAGCTGTTCTCGTTTGACATGATGCGTCGCATTGAAGATGTTCATCCGTCTACATGGATGCCGTTCTGGACCAAGGTCTATGTGAACTCTGATCTCGTTGGACTTTGCATTGGTGATACAGAGGCTCTTCATGCAAAACTGGTGGCTCTGCGTCGTGATGGAACCTTCCGTTCGGATGTGAGTCTGGCTTGGAACCGTCTGGAGAACTTCTACATAATTACCTGCGACTCGGGTCGTCCTGTGCGGCCTGTCTATCGTGAGGGTGTTACGGAAGCGCAGGTCCTCGCTGCAAAGACGTGGGATAACTTGGTGAAGCTGATGGATTTTGTGGATGCAACGGAGTCAGGTGTGTCTCGCTTTTCTCTTACGCCTTTTGATCAGAAGTCGCAGTCAGAGATCCATATGTCCTTCTGTATGTCGCCTCTTGCGAATCTGATTCCCTATCTGGATCACAATCCTGGAACGCGTAACAACTTTGCGATTGCTCAGCAGAAGCAAGCGTGCTCGTGGTATCACACCAACTATAACAAGCGATTCGATACGATCTGCTCTATCACAGTCAATCCGCAGAAGCCTCTGTCGCACACGTGGATGTATCGCGAGATCATGGGTGCGGGTGGATGCATGCCGTATGGAGAGAATGCAATCGTAGCGTTCACGACCTACGGAGGTCACAATCAAGAGGATTCGATGATCCTGAACGGTGCTGGACTCAAGCGTGGAATGTTCCGCACTCAGTATTTCCATTCCTACGATATTCGCGAGTCTGTCATTGATCAGACTACGATGGCGCACACGATCTTTGCAAATCCCGTAACGGATGCAAAGTATATGGATGTGAAGCGGAAGGAGGATGTGTCCTACGATCAGCTGGGTCCCGATGGAATTATCAAGCTGAACTCCTATGTGGATGACAAGACTGTCCTGGTCGGAATGGTGTCTCCAATTGGCGAGACAGGCAAGTGGCGTGATGCTTCCGAGCTTCCCAAGCGTGGTCAGCACGGCCGTATTGATGGTATCTATCGTTACTCGATTCCCGCTGGATTTGAGGGCGAGGGAGAGGAGAGGAAGCAGATGTTTGTGAATGGAATCAAGATCCGTATTGTAGAGGAGCGTTCTCCTGTTCCTGGCGACAAGATGGCTTCCCGTCATTCACAGAAGGGAACCGTGGGTCAGATCATTCCCGAGGAGAACCTGCCCTTTACTGCAAGTGGTCTTCGCCCCGATATTGTTTTCAATCCCCACGGTCTTCCTACGCGTATGACGATTGGTCAGCTGCTTGAAGCTACAAGCAACAAGCTCGGTATCCATCTGGGTTCCTTTGTAGATGCAACGCCGTTCACAACTTCGGGTAGAATCAATGATCTGAGGACAGAGATGATCCTGCGTGGATTTGAGCCGTATGGACATGAGATCTTGTACAACGGAGAAACGGGTGAGATGATGGAGGCAGATATCTTCATGGGACCGATCTACTACCAGCGACTCAAGCACATGGTAGAGGATAAGATCAACTACCGCGCTACAGGCCCTAAGACACTGTTGACTCACCAGCCTCTTCATGGTCGTGCTCGTGGTGGCGGTCTTGCGATTGGTGAGATGGAGCGTGATGGAATGGTTGCACATGGAATGTCCAAGTTTCTGCACGAGAGTTTCATGGATCGCTCGGATGCAACAGATATTCAGTTCGATCACTCAACTGGACGGCTAGATACAAGTCCCGATACAATGCCGATGCCGTATGCAATGAGTCTTTTTGTGAAGGAACTGGAGTCATCTCATATTGAAATGAAACTTATCACTTCCGCGGACAAAATGGATCTACACTCTACTAGATAAGAGATAGTATCCCACGACAGAATGAACACCAACTACGATCTCGCTCTCCTCAACTGCAAGGCGGCGCCGGCCTACTTCGCGAAGCTGCCGACGGGCGCTCTTGAGCCTTGCGTGTGCTACCCGCTGATGCCTGCAGACACCTACGGGTGGCAGGTTGTCAAGCGCAAGTACCGTGCCAAGAAGATCCGCACGAACGCTGAGCTGGAGGTCGAGGCGGACCTGAACAACTGGGAGGACGTCGACCACTACGGTCGCGCCACCTACGTCCACAACGACACGACACCGGCCTTCGAGCACAACGGGGCGCTGTTCGACATCGGCAGCCGCTTCTAAGCAACTTACACACACAAACCCTCAATCATATGGCGCTATAGTCTAGTGGTTAGGACAGGAGGCTTTGAACCTCTTAGCCCCGGTTCGATCCCGGGTAGCGCCACAACCGATATGGTCTAGCGGTTAGGATAGGGCTCTTTCACAGCCTTGGCTCGGGTTCGACTCCCGATTTCGGTAAACCAAATTTTTTGCTCTATTAGCTCAGTGGACAGAGCGCGGGACTTCTAATCCCGAGGCCGCGGGTTCGACCCCCGCATGGAGTACTTTCCGTGAAACTAGCTCAGTTGGCAGAGCGCGGCTCTTATGAAGCCGAGGTCGCGGGTTCGAACCCCGCGTTTCACACTTTCATCGCATTAGCTCAGATGGTAGAGCGTGGGCCTTTTACGGGGAAACCCCTAGGGTGAGCCCACAGTCGCGGGTTCGATCCCCGCATGCGGTACTTTAGATCAGCTTATACAGGCTGTCTAAAATATCTACCCGCTTACAGGTAAGGATGGAGAGTATAGTAGTGAAGATGTCTGACCATATGTATGTCATCAAGCGTAACGGCGATCGTGTTCCGGTTTCCTTTAACGAGGTCCTTACTCGCATTCAGCGTCTCGCCGATGGTCTGACGCACGTGAACCCTGATTTGGTCGCACAGAAGGTTTGCAATCAGATTCAGGACGAGATTAAGACGTCGGAGCTTGATGAGTTTGCTGCTGAGACATGTGCGATGATGCAGGCACGCTACCACCCTAATTATGGTAAGCTTGCTGCCCGTATTGTGATTGATAATCACCAGAAGATGAATAGTCTGGGAATGAAGGCGGTTGTGAATCACCCTCTGTATGCTCCGGAGTATATTGAGCTTGTGAACAAGCACTTTGCAGAGTACGAGAAGATGATGGTGTCTGATCGTGACTTTATGTTTGACTATTTTGGATTCAAGACCCTGCAGAAGGGTTATCTGCTTCCAAATGAGCGCCCTCAGCACATGTGGCTGCGTGTTGCGATTCAGCTCCACGGCAGCAACTTTGCACTTGTCCAGGAGACATACGATGCACTGAGCCAGGGCTACTTCATTCACGCCACGCCGACTCTTTTTAACTCGGGTACCAATCACCCGCAGCTGAGCTCTTGTTTCCTGGTCCACGCCCAGGAGGATTCGATCAAGGGAATCTACGACACCCTGGGTGAGTGCGCGCAGATCTCCAAGTGGGCTGGCGGTATTGGTCTGTCCGTTCACAACATCCGTGCTCGTGGTGCTACGATTAATGGCACGAACGGCCAGTCAACGGGCCTCACGCCGATGCTCAAGGTGTTCAACGATACGGCCAAGTATGTCAACCAGGGTGGTAAGCGTAACGGCTCGTTTGCAATTTACCTGGAGACGTGGCACGCCGATATTGAGGAGTTCCTTCGCCTGAAGCTGAACACGGGCAACGAGGATGAGCGCGCTCGCGATCTCTTCTACGGTCTCTGGATCTCCGATCTGTTCATGCAGCGTGTTGAGCAGGATGGGTATTGGTCCCTCTTCAGCCCAGATCGGTGCCCTGGTCTGTCTGACTGCTGGGGTGATGAGTTCGTTCAGCTGTATTGCTACTATGAGCGCAAGAACCTCGCAATGCGAGAGATTCCCGCCAAGAAGTTGTGGCAGATGATAGTAGATGCTCAGATCCAAACGGGGACCCCGTATCTACTTTACAAGGACGCGTGTAATGCCAAGTCCAATCAGCAGAACCTCGGAACCATCAAGTCCTCGAACCTCTGCACCGAAATCATTGAGTTCACCTCGCCTGAGGAGACAGCGGTCTGCAACCTCGGGTCTCTGGCTCTCCCCAAGTTCGTCGAGAATGGGCAGTTCAATTTTAAGAAGCTTCGCGAGTATACTGCCATCCTCACTCGGAACCTGGATGTTGTCGTGGACAAGACCTACTACCCTACGGAGAAGTGCAAGCGTTCCAACCTCCGCCACCGCCCCATCGGAGTCGGAATCCAGGGACTCGCCGACGTCTTCGCCATGCTGCGTCTTCCTTGGACCTCGGACGGCGCTGCCGATCTGAATCGCGAGATCTTTGAGAACATCTACTATGCTGCTGCTGAGACGAGCTGGGTGAACTCGAGTACAACGGAGGCATGGCGCGGTATCCAGCTGGATATGGGCAGCAAGACCTACGAGTCTTTTGCAGGGTCTCCGATGAGTCAGGGTAAGATGCAGTTTGATCTGTGGGGTGAGAAGCCGAAGCGCACTCCCTACTTGAACTGGGATCTCCTTGGAATGCGATGTGCAACGGGTATGCGAAACAGCCTGCTCATTGCCCCGATGCCGACTGCTTCGACCTCGCAGATCCTTGGTAATAACGAGTGCTTTGAGCCATTCACCTCCAACCTGTATTCTCGTCGTGTTCTGTCGGGCGACTTCATGGTGGTGAACAAGTACCTTGTGGAGGACCTCGTTGCACGCGGCCTCTGGACGTCAGATATCCGTACAGCAATCATCGCGAACAATGGCTCGGTGCAGAATATCCCGGAGATCCCTGTCGAGCTGCGTGATCTTTACAAGACCGTGTGGGAGATCCCGATGAAGACGCTGATCAACCTTGCTCGTGACCGTGCTCCATTCATTTGCCAGTCGCAGTCTCTCAATCTATTTCTTGCAGAGCCTACTCCGTCCAAGGTGTCGTCTATGCACTTTTATGCATGGAAGACAGGACTGAAGACTGGCTGCTATTATCTGCGAACGAAGGCAGCCGCCAAGGCACAGCAGTTTACTGTGGAGCCCCCAGCGTGCGTTTCTTGCTCGGCTTGAGAAATTGTATCGGGCTTTAAACAAACAAATGTCTGCCCCCGCATCTGCTCCTACTGCCACTGTCGTCGCTCCCTCTGGTGCTGCTGCCACGGCCACCCACATGAAGGGTGGTGCCGTTGTGCTGTCGCCGGCCGCTGTTGGTGGCCGTCGTCGCAGCCGCAAGATGACCAAGAAGATGAAGAAGATGCTCAAGACCCTCAAGAAGATGGGTGGTGATGAGGTCGAGGCCGCTGTTGAGCCGGTCGCTGCCATGGAGGAGGAGGGCGAGGGTGGTCGCCGCCGTCGCCGCAGCCGCAAGCACCGTCGCAGCCACCGCCGCAGCCGCGCTGGCCTGTTCGCGTAAACAGAAATCCTAAATACCCCCAACCAAGAAATTACCAAGAAATAACCGTTCACCTATACAGGTTCACTGTTATTTAGATTGCATCACCGATCTCCGACACCAGCGTGAAAAGCTCGTCAGAGAATCCGTAGTGACATCCATTCGGCTCAGCCATAGGAGGAGCCTTGCGAGCAGTCGTGTTCTTCTTGTGAACCAGACTCACAATGACATCTTGCGGACTGATCTCACGACACTGCTGCTCACGGCCACGGACAAATCCACCGCCCTCCGCGATCTGCTTATCGGGGAACTGACCAGCCTTCCAGAACTGCTTGGTGAAGCAGAGAGTTGCCTCCGATACACGCTCACACATCGGCAGCTTGATCGGAGGCACATTCATGAAGGACTTCTTCTCATGGATGTTGTAGCAAGGAATCACAGTCGAAAACAGACACTCCTTACGAGGCTCTGCAAGCATATGGGCTACACGAGAAAGCAGGCTGTTGCTGGGATACACATCGTCGTCATCCATCGTGACAATGATATCGTGTGTTGCATTTTCCACACCAAGATTCCGCTTGGCACCGATCGTCAGAGGATCATCGGACAGAACATACTTCACATTCGTCAGGTCCGAGATCAGATCCTTGATGTGATCCTTACCGTCATCCACAATCACCCATTCAATCTTCTCTGCAGGATACGTCTGTGCGATTAGGCCATACTTGACGAGCGGGATAAATGCACGGCGATCACGGGTGATGGTGAGAACTGAGATGAAGGGCAGATCCTCCTCCTTGGGCAGCATCTTCTCAATAGAATATGTCTCAAGACCATCTGTCACCTCCTTGATTGCCCGCTCAATTGTCTTCAGGAAGTTCTGGTGACGAGATTCGTAACGAGCGCGGTTCTCACGGCTCTGACGACGGCGATCACGATGATCCATACGAACATAGGCTTCCAGCATGGTCACGATCGAACCTACACTTACATCAACCAGAACTCCAAGACACTCGGGATGCGGGATCGTCTTCGACTCTGCAACCCACTGTGCGTTGTTCGTCAGCTCGCAAAAGGGCTCAATCAGACTGAGCATGAGAAGGCACTCTGCAGACATCGCCTCATTGACGGCGTGACAGAAACCCTCTGCAGCCGACATGCAGATAACAAGACCGCACTCAGCCATCAGCTTATCATAGTCCGTCTCTGACATACGAGAATCATGGACCACAAACTTATCAGAGACCGAATCGGGGATCTTACTAACATGCAGATCGTAGTAGACAAGATCAACAACGGGGAGCTTGGAATACAGAATCAGATCCGTCTGCTGGATGCGCATGTAGGCCTGGACAATCGGCTTCGGGTGACGCCAGATATTCTTGCCAATCGGCACAAGAGCGCGGTTGTAGTCCTTCTTCTCAGGAACCGTCTTATCAACCGACGTCCAGTTGATATAGCGAACAGTCCCCCACTCTGCAAAGAGCTTCTCAGCCTCGCGCGTCTTGACCCAGATCTCATCAACCATGTGACCATACGGCTCCCATGCCTTCTGCGTCCACTCGGGATGGGGAATCCAGATGTTCTTCTTTGCAAACTGAAACAGAGCAGGGTTGATCGACTCTACGAAGAAGTTGATCTCTGCCTCCTCACATTGCGGGTGGAAATGAGGAACGTGACGGATAACCGTGCCCTTCCCCAACGTGTTGAAGACCATACCATGCAAGATATGGATGTCCTGGGCCAGACCCAGGGAGTTGGTATTTCCAATAATATTGACACGAAGCGGCATTTCCTTCTTAAAGGGTCCGCTTTGTAAACTTGTTTGTTGAACGACGCTTGCATGTTCTTGCGTGTCCCTTTACAACACGCTTCCACGAAGCCATATCGCGGGAGGCAGAATGAGTGAAGTTCACAGGGCGATCACGGAACCACACGGGGGTTCCAAGACCGAGATAGGATGCAGTAGGTACGTTGTCTATTTTTGATTCATACTTCTTGCTGAGCGCAACACAGTTCGCAAGCATCTCAGGCGATCCAAAGCAATAGGTCTTTTCCATAGGGTCTCTGCGGTAGGCAATGTCATCAACCACCCAGGCTGTTCCGTTCCACGCAAAGTTATCAATAGGACGAAACAGACCGAGAGATGTATCCCAGATGTACCAGCGGTCCTCCTTCAGAAAGACTCGGTCCTGAAACTTTGTCAACATTACTTAGTTCAAAAAAAGCTTTTGAGCTCACCTGTCCGCGTGCCATAGATGTTCGTCATCACCGGACGCTCAATGGGAGCAGGGAAGTCCTCAATGTCCTTGCGGTAGTACTTGTAGGCCTCAATCTCCACGAGGATGTTGTTCGCGCACCAGCCGATCACGCGGTTGTTCAGCAGCTCAAGCTCCTCCGATACACGAGCAGGGTCATTCTGCGCATACTGGAGGTAGTACGAGCGCATGACTGTCTTCAGGTCTGCCTCGTTCTGGGGACCGATCACGTAACGCTTAGCACCACTCATCATCAGAACCGAAGACGCAATCGAGCCCTGAAGGTTTTCGATATTTGCCTCGCTGAAGTAGATCGTGTTCAGAGGCGTAGACTCGTGACGGTACTGCATCTGCTCAGCTACGCGCGTGGGGACAACATACGGCTCCTGCGCAGTGAGGGTGTATGCAGGCAGAGTGGACTTTTCCTCATCACCACTCAGAGGAAGGCGACCCGTGTGCTTAGGTGCATTCGGGATAGCAGTTCCAGTGTAGAAGTCGGCAAGGGACTTAGCAGTCAGGTCAACAAGGGGAGAAGTCATTGCTTTGTTATAAGACAATCTTTCCTCCAATGCTACCTGTATCTGGCTGGAGGATATCCAGTTCAAGAGTGTAGACAGGCTGCAGACTTGCATTCATGAACTCCAGATTTGATCCAACCAACGAGTTCGGCTCCAAGATTGTATACGTTCCCGGGTCAATGGATTTGGGATATGTGGGAGAGATGTTACCATTGTTGCCTACTGTAAAAAAGTTGGGAATGATGAATCCATTGAAAGAAGAGATATACGGTGATGTGCGGGGTTGACCGAGCGACTCGCGCGGCTGATAGATACCATCTGAGTCGGCTATGTAATCGAGCAGATGCAGTACAGGGAACGTGCCTGTCAGAAGAGCCTGGATGAAGCGAAACTTATCCGTGTTCTGCACTGCAAGGTACGAAGACTTCATCATGTTTGAAATGGTTCCAGGATAGAACACGATACGGTCACCGATACGCATCTCGTTTCCACTGAAATACTGAAACTGTGGCGTGAAGCACTTGATATACATTCCATCGGCATCTGTTTGCATCAGAGAGATGGTCAAGTTGTCGTTGTGAACAAAGACGTTACCGATGGGATCTGACACACTGATCTGAATACGCTGCAAGTTTGTAATCGGGCTCTGCAACTTGAGAGACTCCTCTCCCCACGGCTCATAGTCAAACTGCTGCACACCTACCGATGTGTTGAAAACCTGCTGCTGGCGTTGCTTCTGGGTCATCACGGAGAACGAACGACGAGTCGGCTCATTGCCTCCAACGTATTGTCCAAAATACTCGTTCAGATAGAGCATCAGGTACGGATACGTAGAGAAGGTAGAGAAGGTTGTGTTCGCAAGAGCGTTCGAAATAGTTGTAGACAGTGCGGCATTTGATCCAGTTGGAATGAGAGGTAAATCAAGAAACTGACGCTGGGGCATCACTGCACGAACAAGTCGGATAGCTGCTACGTTGCACGGTGTAAACACACTTCCGAACCCTGCGCCTGAAGGGGCAATTGTATACCCAGTGTCGTATGCAATGAAGTTCCCGCTCGGAAGGCTTGAATTATAGGCAGGGTAACTAGTGTTTGACATGGTCCATCCTCGGCTGTTCGGCATGCCAGGGATCGGCGCTGACAAGAGTTGCTGCTCGTCGGAGAAGGTAGGCACAAAGGGGTTGTTCGTGTAGACGGGCGGATTACTTGCATTGGAACTCTGACCTCCAAATGTAAAGATCAAATTGGAAAAAGGATTCGGCTGCTTGACCCAATCGCGTTGCGAGGTATCCATCACAACATATCGCTTTACAACAACAGTCTTCGGCGACGCCTGCAAGATGCCTACATCCGAATGGGATCCGATCGTTTGGTCCGTGTAGGAAACAGACGGCACATTGCTCGACTGTCCATTTGAAAAAGGTTCGACCGATGCATACCTGCGCGTCTCCTGCATCTGCACTCGTGGATCATAAGAATATACTTTTTGAGATGCCTTGTCTTGTTGAATCAGCAAATCGAGGTAGCTCATACTCTACTTATTATACCTGCTCTAAATCTGCAAGCCACATATTCCCCGCATTCGTATTCTGCAGCCTCTCAATCTCAGCCAGCATGTCTGCCATATCCTTCTCGTGCTTGGCCACCTTCTCAGCGGTGAAAGCCGACACGGGTAGGCGCATGATGTACTCGTAGCTTCCATCGATGTGCTGATACTCAAGCTCTCCCAGGATGTTGTCACACTCCTTCAGCGTCTTCTTCTTGAGGTTGGCCTCCGGCTCCTCCTGAATCTGATCGCGGATAAAGCGGACCACGTTCTTATGATACGGTAGCTTCTCCTCTAGCATCTTGATCTGATGCAGACGGCGCTTGTCGTACAGTTCCAGTCGGACATTGTAGAACTCACACAGGATACTCGTGAGACTCTCATACTTGGTGATGACACCCTCATGATTGAAGGCGTGCATGTTCGTCGTGCGCACCTTCTCTGTCAGCGACTTGACCAGCGCCTTCTCGTCAATGCCCTTGATCGTGATGTTGATCTGCTGATCCGTCGAGGTATCCGTGAAGTCCTTGATGCGACCCTCAGCAAGCTCCTTCTCCAGCCACTCGCGATAGTCCGCCGTCCACGTTCCCGGCGGCAGCTCCGTCACCACAAAGTCATCCTTGACCTTCTTGTAGACACCCACAACCCCCTCCTCCGTATACGTTCCCTTGAAGCCCTCGAAGTAAGGCGTGATATCCTTGCTGGCAACCGGCCTTGCCGACCGAAGCATGCCGACAAGCAGGTCCTTGATCACCTTCGGATTGCACGGCGGAATGTAGGTCGAATACCCAGTGCCGATACCGCGAGCTCCGTTGATCAGAAGCATCGGCAGAATCGGTGCATACCACTCAGGCTCAACAGGCAGGCCATCGTCGTCGCGATACTTCAGAACCTCAAAGTCCTCCTCACGCACAATCTTGCGAATGCGCGGCTGCAGGTAGGTGTGGATGTAACGAGGAGATGCTGCGTCCTTGCCACCCTGAATGCGTGTACCAAACTGTCCCTGCGGAACCAGCCACGGCACGTTGTTGGAACCCATGAAGTCCTGCGCCATGCCGACGATCGTCTCGTTCAGCGAGGCCTCACCGTGATGGTAACCGGTGTGCTCCGACACGTATCCTGCAAACTGCGCTACACGGATCTCCTGCGTGAGATTACGCTTGAACGCTGCATACAGGATCTTGCGCTGTGAAGTCTTCAGTCCGTCCATAACGTTCGGGATCGAACGCTCAAGATTGTAGTAGCTGAAGTGGATCAGATCCTTGTGAATGAATTCATCGTAAGGAACCTTGTTACCAGCCGGCACCTGCGCCGTGCGATCATAACCCTTCAGCCACTCCTTACGGTCATCAGCACGCTGCTTGTTGAACGCCAGATCAATCGACTTGTCAGACTCTGCATCGTAATCAAATCGCACAGCATTCACCTTTGCAAAGTAGTCCTTCGCCTCATCGCGCGTCGAGGTACCCAGTCCCTTGTAGTACTTCACCTTCCAACCCACGCGTCCTTCGGACGCTCTCCACTGCTCGTACTCATACTGCGAGTAGAAGGTACGGTTCTCCTTGCCCTTGTGCGCCTTCACGATCGGCGTAGCCATGTAGGTCAGAAAGCCGGGGATCGCAATAAGCTCGTGCCAGAGCTCGTGGAACAGGTTGATCAGCAGACCACGAATGTGGCTGCCATCGAGATCCTGATCCGTCATGATCATCACCGAACCGTAGCGCAGGTCCTTCACATCCGTATACTTCTTGCCCGACGTCAGGCCGATGATCTTCTTCAGCTCCGCAATCTCCTTCGTCTGCTCCACCTTCGCATCGCTCGTGTCCTTCACATTCAACACCTTGCCCTTGAGCGGATAGACACCGAAGAACTTCCGCTGTTCCTGGCTCAGACCGCTCAGTGCCATCGCCTTGGCTGAGTCTCCCTCCGTCAGAATCAGCGTACACTTTGCAGACTCCTTCGTCCCAGCACTCATGGCATCATCCAGCTTGGGGATGCCCGTGATACGGCTCTGCTTCTTGCCGTCCGTCTTGCTGTTATCCTTCGCATCCTTCGCTGACTGCGCCTCCAGGATCTTCGGCACAATCGCCAGCTTTGAAACAACCTTCTTCAGTGCATCGTCCGACATCTTGTAGCTTGAGCCGAAGGCGCTTGATTTGGTCGTCAGCGTCTCCTTCGTCTGACTCGTGAAGCTCGGGTTCTCAATCATCGCCGTGATGAACACTGCAAGATGATCCTTCACCAAGCTCGGCTTCACCTTCACCTTCTTCTTCGTCTCCAGGTACTCGACGATGTGACCGACCACCTGATTCGTCACAGCGTCCACGTGCGTACCACCCTTCGAGGTCCAGATGCCGTTGACAAACGACATGCTGAACGCCTTGTCCGTCGGGCTGTCAGCAATCGCAATGTGCCAACGCTCATTCGGCGTCTCATACACCACCGTCTCGCAACCGAAGCCCTTCGCGTAGTCGGTCAGGTTCTTGCACTTCACCGCCGTTCCGTTCCACGTAACCTTCACCTCCTTGCCGAGCGTCATCGCAAGATCCCAGACACGGCGCTCAATCAGCTGAATCATCTCCAGCGGGATGTTCGTCATGCCGAACCGTGCAAAGTCCGGCAGCCACTCGACTGAGACACTTGACTTCCCCTTCGTCTTCGTCACCTTCGGCTTCTCGATCTCCGTCATGTTGTTTCGGAACGTCTGGCGATAGGTCAGTCCACGCGCCTGATCCACAATCGTCACACTCATCTCCTTTGCAAAGATGTTTACCAGCTTCACACCATAACCGTTCTTACCACCCACCAGCTTCTTCTCATTCTTGTCGTAGTTCGTCGATGTCAGTAGCTCTCCAAAGATCATCTGCGGGATCCACGTCTTATGCTCGGGGTGCTCAGCAACATCAATCGGCTCGCCATCGTTCTTGATGTCGAAGCCGATATCCGAGCAGACAATCTCGATGTTCTTCACGGGGTTCTCGCTCTTCTTCTGACGCAGACGGATAACCTGATCGTGAGCATTGACCAGTAGCTCATCAATTAGCTTGTAGAAACCAGGATTGACCGGAATTGTTGCAGGCTTGAATGCATCGGCGTCTCGCAGAAACACTTCCTCCGGAGCCGTGGCCACACTACCAATGTAGGTGTCGGGGAGGTCCAGGATGTGCTCGCGGTGCGTCTTGCGTTGGTAGGCAGTAGAAAGGTCAGTCATTTTGCTCGTAGGTACTGTCTAGAACTTTGAGACTTTTACTTCCGTTTTATTCAAAGATGTCAGGTCAAGGTCCAGTGGGTCCTGTAGGACCTCAAGGGCCACAAGGAATATCAGGACGCAGAGGATTGCAAGGAACACCCTACGGACCAGCTGGAATAAACCTTTTTAGTCCTGGCGGTAAGACTGCTATTATAGTTCCGAACTCCGATCAGATCTCTGTCACAACGTCGACGTATGGAACTAACTATCTGATTGGAACAACTGGTCTTACGGGACCTGTTGATCTCGGAAATGCCATCTTATTGCAGGGGTATGTAATAACTCTCACGCTTCCATCCACAATGGTAGCGGGAGATGCGGGTGCTTATTGGGTGTTTACGAGCACATCAGGATACCCTTTGCAGATGAACCTTGTGAATGGTACTGCAGTCTATCGAGGAACAGCTGCAGCGACTACTTTCTATGTTGGAAGCAGTATGGCGCTGGCGTACAGCGGAACAGGGACATCTTATATAGTACTATAACAAATGAGTGGTCCCGTAGGACCCACTGGAATCACGGGTCCCTACGGTATGCAGGGTCTTCGTGGGAAACAGGGACAAGCATTTGGTCCAACAGGTCCTCCCTATGCACCATCCGTAGGTCGTCTTACCATTGTGACACCGAATTCATCGACAATTCAACTTACAGTCGGAAGCTTGGGTACCTACTACAATATCACAAGCAACGCCACAACGGACGGAAATCTTACGATATCGTTCCCACTTTGCAATGCAACCTATCCTGAGACAAATGAGCTCTTCCCTGCTCCAGAACAAGCAGGATCCTTTTGGAGATTTCGGAATAACTTCACAGTACCCCTTATTTTTACATTTTCAAATGGCACGGTGAGTTATGGCGGAACGAGTAATGCAACTTCATATTATGTTCCACTTGGTCAGGGAGTTTCGATAACGTATGATGGTTCAAATGCTTTTATAGTCATGTAATAAATGTCCGGTGCAACTGGTCAATGGGGACAACAAGGATTACAGGGACCAAAGGGAGTTCGTGGTCCAGATGGAATGCTTGGTTGGGGATATGGATTGACAACTGGACCTACAGGAACTATTGGAAACTCAACTATGGTAACATTAGTAGGTTCACAGACATTCGACTTAACCAGTGCAAATTCCGGAACACTCTACAATATAACCGGAATCACTACACTCTATCAAGACATATACTGTATGACCTCGACACTTACATCTGGAGATGCTGGACTAGTATGGACATTTTACAATGGAAATGACGTTACTGTTGGAGTAGGTTCAGCAACTCTTCTAAGTGGACAGTCAGTCGGATTTATTTGGGATGGAACAACTCTTATAAGTATATAATGTTGGCTAGCGTGATCCACAAACGGACACCTATATCTTACGGACCAGTAGTCCTTGCTGGATCTACAGCAGGAACAAGTGGGAGTACGGACGGAACAACGACAGCTGCTCGATTTAACAATCCGACCTGGATCGTTGCCGATGGTATTGGCAGCTACTACATTTCAGATACGAGCAATCATACCATCCGCAAGATGACCAGTGCAGGTGTCGTGACAACTGTTTTTGGAACTGCTGGAGTTGCTGGATCTGATCTGTCTCACCTGAACAGTCCTCGTGGAATTGCGCTTGACTTTGCAAAGAACCTGTATGTTGCAGACTACTCAAACAGCCGTATTCTTTTTATCTCAAATGGCAGCACAACGGGATCCAACTACGGAACTCTATCGAATGTAATACAGGTTGCAGTTGATTCGAACGGAAGCAATCTACTGGCCATGACCAATGTCGCCAGCAAAAACATATATCAATTTCGAAACGGCGCTCTCGATGGTCTTCTTAATACAAGTGTCACGTACAATGGAACTACTTATAACCTGATTGGCGGCTCTATTGCATATAGTCCAGCGGGTTCGTTCTATTGGGCGCCAATACCAAATCAAGTTCAAAACCAGCAAGGCATGTCTCGTTTGGGAACCCTTCAGGCACCCACAATTATTACTACGGCTGTTGGAGGAGTGAATGCCTACGGGTATTCAGGGCATAATGGTGAAGCGCTTGCTAGTGTTACGTCAAGTGCTGGAATTACGGTTGGAATGCCTTTTACCTTTTCTGGATTTACAACCGGTTCGTACGCTAGTTACAATGGATACAACGGAACAGTATTGGCTGTCAATCAGAGTGCCGCAAACAACTTTACATTCAAATACGTCCCATATTTGACATACCCGACTGCAAAGCCCAATACAGATGCATCGATTTCAAATAGCGTTTCAAACTCCGGATCGTCGTATTCAAACATAATTTCGATTGGATGGGATTCAAATACTGTTTTTCAAGGACCTGGATCGTTTGCCCCTGCAGATAGGCTTCGACTGAACTTCTATTTTTCAGATAGTAATAGTGTGTTCCCAAGTATATCAAAAACTTTCGGAGGCACCGCTCTTTCAGGAACGACAACACTTGCAGGATTTAGCAATTCCTTTTCAGTTTATAACGGCGCTTATACAACGAGCACGGTATCATCTATGAGTGTACAAGATGTTGGGTATACAACTGCTACAACTATTATGATGGGCTTTACGATGGGTATTACATCGGGTGCCAGCGTTACACAACAATATACATCCTTGCAATTCGGAATGTATCGCACAAGCCTTGCAGGGTATACGCTTCGTGGTCCTGGAGTTCCGGATGGGTGCTTAATCATATCGGATTCGTACAGTGGATCAGACAATTTTGGAACTATAACAATCAATATTGCACTCGTCACGACGGGTTCAGGGTATTTTGTTACCGATTGGCCTTTTAGTGCGTCTCGTGCGGTCACCATAGATTTTGGTTCTAACGTAATTCCTTCTGCCGGTGGATCCGGAGCAACGTTTACCGCGAAGGTCATAAACAACTCATCAAATGGTGTTACTATAAATGGAGCTCCTTATGGATATATCGTCAACAATATTCAGTTCCCTGCAGCCAATATCAGTGCATTCTATGCATCTGCACAATACGGCGGTGGTATTCAAAAGTACAATCTTGTTGGAGATGTAGGTACAAGTGCAGAATCCAATTCTGCTACAGGAAATCCACTATCCTTTTGCGTAGCAAACTATCCTACATCTGAGCTTGTTACGTTTGTTCCGACAGGATCAAGCAACAATATTGTCATCTACTCAAAATCCTACTAGACACTTTCACTCAATCAACTTCAAGAATCTAATGCCTCCGAGAAAACATCTTCCCGAAGCCCCTGTGATTTTCTCTCTTCGACTTCCGTCTGAGGAGAATATCCCTGTCCCTGCTGGAAGCACTGCTACGTTTGTTGATGTGACCCAGTGTGCTTGGTCGGAACCGACCCAGACGACGACGAACTATGCAGAGATCCTCTCTACCGTTGAGACGTCTCGTGTTGCTGAGCGGTTCAACACGGATACGATGAAGGATATCCTTAGTCGTAGCCGTTCTCCTTCTTATGGAGCCACAACTGCATGTATGTGGTGTTGTCACCCGTTTCCCTGGAAGGCATCGATCCTTCCTGTGAGCTACGACGCATATGAGAATATGTACGCCTGCGAGGGTCACTATTGCTCTCCTGAGTGCGCTCTGTCCTACCTCTACAACGATATCTCTCTGTCCGATGTGAGCCGTTGGAGTCGTCATGCACTTCTTTCGGACATGTATCGGGCACTCTACGTCAACAAGACGATGACCCCTGCTCCTCACCGTCACATGCTCCGTATGTTTGGTGGGCCTCTGGATATTGAGCAGTTCCGTGAGTATGTTGCGAATTCAGAGGATATGATTGCTGTTCAGCTGCCTCCTCTCCGCCTTCATGTTCCGACGATGAACGTGCAGGGGCCTATCCGTGATGTCAAGAAGTTTGTGTCGCTGTCTCAGGAAACTGTTGACAAGGCATCCAAGGAGTTGCGTCTCCGTAGGACAAAACCTGTGCACCAGACGGGAGCTACGTTAGATAAGTGTATTACATCATACGGCATCATATAAAGCATGCAGTTCAACGAACTTCTGAAGACACAGATGATGCTGCAAATGCCCTCTACCAAGAATCCGCTGCTGAATATGTTGGCTCTCAATGGATTTGAGATTGTTGTAAAGACGTTCCCTACGTGGTCTGCGTGGGCTCGGGCATTCTGTTGCACCCGTCAGAAACCGAAGGGAAGTGTTGAGGTCCCGCAGTCTGCTATGAAGACACCGAGGGCATCTATTACCTGTGAACGCGGTGCTCAGACATCTGCAAATGCAAACCGTCCTGCTCAAGCAACAGTCTACTCCAGTCGAATGGATGCTGTGATCTTCTTTGTGACGACGCTTCCTGCGATGAAGAGCCTGCTTGGAGTCACGAACCACGACTACCTGCCGAATGAGTTTGAGCCTGTCTGTCTGGACAACGATGTCTACTTTGAGCTCAACGATCTCAAGGTGACAGATGGTGCACCCGAGATCATCAAGTTCAAGCTCTATTGCTACGATCACGATGTCCAGCACCTCCAGACTTTTGTGGATAGCTGCAATGCAGATTACGAGCGCAGGATGGCGAACAAGCTGGGTGCTCACCGCTACTACTTTGATCAGATGATTCAGACCAAGACCAAGGGGTCTGTCCAGAATCCCCTGCCTTCTACTCACCTGGTCTACACCAAGGCAAAGTTCGTCACAACACGTACCTTTGAGAATGTGTTCTTTGAGCAGCGCAAGCAGGTCAAGGATCGTGTCAACTTCTTTTTGGAGCACCGTGATTGGTATGAGAAGAAGGGCATTCCGTATACTCTGGGCTTTATGTTCCATGGACCTCCTGGCACAGGTAAGACGTCAAGTATCAAGGCTATTGCAAACGCAGGTCGTCGGCACATTGTTAATATTCAGCTCTCAGAGGTCAAGACGAAGCAGCAGCTCCAGCACCTCTTCTTCAACGACGAGCTGTATGTGTTCAACGGTGTCAACACGGAGAAGTACACGATTCCTATTTCCGAGCGCCTCTACGTGATTGAGGACATTGATGCGATGGGCGATGTAGTTCTGCGCCGTGAGTGGAAGAAGCCCGTTGTGGTAGACGACAAGAAGAAGGAGGACGATATCTTTGGTGATCGGAAGGGAGAGGACAAGGATACATTTGACCTGTCCTTCCTGCTAAACCTGCTCGATGGCACCTTGGAGGCAAATGGTCGCATCATCGCGTTCTCGTCGAACTACCCGGAACGTATTGACAAGGCCCTGATTCGTCCGGGTCGTGTCGATATGATTGTTCATTTCAAGAATTGTAGTCAGAAGGTGTTGAAGGAGATGGTGGAGTCGTTCTATGAGCAGGAAGTGGACATTCCAGATACTCCTGCACTAGAGGACAAGTGGTCACCGGCAGAAGCTGTGCGGGTGCTGTTCCAGAACTTTGGTGATCCGAAGGCTGCTGTAGCTGAATTGATTTATCTGAATCCGAAGGGGCTGTATGATGGAATTGAGGAATCAAGCACATCGCTTGGAGATGTCAAGGAGTAGAATGATATAGCCCCAAATAGAGGACTTGTTCTGCTCCGACATTCCAATCCAATAACCCTTGAGCTTCTGAATGACTTGCTCCATTGTATTGTCCGGATCAAGATGGCTAAAATCATGCTTCATAAAGAAATCATCATTCTTCGCGCGCAATGTCTCCTCATACGGGCCGACATGCTTCGTGAATTCCGAAAGAACAAGTCCAGGGTTAACCTTCTGCAAAAGTGTTACACCCTGATCATATGCAGGGAAGTCCTCGTCGTCAGGAAAGACCTTGGTGAGCTGGCCCATAAACTCGTGAAACTGGGTGAAGAAGGCATCCATGAAGATCTTCTTCGACATCTTACTACTTACTTATTTACGATATTGTGTAAATCTACTGGCGAACGGGACCCGCGAACTCTGCATCACGCTGCTTCTGCATTGCTTCCATTCTGGACGCAAGATCACCGTTGCGGCCATTCTTGTCACCGTCGTAGCTCTGCTTGGTCTCGGGCTCAGCCTGAGGCGGCGTGTACTGGGTATTTCCAATGTAGGTGTAGTGGAGCTCATCCGCAACAAACTTGTTCGGTGCAGCCCAATCGGAATACATGTCCGAGAAGCCAGAGCCAGAGAACGACCACTCTTGAATACCCTCATTTCCACCCTGGGCGCTGAGCTTGGACCCCGTCGGCTGCTGGGCAGCAACCTGCGACTGCTGCTGCGTCGGAACCTCGCGGCGAGAGGTCACGGGCTTTGCAATGTAGGAGTAGATGTCCTTGCCGATGTAGACATCCTTCGTCTCGGGATTGTAGAGAGTCGGGACGCTCTTCAGGAACGGCGGCAGTTCGGCACGCGTCTTACCATCAATAGAATACATACGGCAAAGGCTCTCCTTCTTGAGACCCTTTAACGTCTGGATGATCTGCTGCGAATGCGAACAACGTGTACTGTAGAAGAGAATCGGCTGGTTGTTCATCTCGTTGCTGTCTTGCCTGAAAAAAACGGATACACTATAACGAAAGCAAGAGTAGATACAATGGAGTCCTCTACTATCTCTCTTGGTGGTAACCGTCTCGACGCCGAGTTTAAGAATGTCCCTATCGCTTTCGTCAATGGCTTGCGTCGCATTCTTCTTGCAGAGATCCCTACGGTCGTGGTCCGCGACGTCCAAATCCTCGACAACTCAACCAAGATGATTCATGAGATGCTGAAGCACCGAGTAGAGATGCTTCCTATTAACGTGAAGCCTGAGGAGGCTGCTGTGATTCGTGATACGAAGATTGAGCTTCGGTTTCTGCCTCCAGCGACTCCTGATCTGACGCGCAAGGCCGCGGTGGACGTGACCACGGATGACTTTGTGGTGGATGGTCCTCGCAAGAATGTCATCCTGAAGGATCGCGATCTGGATGAGCCACTCTACTTCATGCGCCTCCAGCCCTCTGAGTCGATTCATGTGAAGGCCTCGCTTGCGGTCGAGACGAAGGGTGCATCGCAGGTTTGTGTGGCGACCTTCAAGAATCACATTGATCCGGATCGCGCTGCATTGGACAAGGATTCGTATGTAGCTCTTGCGGGTGACGATGAGGTTCTTCGTGCTGAGCGCGCAAAGATCTTTGATAACTTTGAGATTCAGAGGTCGTATGCTCTGGACGATGAGGGTCGGCCGTATTGGTTCGATTTCGCAGTGGAGAGCATTGGTGTGATTCCTGCAAAGGAGCTGCTAGTCCGCGCTGCAACGATCTTTAAGAAGAAGATTGAGGACTGGTGCAACAATCCAATCCTGCGAGAGGAGGGAGATTGGTATACAGTTGAGACAGAGGAGGAGGGTCATACAATTGGCGCACTTGCTCAAATCCTCATCTACAACCAGAAGGTCAACTTTGTGTCCTACCGCATTGTCCATCCTCTTCTGCCCAAGATGATTGTGCGGTTCAACAGCAAGACTGCGCCTGAGAAGGTGATTGAGAAGTTCAAGCAGGAGGCGGTGGCGCTCTGCGAAAGCATTCTTAAGTCAGTATAATGGGTGAGGACTTCACATTCGAGCCGTCGGAGTTCAAGGTCTTGGAGGAGTTCGTCTACGACGAAACTATCCAGCGTCCAGAAACAATTCGTTTTTACACTTTGGAGGAACAGGTCAACGATGCCTACGAAAAGATGATTCCGAGTGGACGCACGACGAAGTTTCAGATGGAGGTTCTGAAGAACGAGGCTGATCGTCTGCGATCTCTTTATCAGGATCATATTGTTCCAACTGCAGAGACCTATCTTCTGCGCGAACCAGAATACGGACAGCACTTCAGCTGGATCAGTCCTGTGTACGTAGATCTTGAATTGAAGACATACGCAACTCGACAGGACTGGATTCCGCACGTAGAGCCTGAACGTCTCCGTCTCCCCAATTTCTATCGCACACTTATGACTTCACTTCCTAGGCCCTACAAAGGAGAGAAGGAAGGAACGCCGTATACTCTGGAGAGACCTACGACTTTCGTGGATTCGGATGGCAAGAGTCCTATTCGTGCTCTGTCTACTTTTTACTATCCCAGAACGCAGCGTCACGAGGATGGACGGTTTGATGTTCTGAGTGTTCCGATGGCAAACACAGACGACACAGTCAACTTCATGGGCTACTATGCAAAGAAGCGTCCTGTTCCTGTTCCGAACCCTCTTCCCGATCACCCGTTTCTCCAGTCCAGCGATGCAGTGATGGTAGAGTCAACAGCACCCCTGCACGAAGTCGTTCCTTCGCTTGATGCGATTCTGACCCATGCGGTTCCTGTCACAACCGACCCCTATGTCGAAGGCATGAAGTACCTGCGAGTCTATGATGTGCAGCTGTCCGATATTCCATGGAAGTCGTGGAAGTCTCGGTTTCCCCCTGCCGAACGAGTGGGCGAGCCTGCAGAGCCTCTTGTGATTGATTTCCCCAAGCCGAGTGGAGACAAGCCTTCGGAAAACCTGATGAAGTATTACTCTGACTATTTCCCTGCACTGTCTTCTCGCAAGTGGCTGATGGATCAGATAGATGGTGGAGAGATGGTTGTGCACATGCTTATGAGCCAGGCTGGACAGAATGGCACAGTTGCAATCATGCCTGGTTCGGATGCTGAGTTTGAGTATCCCAAGACAACAATCGCAGAGTGTGATTTGGAGGGACTTGATTTTCACGACTTTTCGATCCGTGGTACTCTGCGTCGCAAGTGGGTAACTGTGAAAAACAAGAATACAGGGAAAGAAGAGGATATCGTAACCTACCAATGTGTCCCTCTGGAGCTTGTGAAGCAAGAACGAAAGCGGGTTGGATATGCAGGTCGTAAACAATGGACGGAGACAACTCCAACTGCGATCCTGGAGAACTATGTCAAAGCACTTGTTGCTGCTCGTCCTGTAGAAGCAAAGCCTAAGAAGGAGGACAAGATCCCCACTGCACCTGTGCGTGAGGTATCCCAGCTGCATCACGAGATCGTGAGTGTTCTCAAAGACAGACAGCGATTTGCAGAGGACAAGATGCGTGATATCACAGAGCTGATTCGAGATGCGATCCTTGATCAAAAGACGTATGTGGATTCGAAGGGACTGTTTCTGGTTTGCTCTCACACACTTGCTATTCTGAGCGGTGATCTGGCTCAGGATCGGCGTGCGTTTTACGATACATGGACAGCACGCGTCGATGGATTCCGTGTTTGTAAGTCATGTGGAGAGCACATCAATTCGGATGTTCTGGAAGAGCAGGAGGAGTTTGATGACAATGGTCGTGTAATCCGTCATGCAGATGCTCTTGCAACAACAGTCTTCAATGGACATGGAGTTGGTGATCAGGTGAGTTCGTTTGCTGGATTGAAAGAGTTGTTCGATCCTGCAAAACCCTGCGATGAGGTGTTCTTTATGCTGATCTCTCTGCTGTTTGTTCTGCCCTCGGTCGATCAGCTTATGCCTATTTTGGAAATGGGACGGACGATCTCGGCTCAGCTGGACAAGGCAAAGCTGGATGGCGGTGTAGCGGGTATTGCACAGATGATTCTTCTGCTTCAGTCTCACGTTCCTGTTCTTGTTCCTCGCAGATCCTTTGGAAGCAAGCCGCTGACTCTGAATGGATATCCTCGCGATGCTGCAGCACCCGAAGGATACACGATCTTGGATAGCATGATGCTTGTTCTGACCAAGACACTCGAAGCCTATCCCACTTCCTTCAAGGGCTCAAGTGCATCGACTATGCGATTCGTTCTGAATCAGCCACAGAAGGTCAAGACACTTGTGCAGAAGACACTCACGACAATCCTCAATAAGTCAGAGCCGATGCGTGCTGCCTTGGAGAAAGCAAAGGCTTCGATTCCTACAGGGGATCTGACCAAGCCCTCTACGATGATCCCTGGCGATCTTGTGGTTCCTTCGAAGGACAAGTTTGGAACGATCAAGAGCACACCTGCATGCCCTTCGACACGTGCTTACTGGACAACGCTGCGTCCGCCTAGAATCAAGCAGCCCGATGTTCCTCTGCGTCAGGGGATCAATCACTTTGAACGTCAGGGGTCTGAGAACAAACTAATCGAGGAAGCCGTTTCGGAGCGTGTAACACCCGAGACAGTTCCAGTGAAGGACAAGGAAGTGATTGCGAGACTGAAGATGGGCAAGGAAGGTGCATCCGAAGATTGGCATACAAATGTACTGATTGCATCCCGGTTAGCAACTGTCTTTGAGATGCCGATGCCTGTTCGCACATTGGATCCCAATCAAAAGAAGGATGATCTGCGTGACATTACGAAGGGATATGTGTATGAGCTCATCAAGGAGATCAGCAAGGACCCGATCAAGAAGACGAAGCTTGATGCAATGCGAAAGAACGATATCACACTTGTGATGCTGACGGCTGATCTTGCAAAGGAAGTTGCAACAACGAATAGTCTGAAGGCCCAGGAGCGTATCACATTCACCGAGAAGTTCCGAGCCATGACAGATGCCGATCGCGAAATCACAAAGGAGCTGGTGGATCGTGGACTAATGACCGCAATGATCACGAAGGAAGACCGTCGCAAGTTTGCAAAAAAGGTGGCTGAACAAGAGGCAAAGGAAAATGATGAGATTGGAGTAGGAAGACCCGTTGACTACGAGGATCAGGGTGAGGTTCCGATTACAGATGACCGGGTGGAGGATGGAAATTACGGCGACTACTCGAATGCTGCAAATAACGATGGCAGAGACCAAGAACAGGCCACTATGTTCGATGAGGAAGACACAGGCATTTAAAGGTGGATGTCCGGTAATAGATAATGAATCTGCTTAGTATTTGGCTTATCCGTAGTGACGATCGCAAGGACGACCAGATCGACTTCAAGCGTGGTCGTGACGCCATGGCACCTCTGAATGTGTCCTACAAGCCGGGTGATATCAAGACGACGTACAACTTCACGCTGACTCGCGGTGGTGTGCGTACCTACCTTGGCAACCTGTTCCGTGCTCTCCAGGCGGACCAGGACCCGTGGGAGCAGGTTCAGATCTCGGCTGTTACGGGCCCCGCGATCATGTACCATGTGAGCGACCTCGAGGCTGCCGAGGATATCATCATGGGCACGATCGACACGGCTCTGTATGCGAACGTCGAGCTGGATTAAACACTTCAAACAACCCCTACCAAGAAATCTAAACTATATTTGATTTTCCAAACGGAAAATGAAACATAGAAAGGGTAAGGAGTGGAAGGTATCATGTTGACTATTCAAGGATATCAAATCAAGAAGTCCGAGAAAGATGCTGCTCTCAAGAAAGCACTCACCGTCAAGCCCTTCTCAATCATCAATCCCCACGCCGTTCCCCGATATCCTGTCTACCACGAAGACAAGGAGTATCTCTACCTCCCGAAGCACTATGGACTTGACAATTTCGGGAAAGTCCCCAGTCTACGAGACGTTGCAAAAACCGACGCGAAGTTCTGGCAGTTTGCAGGTTCAATCCGTCCAGCCCAGCTTCCTGTCGTTAACTCCTTTCTCCACCCTGAACCGCACGACGGTATCCTCTCACTCCATACCGGAGGAGGCAAAACCGTCTGTGCACTGTACATCGCCTCTCGTTTGCAGCTTCCAACCCTCGTTATCGTTCACAATACCTTTCTCCGAGACCAGTGGGAAGACCGCATCAAATCCTTTCTACCGAACGCCCGAATCGGCCGAGTCCAAGCCGACGTCTGCGAAGTAGCGGATCGTGATGTTGTGATTGTTATGCTCCAAACCCTTTCGATGAAGGAACTAAATGCGAATCTCTTCAAACCGATTGGTCTTGTCATTGTGGACGAGTGCCACCATATTGCTTCAGAGGTGTTTGTGCAGGCGCTTCCCAAGATCACCTCAAGGTATATGCTAGGCTTGTCTGCGACACCTGATCGCAAGGACAAGCTGATGTATGTCATCAACTGGTTTCTTGGACCCTTGCTCTACAAGTCCGACACAGGTGATTCAGTCGACACGAAGGTCAACGTGGAGGTGTTTGAGTATGTGAATCACGACACAGTCTTCAACGAGATTGTTCTGAGTTCAAGCGGCTTTGTATCGGTTCCGATTATGGTGAACAAGCTCGCGGAATGCGAGGACCGAACCAAGTGGCTCTGTGGCATTATTGAAGATATTTGTGAAGAGGGTCGTCAGGTGCTTGTGTTGTCGGATCGTGTTCAACACTGTGCTGATCTACTAGCAGGATTGTCGCCCGAAGTTCAGGAAACGGCATGTATCCTCTCGCAAAAGGTATCCTCTGCAAAGCGGACAGAGTTCTGTGCAGATAAGAAGATTCTGATTGCGACCTATTCCATGTGTAAGGAGGGATTTGATGTCCCCACCTTAAACACGCTTGTAATGGCTACTCCCCGCCCCGATATTGATCAGATTGTAGGACGTATTCTGCGTGTGGAAAAGTCTGTTCGTAAGGTTCATCCGCTCATCGTGGACATTGTCGATCCACAGTTCCGTCGCCAGTTTGGCGCGAGGAACACTCTGTATAAGAAGCGTAATTATAAGGTTACTCGGATGGCTTTGCCGGGGACTGAGGTTTCTCCTTCGGCTCTTCCGTCTTCGGAGCCGCAGCGAGTCTCGCCCTGGGAGCCTGAGGAGTAGGCGGTGCAGGCAACGGACTTATGTAACCGCCGAGCTCGTTTGCAGAGTCCACGAATACCTCAATCTTGTTTAATCCGTTCGTCTCCTCGGGCTTCGAGATATCCATGTATTTTTCCATCCGCTTTGCGAATTCGTGTGCGATCGAGCTCGGAATGGGCGGGCTCAGTTCGGCCAGACGGTCATACTGATCCTTCACATACTTCAGGAAATCACCTGGCTGCATACGCTGGTCGCGCGGCAGACGCATCTCGACGTTGATAAAGCGATACAGCTTTGCATAGTGTATGCCTGACATACGGTGACCCTCGGCGCGCTTTGCCCAACCAAAATACGAACCCATCGTATTCAAGACACCAATTACAAGAGAACCCACTCCGAGAGCAGTTGCGGCAAGCTGGTGATCTGTGAACAGGCTCGACGAACCTGCGTTCAGGAATGCAACAACGCCCGATCCGATAATAACGGGTAGGTCAATGTAGGTCTTGCGGCGGGTAAAGATGCTCTCTGCCTTCTTATGCATAATGGCAAGACCGTTCGCCTTCTCACCGGTCTGTGCAAAATACTCTTCTAAAATAACGGTCCAGCTAACATTCTGTCCTAGATCCGTAGCTCCGGAATCACCCATGTTTGATTTTTAACGCAGATTATACAATGCTGTGGCCCCCTAAATACTATCGTGGACTGTCCACACGACGCAAGGCTGAGCGTCATCGTGAGATCACTCGCCGTAAGAAGATGTCGTGGAAGGATCCGAAAGCATACAAGCCCTTCAAGACGGACAAGGGAACGCAGCGCCGTCCTTCTTCCTATTCTTCCAGGTTTCACAAGAAGTATCCTGAAGCAAAATCGATCCCTGAAATTGCCAAGGCTACAGGCGTCTCGGAGGGCACGCTGCGAAAGGTCTACAATCGTGGTATGGCTGCATGGCGCACAGGTCATCGTCCAGGAGCAACACCGCAAGCGTGGGGTATGGCTCGTGTCCATTCGTTTGTGCTTCATGGAAAGACGTGGCGGACAGCAGACGCCGATTTATCTCACCAGAAGTAATAATGCAGTTTGACTACCGTGGTACTATTGTAAACAAGTCCACTCCTACACCTCAGCTGAGGACAGTGAAGAAGGTGCTTCATGTTGACTCGGCTGATCGTGATACAGGCATCTACTACACAAATGGCGAGTTTGTTGTCTATCTGCCCCGTGTTTACGAGAAGGTGATTTCTCTCCGCCTGATGAGTGCAGAGTTTCCTAGTCTGGAGAGTGCACTGACCCATTCCTACACGAACGGCACCAATCTTCCGACTGCTAGCTATGCCAGTGATGCTGCTGTTGTGACATCTGGAAATGCCATGCCGAACTACTTCCTGGTTGATATCGATGGACTGAATAAGATTGATGAGACGGCTGTTGCAGGTAACCGTTCGCAGTATCCTGATAGCTTCTTTGCGAAGATTGTAAACTCGGTGTATTCCAAGTCTACAGCCACCGCTGGACGCACAACTACGTTCATTGAGTACAATGACCACTCGGGCCAAGAGAACATCTCTCACTTCAGCCCTCCGATTGGTAAGCTCGACCGTCTGCGTATTCGCACTCGCCTGCACACTCAGCAGGGTGGCCAGGGCTTTATCTACTGGACAACGGATCAGACTGTTGCTGCGGCAGCTGGAGCTGGAACGAACACGAACGTAGCAAACTTCTGTCTGACATTCGAGGTTGAGTATCTCGATAATGGATTTGATGATTTCTCTTCTATGTCGACTCGCCTGGGACCTAACGACCGCGCTTAACGGCCGCGCATAGACTTCCCTAAACTCACAAATGTATCAAACGTAAACAGGAAAAACACACCCGTAGCAATGTACAGGAGCATATCCTGTGTTGCAGCGGGCGCATATCCCGTGCGATTTTGCTCAATCAGCCGCAGAATGCGGTCCAGCTTGGAATCATCGCCGCCGCCGCTGCTCATACCAAAGTGCTCACGAATGCGGTCACGGACTCCAGGGAGACGGGGATCTAGCGGTGCGTCAGGCATAGGCTTGTGGTGATGCTTCGGGGCTGGTGTTGCATTAAACGACTCGGTTGCAGGGTTCGTATCCAGAGGAAGCGTCTTCTCAACCGACTTGACAAGATCTTCATGTTTCACTGCCTGATTGGCTCTTGTTGTCGGAGGAGGTTCGGCTTTATCAGGGTGCTCAAGCGTCACGGGTGCACGTTGACTAAATGGTGTGCCAAAGGCATCTTCAAGACTCGAGTACTGCATACTCCACTTGTTCAAAGAAACACAGAAAAATATGAGGGAACTATAAATGCTGTCCAAGAGAAATGAACTGATGGTTGTTGGTGCACTGGTTCTTTACCTCGCGTTTGTTCCGAGCGTCCAGATTGTGCGCGACCTTCTCAGCACTGGATTCGGCAAGGCGGCGGCGCTTGCGGCTATCATTTATGTTCACAAGTACGTGAGCTGCTCTGTAGCCCTCCTGCTTGTCGTTGCATATGTCCGTTGCGCCAGTACCAGTTGGGAGGGGTTCACGACGCCCACCACGACAGTTCAGCCGGTAGGAACCAGCTGCCCTGATGGATATGCGTTTGACAGCGTGTCGAATACATGCAAGGTGGCCTCTGCCGCTGCTGGAAGCGTCCCTCCTGCTGCGGTTGGATCTTCCATGGGTGCCTCGGTATCAACACCTCCCCCGAACTCTGCTGTCAGCTCTGCTCCGATGACGACGCCGACACCCACGATGCCGCCTGTGAACCCTCCGAATACTTCGGGTGGTGTGCAGCCTTCCACAAGTTCCTCGTCTTCTGTTGGACGCTTCTAAAATCTTGATTCAAGACAATGAAGGTCGTTCCTACCATTTTTGATGCGATCAACAACAACAAGTTCTTTGTGGGCGTGATGATGATTCTGCTGAATATCGGCTCTCGTCATCTGGTCGATGAGTTCAGTGGAAGCGAGGAGGAATACAATCGCAACATCCTGTTGAGGAGGATTGCGATCTTCGCTGTGTGCTTCATTGCGACTCGTGATGTTGTGCATTCTACTCTGCTGACTGCAGGTTATATCATTATTGCTTCAGGTGTGTCTCGTCGTAGCGCGGAGGGTATGACGAACCAGAAGGTGGATGCGGGTGTTTCCAAGGCAGACTGGCCTGCATATGACCGCAATGTGCCGCCTATGTTTGGTTAAGCGCGACGGCTTGGAGGAGCTTACGAGCGACGAGTACCGCGGCGGCTCTTGCGACGACGTGTCTTGCGGCGACCACCATCCTGCTCCTGCGGCATGTGCTTGTAGGGACGCTTGCTCTCGCGCTCCTTGGCCTTCTCAATCTCAGTCTTCGTCTTTGCAATCCACTTCTCAAGATCGGCCTTGCTATGGACCTTTCTTGATCTCGCAGAGCGCCAGTCAACGTCGTGACTCGCCAGCTTCTTCTCATACTCATGGAGATCCTTCTCAAGGGTGGCAACGGACTTCGGCATTTGTTACTACCCAATATTTAGTGTCTGCGGGTCTTCTTGGACTTCTTCGCCTTCTTGGACTTGCGACGACGAGAACGACCATAGAATCTATCTTCAGCTGCATTGTAATCAACCGCACCAGGCATCGCCTTCAGCTCACCCATAGCAACATCCTTCTTCTTGCGAGCGGGGTTCATCTTGATATCTGTCTGAATAGCAGGGCTTAACACCTGCTTGAATGTGTCCTCGTCATTCGGATTGAACCATTTACTAGAGATTCTGATATACTCTCCATTCGGTCCTTCTCCAACTAATGCAGGATCTCGAGGGCGTTCCTCATCGGGGTAAAACTCCTCTCCAAGTTTGATGACTACCATCTTCTTAATTAAAATAGGCTTGTTCTCATACATCGCTACACTTTTTTGATACCAATCCTCGGGATTCGTGTAGTTCGGGTTCCGCATCATCGGCTCGTAAAAGTTTGCCCAATTCTGAGCATCGTGCTTGCTGAATGCAACCGTCATTCCTGGCTGGAGATCAGAGAACTTCATTAGAGCTTAATTACTACTGAGTTTTTTCCTGTGGAGCCCGCGTTCTTCTTGGCACCACGGAGGGCCGAGACAGGCGTCGCAGGAGGAGGACCATTGCCCGGGGGAACAACAACCGACTGCTTGATGTTCCGCAGGAGCTCATCAATATTCGGCGGGGAACGCATCTCCTGAGCAGGTGCAGGTGCCGCAGCCGGAGGAGGTGCCGGAGCAGCCACCTTGACCTTCGCACCAGCACCAATCTTCACCTGCTTATCTGCTGCGGGCTGCTTGGGAATCATCGACGGCGGAGGAGCGGGGGGCATACCCGACTGCATGAAGCTCATCAGACCCGAGAGCGGGTTCGTAGCCTGGGGAGGAGGAGGGACGTTGGCCGTGGTACGCATCTGAGCGGTCTGATTCTGCATCGCAGCTGCAGCCAGACTACGAGCAATGTCGGGGTTCTGGCGCATGATGTCATCGATGTTCGGGATCGGGGCCTTGCGCGTCATCTGATTTGTGAGGTGCACCATATAGACCATCATGCAGGCGCGCATAGGGATCCTTACAAGCGGATGCATCTTCAGGTTCTCACCGTACTGATCATACAGCTCCTCGAAATCGTCCTCCAGATCCACAACGTTCATCTGCGCAGACTCCGAGAGTCCGTCCAGTTGAAGACCAAACGCCTTGAGCAGAGTCACGTGCTTGGAGCCATACTCCAGTCCGCTCATGGCCGTCACGAACCACTCAGAGAACTGCTTGATGGTCGCATCCATCGACTTCTCGCGCTTGATGAACTCCAGTTCCAGCTTCATCTCGTCCAGTGGAGAATCCATCGTGAACCGCTTGCGCATAGGGACACCCATCTTGGACAGACGCTCAAACTTACGCAGGATCTCGTACTTCTCCTTCATCAGCGACTCCTCCGAAACACGACGAGGAGCAACCGACGGCGCATAAGGCTCAGCATTGAAATTGTTCATGCCGCCCATGCTGATCGGGCCCGTGTCCTCAGCGGACGGAACAAGCTTCGGCGCGGGCGGGGGTGCAGGGACATCATCAAACGACAGGGACGGCAGATCCACCGTCTCCAGATTGGCGATTCCCCCGGACTGTGGATTTACGAGGAGATCTATGTCCATACTTACTTCTGACAACGACGACCTTCTGAAAGTTAGAACGCGGTTGAATTGAAAAATAAGTAAGTTTACATCATCATCTCCTCCATCGCCTTCTCCATCAGCATCTCATTTTTCCGATCGGCCAGGTGCTTGAAGTAAATGTGGCACCAGGCGATCTCGTGTGGCAGCTCTGTTGTTTTTAAGTAGTTTCGGTAATACTGATCCTCGGCATCGATCTCTTCTTCCGTCATCTTGTAGAGCTGCTGTTTGAACGCAAGGATCTTTTGTGTCATTTCATTCGGCATGAAGTCTTCTTCCCACTCAATCTGGAGATAGTCCCACAATTCACGGGACCTCCAGAGTCGTAGGCGGTAGTCGAAATCCTCCTCGTTCGGTTGCTGATAGATGAAGTTGTCCATGGTAACCGTCTTCCATTCTCTTGCTCAGATCAAATCCGTTTTAGACGAAATGGGATTTACTTCTTCTCGTGCTCTAATACCCAAAGACCTTGCAAGAATGAGTCAGCCAAATCGTCCTTCTTCGGGTGCTTCGCAAAGTGCGCCTGATTTGCAGCAGGCACAAGAGCATATGCGTGAGCTATGCCTGTCTGCTTGCGACCTTTATACGATGCGGTTGAATCTTCCACAGTCACTATGTTGGACAACTTGTGTGTTGCCGACACGCCTATCGAACGAAATCCGCGACAAGAAAAGTACATCTGCAGCATTGCCTGTACTCCAAACATCCGCCTGTCCATCTGGTTCTCAATTGCAACCAGATCAGCTCCCCGCCATGAATCCATACGTGAATCCAGGCTTTTGATGATTGCCGTTGAAAGATCCAGAACCGACCCCTGAATCGCAGAGGACACGCACTTCTTCCACGTGTTCTGCTTGTGGTGATTGTAAAGCAGCTTGACCAGATCCACCTTCTTGGTCGCATCCGTCGTCAGTCCAGCCTCCGTAAGATCTGCTTTGATCTGCTCCACGGTCATCTTATTCAGAAGCGTCTTAGTGACCTTCGCGTTCTTCTTGCGAGGGGCATGTTTCGAACACGAAAAAGTCCCGTTACTCGCATGCTCATAGCGCGCAGCCGAACTACACTTATGACACCTAGGAGCACCGACACCTGCCTGCTCTCCTAGCACGTCAATAATATTCCAATCTACAATCTTTACATCTGTGCGGTCAGTGCCTTCAAGGACACAGTAAGCAAGGTTACGAAGTCCTACGTCAAATGAGATGACCTTCATTGTTTATTCTTACGCGGTGGCTTTAAGCAGCGAGATAAGAGCACCCTTCGTGTCCGTCTTGCTGTACGGGATGCCGCGCGTCGTCAGGATCTCCTGCAGCTCCTTCTTCGACTTGTCCTGGAGCCCATCCGTGTCCAGGGGCTCCGGGGGACCCGAGACAACCGCCGGCGTATCGTGGTTCACCGAGAGGCGGTCATCCTCCTCTTCCTCCTCATCCGAAGTAGGAATCTCAGCGCGCTGCAGGGTCTCCGTGGGCTCAGGGACAGACGCGAGCTCTACCTTCGGCTGAGCAACTGCGCTCATAAGTGTCTGGTTCAGGTCGCCAATTACAAGGGCAATCGCATTCATGTTCTGGAACATACGCGTCTGCTGCCAGTAGATCCAGCCCACCATACCCGCAAGGATCAGGACCATCGAAGCAAGAAGCGCAATAGACGCATGAAGAAACTCCATTTATACCGAGGGCGGGGAAAGGTTGTGGCTCCTTAAACGAGAGTAATATCCTCTTCCGTGATACGACGAGGGCGCATCCGTGTAGAAAACAAGACATAGACGATCGTGCCAATCCCGCAGATAGCGACGCTCGTAAAAAGAACAGCTGCTAGAGTCTGGTCAGTATCCATTCCCTTTCTTCCTACCATAAAGGTAAATGGCTCGCAAAAGTTTTATGAAGACATTGAAGAAGATGTTCGGCGGAGACGGCGAGAACAGCCTACTCACAGATGCTGCTCTGGTCGGCACAGGTGCCTACCTTGCGCGCCAGAACCCGAACTCGAGCACAATGGGAATTGTGGCCACTGCTGGAATGTATTACATGTATTTCGGTGTCGCGATCCTTCTGCTGTTTATCATCATCTTCATCTTTGCCATCGTCTTTGGAAAGAGAACGGACCCGCCCCCTGCAGATGCAACGAACTCTGCGTCAGGAACGCCTCCTCCCAAGAAGTAATCTTGCCTTCTCATAAATGCCCGCTAAGAAAGGAGGTGGTTTTCTTGAGGTAATGGTTGCGTCGGGTGTCGGTGCCTACGCTGCGAAGAACTCTTCGTCAATGAAGGGACTGCTGTGGACGCTTGCGAAGTACGTGCTTGTAATTGTGGTTGTGTCGTTCATCATCTTCTTCGTGCTGGGCCTGATGTCGACGGAGCACTTTGTCCCGCTGACGCCTTCTGCCGAAGGTGATGAGAAGACGGTCACGCCCGCCGGGAACGTGATTCTGCATTAATAACAGTTCTTATAAGGGCGGCAGCTCGCCTTCTGTGTGAATCCCATACGCTTACAGGTCGTCTTCTTACAATATTTCTTTGACATCAGACGATTCTTCTTGAACGTCTTCCGGCGACCCGCAGCAGAGGCAGAGTTTCCAGATAACTTACTGATCGCACTTTCAATCCTTCCTTTTAACTCTGCAGATGAAACACGCTTCTTCAACTCCGGAAGAATAGCGCCCGCACCCATCTTTGCGGACTCCTTTCCAGGACCTTCAGGCATAGCAACAATCTTCTCAACGGTCTTTTTAGCAAGGAAATCTTCGGCAAGCGCATCTACGCTTCCAAATATTCCGACCATTCGTGTGAAATAAGCGTCCATTTGTATTTAACGGCGCGACTTCTTTGTTTTCCGGGTCTTGCGACGACGCCCGCCTGCTGCAGGGGCGGCAGGGGGACGTTCAGCCGGCTGCTGTGCGGAAGCTGAACTGGTTTCCATTGCTGCGGAACGTGCTACGAAATCATCAAAAAGCGCTTGAGGTAGATCATTAAACATAGCGATTGGGAAGCCGTTGTTCCGCTGAGTAAATTCCATCTTAATATTTCCATCTTCCTCAAACTTCGTGACAATAAGGCGAACTACATCACCATTCCAAACAAGACTGTGTTGACCACTTTCATCGTATTCCTCAAAGTCATAGCCACCCCCAGGCTGCGATTGGAGAACGAGCATGCTGCCGTCGTTCTTCAGACGGATCATGTTTTCATTAAATCGTTCAATCTTCCAGCCGTCCATTATACACTGCTTAGAAATCATCATCTAGGCGAAGAGTCTCGCTGCTCGTAGAACGAGAATACTCGGACACCTTCTTCTCGAAGAAGTTAGTCTTGCCCTCGAGACTGATCAGATCCATAAAATCAAACGGATTCTGTGCATGGAAGATCTTCTTGCCGCCCAGCTGGACGGAGAGTCGATCAGCCACGAACTCGATATACTGCGACATCAGACTAGCATTCATGCCGATCAGCGAGCAAGGCAGCGCATCGCAAATGAACTCCTTCTCCAGCTTGACAGCATCCGCAATGATGCGAGACACAATCAGCGGGTCAGGCTTCTCTCCAAGCGTGTGGAACAGCGCAATCGCAAACTGCGTGTGAAGACCCTCGTCACGAGAGATGAGCTCATTGCTGAAGGTCAGGCCAGGCAGGAGTCCGCGCTTCTTGAGCCAGAAGATCGCGCAGAATGCACCTGAGAAGAAGATACCCTCCACGCAGGCGAAGGCAACCAGACGATTTGCAAAGGCCTGTCCCGAACCCATCCACTCCAGCGCCCAGTCGGCCTTCTTCTGAATGCACGGAATCGTCTCGATCGCATTAAAGAGCTCAGCCTTCTTATCCTCGTCCTTGATGTATGTATCAATCAGGAGCGAGTAGGTCTCCGAGTGGATGCCCTCCATAGCGTTCTGAAAGCTATAGAAGAGCTTGACCACCTGCGACGACACCTCACCCTGGAAGCGAGTGACAAGATTCTCCATGACGATGCCGTCCGATCCAGCGAAGAAAGCAAGCACACGGCCAACGAAGTACTTCTCATTCTCGGTAAGCTTGGCCCAATCGGCACCGTCCTTCGAAAAATCAATCTCATCCGGCGTCCAGAACACTGCGACGCTCTGCTTATACATCTTGTAGAGGTGCTGCTCGGAAGGCTTGATAGGGAACAGAGTGTAGGACATGGCTGTATATATAGTGGAGAATACACTTAAACCTTTGTCTCTCGTCAATACAATGAGTAGCACGGTCAACGTCCAAAATCTACTGACGAATGTGTTTCGTCCGACGTTTGTCTATGACACGGCGAACAGTGTCTACCAAACAAAACTCGAGCTTACCAATATCGATACGGTATCGGCAAATAACATCAAGGTCTATGCAGCGGACATCGGCGACGCGAATGCAAACGTATATGTTGGAGTAGGTGCTGGCAATTCCCACTTTATTTCACCGGATCCTGGTAACCTTAGCAATACATTTGTAGGGACAGGAGCAGGTGGCTCTACATCGAACGTACAGAATGGTGTGTTTATTGGATACAATGCTGGATACGGGACAATTTCCAGTTCAAACAGCATCTCTATTGGTGCAAACACTCGTAACGGTGGAAACTCGAACATATATGTTGGGTGCGGAACTGGAATTGTAAGTGGATCAAACAACATCTACATTGGAGCTGGACTTTCAAATGGAACAAATCCTACTTCAAACACCCTGCTGGTTGGTAGCGGAACAAACATCACGATGGTGGGGGATCTTTCGAACAAAAAGATTGGCATCAACATGAGTTCCCTTCCTTCGACATCTATCCCGCTGTCTCTTGATGTGAATGGATATGCCCGTGTTGCAAATGGCGGTCTTGGTATCAACATGGAGCCCGGTTCTCATTCGCTTCAAGTGAACGGCAACATGCAGGTATCGGATGGTTACGGAATTTTTACGTTTGATCACGATTCTTCAAACAACACAATTGCAACGATTAGCAATACACCTTCCTATGCAAGCTCGAATGCAACCTTGCAGGTGACAGGTGGCTTTTTCTCTAGAAGCGGCGCAACTTTGGGCGATACGCTGCAAGTCCCCTTAAAAAAGGGTATGTTTATACTCTCTACGATATCGAATAGCACTGCACAGGGTTATGTTGGTATTTATTCCGGGATATATCAGACTGTAGTCAGTAGCAATACTGGAACGTTCATTACGTCGAATGCAACGAACGTCACTATAAATCCCAATGTAACATGGTGTATCACGTACTTCCCGTCGCCTTAAACTTATCCACGATCTTGCGAATAGAAACTGACGAAACACCTGACGCAGCAGAGACACGCGGAATCTGACCACCCAGAACAGCGCACACCACACCAGCAACAATCGTCTTTGGAGTATGCTCCATCTCAGGGAGGTTGTGGAGCATAAGAACAATCTTGTCGCGATCTGTGTCCGACAGATCCATGTCAGCACAGATACGTTCAGCAATACCGAGCTGCGTGTTCAGAACATTCGAACCGTCATCTGTGAATCGCATAAGAGCCTTGCAAAGAGCCCTGATCGAAACGTGGAACAAAGCTGCCATTTCCTCGTGTGTCCGAGTCGCATCGTGCTGGCGGCAGGACGTAAAGATCGCAGCAGCCATCAGCGCACGACGAGTTTCACCACGGGTCTTCTGTGCATCTTCCACCTTCTTGAACATCGCACAACCATCCATCACGATCGCCTTCGGTAGTCCAGCACGAGCACAGGACTGCTGAATTGCATCAAAGATACCCATCCATGATCTCTCTCCGTGACTCGAGAACGACCACGAAGACAGCTTTGCAATAGACTTTGCTTCCTCTGACTGCTGACCTCCACGACGACGCATCATCATAGATCCGTAGGATGAGTCGGGCAAGAGTTCGCTCGTAATGGTTCCCGTTCGGGAAGGATCGTCTTCTGTGTTTCCGTAGACACGCCATTCTGCTCCCTCATCAATAGCAGATCCAAGAATAGTTCCGCAGCGAGTACAGACGCGTTCTCCATCATCAATTACGACATCGTGGTCGCACATTGAGACTTACAGAATGCTTCTTCAATTTTCCATTTTGCTTTAACGCCGCATACTTTCAAGTAAAGATGGATCATATGCATTTGGTCTATAATTTGTGAGCAACGGCGGTCTGTGCTGCGAGAGCTTTCCACCTGCCGTCTTCATCCACGAAATAAGCAGATACTTTTCATCAATCACCCAGACCATATATCCGCCCTGCGCAAGAGTGTTCATAATGTATTCCCGCGCTTCTGACATTTGAAACAGCGGATATCCAAAGACATAGCCAGGAATTTCAAACACAATATAGGGTGAATTGGGTGCATGTGTAGCTTGCTTGCGGATCTGCCCGTAGAGCTGGCTTAACACGGGCCGCATGGCTCGCATACGCTTCTCTTTTCTGTCTTCCTGTTCTTCCCATACTTCACGGGCTTTCAACATGCTTACACTCTCTATACAAGAATGTTTCGCTCAATTGCCCTCGGTGGCGGTGGAGTTCGAGGCGGTATTATGATTGGCGGTCTTGCTGCTCTGGAGAAGCATCAACCTCTTGTTTTCCCCGATGGTATTTACGGTTGTTCGGTTGGATCGATTCTTGCAACGGCTCTTGCATACAAGGTTCCTGTTCATGCAATCAAGCTAATGTTTGAGACAGATTTCAGTTTGGCAAGTGTTATGCCTTCCATCAATCTGACGTCTCTGACCTCGTTTACAACTGAGAAGGCGCTGTTCACAATGGACGGATTTCGTGAGACTCTGATTCGGGCATTTGATAACCAAGGAGTTGACTTGCGAAATGCTTTGATCGAAGATGCGCCGCAAAAGCTTTCTATTCTTGCAACAAATTTGACGACTCGAAAGCCAGTCTTTCTGACGGGAACAGTTCCGGTGATTGATGCAATTTGTGCCTCTTCCTGTTTGCCATTCATCTTTCATCCACAGATCATCTACAACAACGTGTATGTCGACGGCGGTTTTTATTCGCAGGGGATTCACCATCTTGTTCCGCGAGACTGTCTGGTATTTCATATTCGACGTGCCGATCTCACCATTACTCCGGGTCGCCTAAAGAAGATGACTATTGCAGAGTACGCTTCTACAATCTACGAAGCATTCCGGAATGGATCTACTTCGGAGAATGTTATGTGGTTTACGAATGATAGCATTGCCCTTTTGCAAGAGCTTACGGATGAGCAGAAGAGTGAAATATATAACGAGGGAGTTGAACAGGCATCACGCTTCTTTGCCAAGCGTCTCCCTCAGATAGTTGGTTAAAGCCTCGGCTGTCGGTCTGCGCTCGTAGGTGTAGAGACCCGTAGAAGTCTCCAGCTTGATGGTCGGATATGCATTCACCTCGTACAGATCTGCAGTAGCACGATCCTTCTCAGCATTCACGCGGATGAACGAGACCTCCGTATTACCGAATGTCTTCGGACCCGACTCCAGCTTCTCCCACTCTGGCATCGCCTTCTGGCAATGTCCACACCAGTCTGTATGGAAGAAATAGAGATTTGCCTTATCCTTTTGAACTTCGCGCTTCGGTTTCGAAACCAGTAGCGGCTTCCAGAGCCTCCATACAAGGACGGTAATGACGGCAAGTGCCAATACGATGAGGATGGTATTCATTACTTGAGAACATGAGAAATTCTGCGCTGTAGCTCAAACCAACGGCGATATGCCTCGTCGGGTCCGATGTCTTGCTTGATCTGCATCCACGCAATGTCGGTTGTCATGCGCTCGGGCTCAAATGGACGTGAATGAATCGTCATCCAACGGCCGTTGTAGCGGACTAGAAAAATAGAGTTTTGATGCATACTGCATCTTTTTAGCAGGTAAGGGGTAAATGGAAGTTGTCTTGAGGGCTTTTGCAGCAGTTGTGGCTAACTATGCAGTTCACTACGGATCAGCGCGCGTCTATGATACGTTTTGTGTTCCGCATACACTGAGCGAGGTAATCTATACGCTCGTTTCAACATCAAGTCCGGTGTGCGTCGTCGCGCTCGGCACCATGCAAATGACACAGAATAATTACGGAACACTACTCACAACAACACTAGCGTCGCATTTGGTCTCCGCACTGAAAGTCTAACAAGCTTGTCCGAGTGGTCAAGGAGAGGAACTTAAGATTCCTTGGCGAAAGCCGCGTGGGTTCGAACCCCACAGCTTGTAATAATGCGTTATGACTAACGCTTCTTACACGCGGGGAAATCCAACCAGGTTCGCGCCGATACCGAATCCAGCACCCGTGCGGGCAGAGGCACCGACGCTCGGGGCGTAGATATCCAGGATGGCGAACGTGGCAGTGGCAACCAGGGCAATCATGCCAATCTCGGCGACCTTCAGCGTCTTGCCCGGGAGGACAAACGCGGCGATCGCAACCGCCAGACCCTCGAGGAGATACTTCACCAGGCGCGCAACGAGGTCGGCCATGTCAACACCAGCAGAGGGGGTAGGCTTCGGCTTAGAGTCCATTTGTTTGGTTCTTAGTTGCGAAGAAAATTCCATTACACAGAAGCGACCGCACGACCCGCATAGACCTTGTAGGCAATCAGAGGCACGCCCACCACCCACACCGCCCACCAAGGAACGTAGAGCGAGACATACTGCAGGATGACATAGAAGACAACTGCATGGATCGCAGCGGCCATCATTCCTACTCCGAGAGTCAGCAGGACACCCGGCGACAGCAGGAAGAACAGGTAGGCAGTGGTAAAGATATCGTACATTTACACTTCTGCGGAGAAAGAACTTAAGGTCAACTCGCAAGAAGAAGTAAATGCCCCGCACCGAGCTTCCTAAGCGCGATGAGGATGGCCCGATTGACTACCTTGACGAGGACCCCGAGATCCCGACCCAGAAGTATTGCGTCGTCTCCTTCATCAGCCCGGAGAAGGTGATCAAGCAGAAGGAGGAGTTTATGTTTGAGAAGTTCGTGGCCTGGATGGACTACGAGTGGAAGGTCAAGGGACTTGAGAACTTCATGGCATTTCTGTCTACGAAGTACTCCGTCAAGATTGATGACCTGCTGAAGGATGCACAGGACTTTGTAAATGTGCGTAAGGAGGAGGTGAAGAAGACGGATATCCACGAGCAGTACCAGATCTTCCTGCTGAAGAACGAGAAGGAGCTGCAGGAGATGTATGATAACAGTGTGGACTTCCGCACGAACATCCGCGGTGTCAAGGTACGTCGTTGCTTCCCTACGGTGGAGGAGACGCAGATGTTTGCGAAGGTTCTGCAGCGCCGCTACCCGAAGGATAATCTCTACATCGGCAAGGTGGGTGCCTGGCTGCCGTGGGATCCCTCGGAGCACCTCATGCCGGAGGTAGAGTATGCCGAGAAGGAGCTGAACGAGCTGATGCGCAAGTACAAGGAGAACGAGTCGAACAAGGAGATGTTCTTTGCTGAGCAGCGCGAGGAGGCCATCAAGGCTCAGAAGGAGGAGAATGAGCGCCGCAAGAAGGCGAATGCGGCTGAGAAGGCTCTGGAAGATGAGAGCAAGGCTGTTCACCCGAGCGAGGGAGCCCTGCGCGAGTAACGACGCTTCGACTTCTTAGCCTTTCTCGTCTTACGGCGACGACCTCCGAGCTTTGCATTTGCAAGACCCGAAACAAGAGCATCCACGTCAAAGTCATCCTCGACGATTCCCTCGGCCTGAGACTCCTCGGCTCTGAGTTCAGCACGGATGGGTGCAGCCTCCGCATCCATTTCCATATCCTCGACTTCTGCAGGTGCCTCAGATGTAGTTGCGCTGGAAGACATAGCCAGACCCGCGAGCATAGTAGCTTCCTCCGAACCGATGCCAGCGGCCTTGAATGCCTCGCGCCAGACACGAGACGGAGACGCAATCATGACCGTAGCATTCTTCGCAATAGAATCCTTGATTGCCTTCAGCTGCTTCAGATTCAGGTCCACCTCATCGAGAGAGAACTCCTTCGAGTAGATCGTGCGACGGCCATCCTTGCGGTTGAACGCAAGCTTGGTCAGATTCCCTGCGAGAGTCGACGTATCCCCCTTCTTAAAACTGTACAGAACCACGGCCTTGGGCATTGTTTCTTTGGACTATTTTAATCGCGTCCAGCGCCCTCCTTCTTCACCCACACGGAAGGAGCAGCATTCTTCTTCCGCAAAGAGGATGCATTGTAGTCATCTGCAGCAAGCATAGCAGACTGGAACGGACGATTATCTGCCCAGAGCGTCTGGTCGCAAAGACGGAACGGAGGGTGCTCCGAAGCCTTGTACCAGAAAACCTGATCTTCGAGCTTGTTGGAAGACACGTTGTTGCAAATCACCAGTCCCTCATAATTCTCCGTGCACTGGTCCATGAAATCACAAAACATTTCAAACGTAGGAAACATACCCGCGTAATTCTCGTAAATTCTACGACGATTACCTAGGATATTCTCGCGAAGAATGAACACGAAGTCCACGTTTGTGCGCAGGTTCGGCGTGATACCGAGAGGATACTGCATAGTGATGATGGTCATCATATCGAGGTGCCGACCGTTCATGAACACGAAACGTGTCGACTCCTCATTGATCCACTCCTTTGCAGCATAGAGACAGTCGTCCAGAATCATGAATGCACGGGGGTCAAAAGGCGCACCTGTAGCCTTAGTCTTCATAAACCGCTGCTTCGCTGCGAACTGACGCTTGATAAAGTTTTGGACCTTACCAGGCTCATACTTGTCATGAATCAGCTTGGAAGGCACGAACGCTTGGAAATACTCGTTCACGGCCTCTGTGGGTGAGATCACCAGTCCAGCCGGAAAGCAGTCCTGGACGTTAAACAGCAGATCACGCGCCAAGAATGATTTGCCCGTATCCTTCTTTCCGATAATGACGATCATCGGACTCTTGCGAGAATCCATTCCACAACGGTCTTTGATCATGTCCATATTGAACTTCTTGAGTTGAAAGTTCATCTTGCTTTCACTGTCGTTTATTTTTTCACATTCATCACCGAAGCAGATGATAATGGGAAAGGATCTTAGAGCTACGCCCGTGCAGATGAAGATCCATCGGACGCCGAAGCTGGATGGAACACATTGGGGAATGAAGACCATGCAGCCGTTCTTTCCGAGTCTGGAGAAGCTCTTCAAGACGGAGAATGTTGCAAATCTGCATGAGTATGGTGTGAAGCTTGCATATCCGATCGATTCAATTGTGGACGCTACTCACGTCAAGGTTCTGGGTCTCACGACTCCTGTTCACCGCAAGACGACGATGATTCTGTCGCCATTCAAGACGATGCGCGGTGACTATGGTTCCTTTGGTGTTCCTCAGCGTGCAGAGGTAGCAAATGATATGCATGAGCGCATGCAGAGCCCGCATACCGCTGCGTATGTTGGAGCTCTGGCTTCGATTGCTCTGTCGGAGTCGGGTTGTGCTCACTTTCCGAAGGTCTATGGCGTGTATGTTGGTCTTACCGATTCGCACACGATCGATATTTCGGATGACTATGAGGATCTGACGGAGAAAGGCTGGTTTGCAGATAAGATCGGCAGGACATTTGAGCTGAAGCTGCGGACGGCAGGTCACGATGCCGAGTTCAGCCACACTCGTCGTGCGCGTGTTGCGGTCGAGACAGGTGACGATGTCAGCCTGGGCGATATTGAGGATGTAGCAGCCGATCACATCAGTAATCCCGATGAGCAGCGTTCGGTTGAAACGTATGATGTTGCTTCCTCGGAATCGCCCGAACTGAATGATGATGATTCAGATGGCGAGGATGTCTATGATATTGAGTCGTGTGATTGCTCAGAGGGAACGAATGATGATGTGGGTGAGGAGGACGAGCCTGAGCCTTTTGCATGGGCTACGTTCAAGGATGTGCCGGTTGTGACGACAGCGATGGAAGTTTGTGAGGGAACCTTTTATGATCTCGTGAAGCTTCACCCAGAGCCCGAGAAGCACGTTGCGTGGGTTGCACAGGTGGTTTTTGCACTGGCATATGCCCAGCGTATGTTCGGATTCACGCACAACGATCTCCATGGCAACAACGTCATGTATATCAAGACGAACCAGACACACTGCACCTACATGCATGGTGGTCAGGCCTACAAGGTCCCGACGTTTGGCTACATCATGAAGATCATTGACTTTGATCGCGCAATCATCAGCCTGCGTCTCGTGGGCCTGAAGGAGCCCAAGCTTTTTATGAGCAATCAGTTTCAGGAGGATGAGGAGGCTGGTGGACAGTACAATATGGAGCCGTTCTACAACAACAAGCACCCGCACGTCAGCGCTTCTTCGTCCTTTGATCTGGTTCGGTTTGCTACGTCAGTCTTTTGGGATATGTTTCCCAATGGACCGAAGCAGGAGTCGAGTCATCCGCTCTTTGGACTGTTTCTGCAGTGGATGAAGCAGTCGGATGGAACCTCTGTTATGTTTCGTAAGAAGATGGATAACCACGATCGCTACCACGGATTTGATCTGTACAAGGCGATTGTGCGCTATTGCGGTGATGCAGCAGTTCCGAAGAAGGAGATTGGACGGATGGTTCAGTATCGGACATCAATTTCCGCTGCACAGTTAGGAGACGCACTGATTATCGAGACCTAAATTCTTCAAGAAAGCGGAATTCACACCATAGACATAGTGCAGCACCTCACCTGCAACGAACCAGGCAAGAAGCGACTTCCAAAAAGGTACGTTAAAGAAATACGTTGTCAACAGAGCCAAACCAATTGTTCCGAGAATATCATTCAAGGCGAGTCCCATGAACCGCGTTGAATGAAACCCTTGTCCGGGCACTCCGAGAATATTTGCATTGGGGCAGCTCATTTATGATTGTCTAAGTTAAAACTCGGGCTTGCCAACGAACATCTCCTGAGCAGACGCAGCTGCAGATGTCACCGTCTCCACAACAGCAGAGGTCGTATCACCACCGAGCGAATACAGGACACCCGTCGTCAGAACACCCGAGCCCGCAACGATCTTACCAAGATCGGTGTAGTCGACAGGCTGCGTCTTGGCACGGCGATCCAGAACATACAGCAGGGCAGCTACAATCATCACAGCGCCGACAACCATTCCAAGAGTCTGGTAGTCTGTCATTTGCTTTTCAATGTGGATTGGTTTAGACATAGTTAGACGCAGTTAAAGGTCGAGCTTCACGATTCCAGCAGGCTTGGCGGCAGGCTCCTCTTCCTCCTCATCCTCGAAAAGGTCAAGCTTGACATCCTCGCCCATCTGAAGGCGAGGGCGCTCCTCGTCCTCTTCGTTGTCTGTCTCAAACTCAACAACCTCCGACTCGCCAAATGACAGAGCAGGCTTCGGCAGGGCAATCTCCTCGGGAGGCGCGATCGCAATAGGCGCAGTAGGCATCGGAGTATCCGGACGCTTCTCTGCAGGAGCAGCACCCGACCTCTGCTGGAAGTAGGCCTTGCTGATATCCTTCCACGGGATAAAGCTGTCAATCACCTCATCCAGAGTTCCACCGAGCATCGTCTCAATATCGCGACGGTTGCGCGACTGCTGCTCAGAAGAAACATCGATCGTCTTGAAAAGATACGCATTTGACCAGCACTTCCGAGCAGCCGACTTGTAGAGCGTGAAGACGAACTTGGAGATCGACGGGCGATCAAACTCGATGTTCACATGAGCCTCGTCCGACTGCTGCAGCGACGCAAAAGCACGGATGTAGCTCACGAACACACCCAGCAGAAGATCGTCCATATACTCGCACTTGGAAGCCTTCTCAATTCGCGCTACCTCAGCATCCAGGATCTCCTCCGTCCACTGGGGCACACGAGTCAGGAGATTCTGAAACGTCTTCAGGGTCTCCGCGGGCTGCTTGTTACGGACGCACGCCGTCTTGGCGTTGTCATAGATAGACCAGAGACCATCTGCAATATGCGGGATGAGAACGCGGCTCAGATTCTCACGAAGAGACTGCTTAACAAAGTCTGTACTCATTTACTTAGAGAGAGCGAAGAGAGGAAGTTCAATACGGACGCATGCCGAAGTTCATCTTGATTTTGATGGTCAAGAATGAAGAGAAGATCCTTCGGAGATGCATGGCTTCCGTAGAAGGATTTGTAGATGCATATGCTATTACGGATACACTATCTACGGACAAAACACAGGAGATTGCACTTGAGTTTTTGGAGACCCATGACGGCTGTCTCGAGCTGAGCGATTGGAAGAACTTTGGCCACAACCGGACTGCGAGCTTCAAAAATGCACAGGACTATTGCAAGGCAAAGAACTGGGATCTGAAGGATTCGTATGGACTACTGCTCGATGCGGACATGCTGTTTGTTCCTGGAAAGCTGAAGCAGCATCCGTTAGGTGGAACTGGATATCTGATTACGCAGTGTGCTGGAAGTCTAGAGTATCCGAATACACGACTGATTCGAATGGATTATGATTGGGTCTGTCGGGGAGTTACGCACGAATACTGGGACGGCCCGACTGAGACCATCGGAAAGGACATTTGTCACATTGATGATCATAATGATGGTGGGTGCAAGACGGATAAGTTCCCGCGTGATCTTGGTCTACTGCTCAAGGGTCTTGAGGAGGAGCCAACGAATCCTCGCTACATGTTCTACCTTGCACAGACCTATCATTCAATGGGGAACTGGGAGAAGGCGATTGAGTATTATAAGAAGCGTATTGCTGCAGGCGGATGGTACGAAGAAGTGTGGTATTCACACTACATGATCTCGAAGTCGTATCTGACACTCGGAGATCAGTATCAGTTCGAAGAGTGGGCACTGCGCGGCTACGAGTTCCACCCTAAACGTGCAGAGGGGATTTACCAACTTGCAAAGTATTTCCGAGAGAAGGGACAGCATTTCAAGTCCTATCACTACATCCTCGTAGGACAGTCCATTCCTATGCCAAATGATAGTCTGTTCATTGAGACGGATGTCTACAATGGTCTCTTTGATTATGAGCAGTCGGTTCTTGACTTTTATGTTCGGAAGGACAGGACAGATGGTCTCAAGTCATCCGTTACGTACATGCTGAAGCTGCCACACTTTTTCCCGAATGTTGTTTCGAATCTTCGATTCTATGCACAACCGCTCAAGGGGACGAAGAAGCCAATCATTCTTCCGAAGGTCTTTGGTGATGATTTCACGGCATCTGCGATCTCAGTAATTTCGTATCCGATTGCAAATGTGCGCTTCGTGAACTACAAGGTCATTGATGGTGTCTTTGTGACCTCGGAGGGGATATCTCTTTGCGAGAATGCATGTATCAATATTGCGACCCAGCAGGTTATTTCGAAAATGGATGCATCGACCGTCGGTATTCCTACAGTTCCTCATAATGTTCGCGGACTTGAGGATGTGCGAGTTTCTACAGATGAGACACGCAAGTTTGTGTTCACGGCTACCGTGCATGATTACGAAGAGAATGCCATTCGCATTATGAGGGGCAAGTATGACCTGTCGGGCAAGTATAGTGATTGTATAGTTCTTCCTTCACCAACAGATAGGCAGTGCGAGAAGAACTGGCTGCCTATTGCAGGGTCAGACACCATGATTTATCAGTGGCATCCATTTACGATTGTGAGCCGATCAGGTGTGATCCAGAAGACAATCCCGACTCCCTTTATGTTTTCCCTGTTCCGTGGGTCTGCACCTCCTATTCGAGTGGCTGATAAGTGGTGGGCACTCGTTCACTTTGTCGATTACGAGGGACCCCGTCGATACTATCATGTTCTTGTGGAAATGGATCTTGATATGAAGCCTGTTCGGATCACGTTGCCCTTTGTGTTCTTGACCGCTGCAATTGAGTACTGTCTTACGATCCGCTACCTGGAATCAAACCTGTATTTCTATGCAGGTATTAACGAAGCAGATCTGTTTGAGTTTGTCACACCTGTATCCGAGTTTACATGGACTTCTTGGTAAACAGATATGAGTATTGCCGTTCTGGTTCCTGTGTGTAGCAGAGGGCATGAGTGGGAAATATTTGAACAGTGCTATTTGGTAACCCGCTTTCTTCCAAGTTTCAATGCTACGAAAGATCCGAACCAAGACTATACAATCTTCATTGGTGTCGATGATGATGATATGTTCTTTCTCCGTCATCGTGAGGAACTTGTAAAGATTGGAACGGTCGTCACTTTGTCCGGTTGTCAGCATGCTCCTGCATGGGCTTGGAACCAGCTCGCTCACGTTGCGTACACTGGAGGTCATGAATACATGTTTCAGATCGGAGATGATGTTATCATTGAGACACCTGGTTGGACAGAGAAGTTCATTGCCAAGCTTCATCAACACAAGAACCGCGGTGTTGTCGGTCCGAAGAATCCTGTGAACTTTGCTCTGCGCGTAGGTCGAGCACAGGTGATTGAAAACGCGTTCGTCCATCGGTCGCACTATGCGCTGTTCGGTTACCTCTTTCATCCGACAATCCGCAACTGGCATTGTGATGAGTGGCTGACGCAGATCTACACAGGAATCTGCTCGCATACCGAAGAGAGCATTCTTGTTTCAAATGGTTGCATTGACCGTCGGTACGCTATTGAGTCGATTGACATCTCTGACAGGGTTCTTGCGGGTCGTCAGCGAGTACGCCGAGATCTGAGAGGGTGTTTCTCCTTCTGTTTGTATGGGCCTTATACTGACAAGTACTACCGCGGTCTTGTTGAGAACATTCCTCTGATTCGCGAGTATTATCCGAAGTGTGAGATCAAGGTGTATGCTTCTCCCGAAGCAAGCAAGTTTGTAGCAACTGAATGTCCTACTGTTACGCTGTGTACAACGCAAGAGTCTGGATCTCGCAATATGTTGTATAGGTTTCTCCCTGCTGTGTCAAGTGATTATGAGTTTGTCTGCGTGCGTGATGCGGATAGCCGTGTTCATGCGCGAGATCGGTGGTGCATTGATACATTTCTAGATAGTCCCTTTTCAGTCTATACGATTCGCGATCACGCGTGGCACGCATATCGAATGATGGGTGGACTGTGGGGATGCAAGGGCAAGATCCCGCTTGCGATGGATGTCTTTGATATGTATGTAAAAACAGGTCCAGAGGGATATACGTCTGATACCTCCTTTTTGGATGCATATGTCTATCCAGATATCAAGGATCAGTTTGTTGTATTCTCCTACGTATCCAACGGAGTTCTTGGAGACGACACTGAAAAAGTATGTCTTATCGAATACCCCGTTGAGAATGACGAGTTCTGTGGTAATGTTGTTTTGTTTCAGGAAGGTGTTCCTCACCACCAATTTGCTCACATGTAGAGGTGGCGGATCGATTCGTTGACCTGCTTCTGCTCCACCAGAATCGACTTCACATCGTCCGGAACAATCGCCATCGGCAGCTTGACCGCCTTGTAGAACGGGTAGCTCTTTGCAGTCTTCTCATCAGCAATCCGCAGAAGGTTGATGCGCGTAACAAGTGTCTCGACTGCGCGGATCAGAACACGAACGCCCTCCTCCTCACCTGAATACTCTGAGATCAGGAACTTCACTGCATCGTCCGTAATCGTCAGATCCTCCTCCATACTGAGGCGCTCAAGAACCTGAGGCCAGATGTATTGCTTCAGAATCGTCTTCTTGTCATCTGCCGTGTATCCCGAGCAGTTGATCACCTGCATGCGGTCCTTCAGAATCGGATGAACCTTGGACTCATCGTTGAAGCTAAACACAAACAGACACTGACTCAGATCGAAGTCAACACCCGCAAAGTAGCGATCGTGGAAATGAGAGTTCTGCGACCGATCTGTCAAGTGGATGAGCATTGAAATGATCTCCTCGCCGTGTGCCGTCGTGGAGACCTTGTCCAACTCATCAAAGTAGATCACAGGGTTCATGCATCGAGCCGACATCACGGCGTCTGCAATGCGACCCCAGGTAGCTCCTTCGTAGGTGTAGGAATGACCCGTGAACTGAGCGGAATCCGAAGCACCGCCCAGCGAGAAGAACTCAAACGGACGCTTGAGAACCTCTGCAACGCCGTGACGAGCGAAGGATGTCTTACCCACACCCATCGGCCCCTTGAGTGCAATGACGTTCCCAACGGAAGCAGGGTTCGCAATCCACTGAGCAACGATCTGCATGACCTGGGCCTTTGCAGTGTTCATTCCATACACAGCCTTGTCCATTGTTGCCTGCGTGTCCGAAAGGAACTTCGAGCAGCCCTCACGATTGTCCTTGAACTTCACGGGAAGGGGGACAATATTTCCAAACGGGATTCGGAGGAAGCCATCAACCCATGTCTTGAGCTTGTGAACCTCGCCGCTGTCTGGCTCCATCTGGTTCAGGACATCAATCTTGCGGATGACAGAGGCCTTGAGAGCATCGGGAATCGGAAGACCAAGAACACGGAACTTGTAAGGGACCTCGCCATCAGACACGAGTTTCGCAAGTCCGCGCATCTGCTCGTTCAGCTTGCGGCGCTTAGACTTGGAGAGATCCTCGAAGTATTCCTCCTCTTCTTCGTTCAGAATGAGAGCGGGCGAGTCCGAATCCTCGCGACTCTTGCGGCGACGGCTCTCCTTGCGAGCAGGTGCCATTCCAACACTCTTACCGCGACCGACGTACTTGTTCATCAGATGCTCGATGAACTCGTCCTCCTCTTCCTCCTCCGACTCGTCCTCGCTATCCTCTTGCTCAATATCGATGCGACCAGCCTTACCGCCAGCGAACTGGTGGATGTGAAGCTTGACAGAAACCTTGGCTCCCTTGGGGAGCTTAAGGGTCGTCTCCTCTTCCTCGGTCTCTTCCTCTTCCTCTTCCTCCTCATCTTCGGTCTCCTCCTCGCCCTCATCATCCGCTTCCTCTTCATCGTCCTCAAAGTTCGAGTCATCCTCGTCGTCCTCTTCCTCCTTGGTCTTCAGTGTGTCATCGTCCACCCAAACGACCGGAGTCTTGCGATTACGAAGATTATATTGCTTGGGCGGCATTCTTGCTGCTTCCTACTATTTAAAACAAAGTCGTATCCATTTTTAATGGAGGACCTCAAGGATATAATCAGGGAACTTGAGCAGGAGAATAATAAGGAAGCTGCAGCGGACCCCAAGACAAAGACGAGTCTTGCGATTGTAGAGACGTTCCTTAAGAACCACCCTGTTCTCTGTTACGGAGGAACCGCGATCAACAACCTGCTTCCGAAGAAGGATCAGTTCTACAGCCCGACGATGGACATTCCGGACTACGACTTTTTCAGCAAGACACCTCAAGCCCATTCTGTTATCATCGCCAATCAGCTCAAGAAGGCAGGAATAAAGTCCGTTGAGGTGAAGCCGGGTATGCACTTAGGCACTTTTAAGGTCTTTGCCGATTTCACGGGTGTAGCCGATATTACCCATCTCGATGAGGTAATTTTCGATCGGTTGTGGGACCAGGCAGAGCAGAAGGGTGGAATTCACTATGTTCCTGTGAACTTTCTCCGCATGTCGATGTATCTCGAGCTCAGTCGCCCTCGTGGTGACGTTTCGCGCTGGGAGAAGGTATATACCCGTCTGCAGCTCCTCAACAAGGAGTATCCTGTTACATGCAGAAAGGATCAGGCAAAGCCCCACGAAAAGCTTACAAACGCACAGCAAAAGGGTGTTATCCAGCTTCTAAAAAATGAGCCCGTTGTTCTTCTCAGTGTGAGCGCTGCGGAGATCCACTTCGACGAGAACTGGACAACTCCGATTGGTATTCTTGCTGAACGCGAAACAATCGATCGTCTGACAAAGGGCGAAAAGACTGTGGTTCACGAGGAGAATGATATTCTGCCGCGGCGTGTCATGGTGCTGGACAAAGATGGCAAGGACTCCATCTTTCGGTTCTATGAGACAACTGCCTGTCACAGTTACCACGAGATGCAGAACGGGATCCGTGTTGCAAGCATCCCTACAATTCTTCAGTTCTTTTTTGCATACCTCTATTCGGGTGCACAGGAGGAGAATGTTGAGAGTATTCTCTGCATTGCACAGAAACTAGTCGAAATGGCAGACTCAAAGCCCAAACGTCGGTTTTCTATCTTGACTCCCAAGGAATGTATTGGGATACAAGAAAGTTTTACAGAGATGAAACAGCACAAGGCGCAGCTGTATACAGATCTGGGTAAGAATAAGTCATCTGCAGATTTTTTGGAGTATTTCTTCACGTACAATCCGGATGATGCTTCGGGCAAAAAGAAGGCTAAGGCAGCAATCAAGAAGCTCAAGGAAGTTAAACCGGAGGATAATTCCCGTTCCGATACGTGAGCACAAGACCGTTTCCATTGTAGGTCAGTCCAGCGCACGCAGGGCAGGCAGCTGTTCCAGTTACGTTGGAAGAGACCTCCTTCACGCCCTCAAGATATTGAAGATACACGTCATTTCCATTACGAATACGAGGACGAACAGCCGTCGGCGCATTCGAATTGAACAGTTGGTAGATTTGACGCACACGAACCTGTGCGACTACATCGGCAGAATCACGGATGCGCATTCCAGTGATGCCCTTAACGCCTGAATCAACGGCGCCATTTGCAGCAGTGTAACCAGAACTATTTTGACCACCGGCACTCATTACATTGATATGAGAATTAAGTTCGTTTAGTATCTCAGGTATATCCGTCTCAGAATCGCGAAGACTCATTGCTTTGAGCAGATACTTAAGTTCGCCCAGTATACCAGCTCATATCGAAATACTGAGGTCCAGAAGGGGCTCTGTGCAGGTCATCTGTAGGAATATTCGAGGTCAGCGCACCTATTTCGCCCATCGATAACGAACGCGGAGTATACTGGAGATTAGCGAGAACGCCATCCCAACCAGTTGCTCCTGTGCCTCCAACGGTTACGCCAGTCTCATTCTGCTTCGGGAGCTGCAGGAGAGAATGGTGCTGACGGATCACGCCGTTGATGTAGACGTCCACAGAGTCCTGGTCAACCACAATTGCAAAGTGGACCCACTTCTCGGCCGGAAGATTCGAGATCAGGATCGTCTCGGGCGTGTTTGCATACGTATTGATCACAACGAGCAGAGAGTTCGACGTTGTGTCCAAATACAGTCCAGGGCAATCTCCCTTCGTAAAGATCGTCCGCTTGTTTCCATAATTGTACGTGAAGTCATTCACCAGGATCCAACCCGTATAGGTAAACGTTGCACCCTGGCTCTGGTTAAAGGAACGGACAAGTTTGTCGTTGGGAACATCCTTCACCTCCTTTCCAGAAATAGATCCAGGCATGATATCGACTACATCTGTGATCTTTTTCTTCGGAGCCACAATTGCCCAGATGATTAATCCAACGATAACGGCTGCAACAATCACACCGATGATTGTAAATACACTCATTACCTTTTACTTAGAAACAAACCCCCTACCACTCAGACGAAGTCCGGCCGTGCGGGCAGCAGACGGCTGTGCAGATTCTTCAACTGCACCCTCTTCACCCCATAACATCTTCAACATCTGACTGTAGTTTGTCTGGCGCTGTTGGATAAGCGTCCCTTCGTGCACAACGCGGTCACCCATATTGTAAATATAGTGAATGCGACTAGGATCTGACCTATACTCTGTCTGCAACCATCTTGTCTGCGCAAGACGGATTGTCCAATCCAAATCTTCACCGCGTACTACATTCCTGAAAGGAATAAGACGTGCAATCTCCGTCTGCATGATATTGAGATGATTTGGCGGACGAACAAACACATCGCCAATCGCCATTGGCATGTCGAGTGTGTTTTCTGTGCTGTGTGTGAAGGTGTACTGATTCATCTGTCCACGAAGACGGCATACATGGAAACCTCCTTGAATTGTTGCAAGAGCGTCTTCAAAATAGGCTTCTGTTACAAGATCATCATCATCAATAAACGAGACATACCGCCCCTTTGCTTCGCGTAACATATCTTGACGTTTTGCTCCAATCTTCTTCTCTTTGTTGTCAAACGAAATATACACCTTGATCTTCACATCTGGGCATATCTTAGCTTTCAGTTCGTTGATTCGTTCAAGAAGATGGACAAGCTTCTGCTCGCGTCCTACTATTGTTGCAATCAGAATTGACCATTCGTGATCATACTTCTTTCTTGAAACGTAGGTATACATATCCTGTGTCCAGAACCGCATATTTCTTGCGTATAATGCATCGTCCTTCTCAGGGAACCCTGTTCCAGGGTGTTCATGTTTGATCAATACATACGGGATATAGGTGCACTTCGAAGCAAGAGGCCCGTTGCAAAGATCCGTGAACTCTGTATCGCAATAGAGGCTCTTGTAATCAGGATGATACAGGTAGCCAAAAGAATCATACATTTTACGCCCCATGATACTGATTGTATTCAGGTTTGTCCCCTGTGTTCCATCGTTTACCCAAAGGATTCCATCGGTATCCGCAAAGTTTGCCATCATATGAGTTCTGAGAACATCATCATAACCAGCAACCTGTGGGACCATATCATCAGATACTAGAACAACCATATCCCATTCGTATGTGACTGATGCCATATCCGCGTTTACTGCTTCAATCTTGGATTTGCTTGTTCCATAATAGATCTCACACCAAGCAGCTCGATGAGTTATGTTCTTAATTTGATATTGAACTGAATCAGGGGTCATTGTAGCGTCATCTGCATCGCAGGAAATACAAACACCAATCTGTTCAGGGTGGTTTGCAAGAGTTATATATTGATTCAAAACTTTAATGAATTGTGCAGGTCTCGACCGCGTCGGACACTTAAGAAGGATTCGCATTAGTCTTTAGAAAGACGAACTTTGGACGACATTGCCCGAGCTATCCTTTACGTTAAACGTGAACGTGTATCCAAACAGCGTCATCTGCGATCCGCCGGTTGAGGTACTAGAAGGGGGTTGAGCAAACGAAGCGCAATTGGTTCCAGTTGCAAAGAACGCAGCCGCATCCGACGGTCCGAGCATGTTCGGGTAGGCATGTACGTTGCACACCGATCCAGAAAAGCCACCATCATCACCCACAATGATATCGCCAGCCGCCGGACGAGGAACTCCAGGGAGCACGCATGACTTCACCAGCTTGCCGTTGATGTAGACATCGAGATTGCGCTGGAAGACAGTCACGGATACTGCAAACCACGTCTGGAGGGGAACATTTTCAACGGTGCATGTGTACGAATCGCCAGTAGCCGATGCGTCGTTCGCAGCTCCCGGTGCGCTCGAGGATCCAGCTCCAGAAGACGCAGGATAGATCGAGACTGTCACATTGAGACTGTTGTCCGTCTCGTGGAGAGAGATCTCAGGATTTCTCAGAGCGGCATTCGTAGAATCCTTGCGGTAGAGGATGCTCTTCTTCTTGCCAAACTTGTAGTCCCAGTCCTTGATGAACATCCAGAACTGAACGCCATTATCAGCTCCCGCTGTCAGTGGAGCGTTTGAACCAGGTATCGTTGTTACAACCTTGCCGTCAAGTGGAACGGGTGCTTGATCAGGAACAACAGGCGTTCCAGAGATGCTCACAGGCTTGTTTCCGGTCGACGTGGCAACAGCGTTGTAGATGAAGAGAGCAGCAAGCAGAACAACAACAAGTCCGACAATAACTACGAGAGCCTTTGCAACAACGCTCATCGAGTTAAACCCGCTAGAGGCAGTTGCGCCATAAGACGAATACATGGAGGGGCCATAGGAAGGACCATAGAACGGAGCACCTGCGGGTCTTGAAGAAGATCCTCCCATTTATGTATCACTTACAAAGGAAGTTGTGATATGACACAATGGAAAAACGGATAGGTCCGCCACAAAGAGTTCAACCAGTAATGTATTGCAACAACTGTGGTGCAAAAGGTCACCTCTTTCGATCTTGCAATGATCCAGTATTATCGTGTGGAATTATTCTTGTAGAGAGCCCACATCTCCCTATCAATCCAGAAACAACACGACTTTTAATGATTCGGCGAAAGGACAGCATGAGTTTTGCGGAGTTTATGCGTGGGAAGTATGATCCAACAAACAACGAGTATGTTGGTCGCCTGATCGGAAACATGACCATCTCAGAACAGAGGCTTATTGCAACAGAATCTTTTGAAACTGTATGGAAGAGCTTGTGGGGCGATGATCACATGAGCGGTGACTATGCGATGTCACATGGAAAGTTTGATCAGCTTGACAGAGTTGGACTGGTAGAGAACAACAAGTCTACCTACGAGGAACCGGAATGGGGATTTCCGAAGGGACGCAGGATCCGTGGTGAGTCTGATGTCGACTGTGCGATTCGTGAGTTTGGCGAAGAGACGAATATCCCTCGCGATTCGTATGTTGTTTTGCGGAATATTCGACTGGAAGAGACATTTGAGGGACTGAATGGTATTGCATATCGCCATGTCTACTTTGTTGCTCTGCTGAAGAACCCAGAGATGCTGAATCTGAATCAGCGGTTTACCCCTATGCAACGCCGAGAGATCTCGGGAATTGCATGGAAGTCATTTGCAGAGTGCGATGGACTTGTGAGACCGCACCACGTTCAGAGGAAGGCAATGATACAAGAGCTACGAAGCGTAATTGACACATTTGAAACAGTCTAAATGGTAGAGCATTATAACAGCAATGTTGACGATCATTACGCCGTGCTCTCGTCCCGAGAATCTGAAAGAGATGCGCGAGTCAATTGACTTTGACCGCATTGATAAGTGGATCATTGTTCACGATACGACAAAGACGGGTGGAATCTTCAGCACCTCTCTGAACCACCCGAAAATTATCGAGCTTGGTCACATGAGCCCTCCTGGCACCTGCTCTGGAAATAGTCAGAGGAATCTTGCTCTTTCGCTGTTCCACGGCGGTATGGTGTACTTTTTGGATGACGACAATATCATTCACCCGAACTTTTGGAAGCTGGTTCCGATGTTCAAGGAGGATCGTTTTTACACATTTGATCAGCAGCGCTGGGACGAGTTTGTTGCAACGCCGGGTGGAATCTTCAAGGGAGATACGCCTCGTCTGCAAAAGATTGACACTGCTCAGTATGTTATTCCCTTTTCTATGCGTAGTCACTGGAAGGAGGATGACTACAAGGCAGATGGACTCTTCATTGAGGATGTTTTTACTCGCAATAAGTCCGCACACGTCTATATTCCGATCGTCGCTTCGTACTACAACTACCTGCGCCGTCCTACGAGCTGAACCGGAACCCTGCAAGATACACCGTCAGGCAGTATGCAACTACACTGAACACAAACACCCACCACCAAACAGGAAAGACAGTCGCTTCACGATCCGTGGTCCCAAACGGGCGGATCCGTCCCTCACGCCCAAAGGCGATGGACGGTTTTAGGTAGAGGAATCCAGCCATCAAGAACAAGTAAATTGTCACCATCCACATCCTATGGTTTTTGCGTGTGACGTCCATTACTTTCTACGGCGAGTTTGTTTGTATTTGCGTCGCCGAGTCTTTCGCCGACCACCACTCATTGTTTTCAGAAGGGTGGTAAACAATCCTCCTTCTTCGGAACCATGACGACCATAGACAGTATCCATCAATAAAAGCATCATTTTTGGTTCCGAGATATTGAAAAAATCGTACATATCGTTCGGGTCATCATCGCCCTTATAAAGACCCACGTCCGACGAGCTCAATGCATATGCTTCAATGGCACGCGTCTGTGGACGTCCCTCGTAGGTAGTGACTGGAATGACTTCCGATGTGTCGTAGTACGTGTCCATCTCTTCGTCAGAAAGTCGCTTGATTTCCCATGCACGAAATTCACCCTTGTTCATCTTTTCAATCAACTTTCTTCCAACGTCCGGAGGAACAAAGCATTGCAGGTAGGCACGTTCTTTTAGGTCTCCGTCAATAACTCCCTCTTGAGAATCAACGGTTATAATGCCTGCTTGGTTCAGTTTCACCATCATATCTATATTTGTCGTTTCCGCATCCTCGCGAGCTGCAAACACTGGCCCTCGAAGATGTTCAACCAGTTTTGCCTGTGCCTCTTTGAATGTCAGAGACTTCATTGTAAAGACAGCAGATTTTCATCCTCATCAAAAGATAATGGCACATCCGTATGTCCTTCCGAACAGGAAGGCGTTCTCTGATGCGATCACACGACTCTTCATAAAGTCAGATTATAGATCGAAGGACAAAGATCCACTTGACGAAGAAGACAAGAACATTGATTTGTGTCGCGAGAGAACTGGAACTGGTCGTGAGCTGTTTCCCTATCAGAAGATCATTCGCGATTACCTGAAAATCGAAACTCCGTATAGAGGAATCCTTGTCTACCATGGACTTGGATCTGGTAAGACCTGCTCTTCGATTGCCGTTGCAGAGTCGCTGCTGAGTACGAGCAAAGTCTATGTGATGATCCCTGCTTCTCTGGAAGCCAACTACCGCGAGGAGCTCGAAAAGTGCGGTGACCCGATCTATGCAGTAGAGAATCACTGGACTTCGCGTCAGATGTCCGATGAGGTGCGGGAGGAAGGAAAGCGTCTCGGTATCTCGGACAAGTTCATGAGCACCCACCAGCAGATCTACATCACAACTCCCTCGGAGACACCGAACTTTGAGGCTCTGTCCACCAAGGACAAGGCAAATATTCGGGCTCAGATCAAGGATATTCTGGAGCAGCGCTTCAACTTTATCCGCTACAACGGTCTGTCTCGTTCCAATATCGGTGAGTATGTGAAGGAGGGTATGTATGATGATTCTGTTGTGATTGTCGATGAGGCTCACAACTTGATCTCCCGTGTCATCAACGAGTCTGAGATCACGACACAGCTCTACGATGCGATCTACCATGCAAAGCGCTGCAAGATTGTGCTCCTGTCTGGAACACCAATGATCAATGCGCCGAATGAGATCGCGTATATGATGAATCTTCTGCGTGGACCGATTGAGCGAATCACTCTGCCCTTCAAGACGATTCCTACATGGGACGAAGAGCGCATCACCAAAGCTTTCCGTGGGATCCCCGAGGTCGATACAATTGAGTTCAATGCTATCAAGAAGTACGTCATGGTGACACGCAATCCTCCTCAGTTCCGTTCTACCTACAACGGTGAGGGTGATCGTGTTGCTGTGCAGTACATGAAGGATATGGTGTTTATTCCCCAGGCAGTTGATTGGGTTGCTTCCATCAAGTCGAAAATTGAGACCGATGTGGGTGGCGGCGAGATTGCTTCTGAGCGCGTGACAGTTGAGGAGTTCCAGTGTCTACCCACGGATTACGACGAGTTTGCAAACTTGTTTCTGGATGGACTGAACATCAAGAACCCCATGATGTTTCGGCGTCGCATTCAGGGACTCGTCTCCTACTTCAAGGGCGCCGATGAACGCCTTCTGCCTCGTCGTATTGAGCTGGACAAGACGTTGGAGAAAGTTCCTATGTCAAACGAGCAGTTCACACGTTACCTTGAAATCCGTTGGATTGAGATGAAGATTGACTCTCGTCGTGGACGCTCAAAGCTGAACGAGAATCTGAGCACGTTCCGTGTTCCGACTCGTCTGGTGTGCGACTATGCAACACCACCCGAGCTGAAGAAGGGCGACATTACGGAGGGAATGACGGAGAATGCTCCTACTCCCGATGCAGAGGAGGTGATTAAGAAGCTGAAGTCCCACGCAGATCGTTATCTGTCAGAGAAAGCGCTCGAAAGTTTCAGTCCGAAGATGTTGAAGATTTTGCGGAATATCAAGGCATCTCTGGGTCACAACCAGTTCGTCTACTCACAGTATCGTGCTCTGGAAGGACTTGGTGTTCTGTCTGCGATTCTGGATACATCAGGATGGCAGCGGTACAAGATCATCAAGCAGGCGAACCAGTGGGTTGAGGATCCGGAGATGGATGACCGCCCTGCATATACGTTCTACACGGGCGAGGAGAATGTGGAGGAGCGTAATTTGACTCGCCAGATCTTCAACGGCGTGTATTCGAAGAACTTCCCTGCTTCTCTGAAGGAGAGTGTTGATAAGCGCCCGAAGAAGATCCTTCAGCTGCTCATGGCGTCATCGACGGGTGCAGAGGGTATCACGCTGACCAATGTGCGTCACGTTCACATTGTCGAGCCGCACTGGACCCCTGCTCGTCACGATCAGGTCATCGGTCGTGCTATGCGTATTTGCTCGCACGCTACTCTGCCGATGGAAGAGCGCACGGTGAAGGTCAGCTTCTACATCTCAGTTTTTACGGAAGACCAGATGAAGTCAGCCGAGTTTCCGAATATTGTAGCCATCCGCCGTAACGATATGGCTACCAAGCGCTACGAAGGAGACCCTGTCGAAACCTTCATGTCCACAGACGAGTATCTCTACGAAACGGCTTTTGAAAAGGAGCGTATTGGTCAGCGTATGGCACTCTTGCTGAAAGAGTCGGCGATTGATTGCGAAATCCACAGGAAGCTCCATTCAAGGGAACGTCCTGTCGTTTCGTGTATGCGGTTTGATTCGAGTGCGACGGGTGAGGATCTGGCATTCCGTCCGAACATCAAAAATGAGGATTCAGATGCGACGGTTCTGCGCAATACATCCAAGAAGCACCGCCGTCTGCAAAAGGTATTGGTGAAGGGGATCTCATTGCTGTTTGATCCCGATTCGAAGGAGCTGTTTGATGGTCCAGCATGGGAGGATAATCAGCGTCTTCTCCGTATGGGGCAGATGGTATCTCCTACTTCGATCAGGTTCTTACTTTGAGACTGCTTTGACGTCCTCAAGCCACGATGCACACACCTCCTTCCATGTCTTAAACTTGTAGTCAGAAGCAGCCTTGCGACGCTCAGGCAGACTCTCGATGACTGCCTCCATCTCGATGGCAAGATCGACATAGCTAAACGAAGGAGCCCAGGAACCGAGCGGCATAGTTCCAGTGAGATAGACGCGATCCATCGGCTTCACAAATCCGCAGACAGACTCCTCCATGAACGAGCGATACGTGCCGATATCCGTAACAATCTGCGGAGCACCCGTGTAGAGATGCTCGATCTGACACAGACCGAATCCCTCACCATCCGACGTGTTGATTCCAATATCAGCTGCATTGTAGATCTCATTGATCGCAGAATCAGGAACAGCCTTCGCAGACGTATCTACAAGCATCAGGCGCTTTGCAAAATCAGCAGGCGCAAGACCCTTCCGCTGGAGCTCCATCGTAAAGATACGATTCACATCGTAGTACGCACCCTGCTGTGCGTTCAGACCCGTGACGAACATGAAATAATACGGCTTGCCAGGGTTGCGCTTGATAAGCTCAACGAATCCCATGATGGAAAGATCGTGACGCTTGCGCTGGCTATTGCGGTTCGCGTTCACCATGAGGATTGCATTCGGCGGAAGATTCATCGATGACCGAATCGAAGACCGAACGCTATCAGGGATCTTCGAAAAGAGAGTCGTATCCACTGCATTCTCCAGAACACGAATGTCGGGAAACTCTCCGTACTTCGCATAGATATCTGCCCAATACTGCGTGAAGCAATAGACGCGAGATGCGTTCTTGTTGATAGAATCAATAAGCTGCTGAGCAATACCCTCATAGACCTGATCAACATACGCCCACAGCTTAAACTTCGAAGTCTCCTTGTCGAACTTCATGGCCTCAATGAACTTGTGAATAATCAGGGGGTCATTGTAGATCATCACCACGTCCGGATTGACCATCTCGAGATACTCATGGATCTTGTTGAATCCAAAGCCCTCCTCCTTCGGGTCCTCGTTGGCTGCTGCGTCGTAGGCCACAACACCCTTCGGGACCGTGCGGACATTTCCGCGGCTCGGATGGCGCTGAAACCCAAAATGATAGGTCTTCACCTCTGGAGCAAGAGTCGCGAGCTGACCGAGCAGATTATAGACTACCTTTGAGTATCCAGTGGTCTGGTCCACGTGCGTGCTGATAAGAACAAACCTCATTATGGAGAATACCTTTTCTCTGCGTAAATCACAAATGCAGGTCAACTCAGCTCAGGATTACCTGACGAATCACAAGCGCCGTATCATCGCTGCAAGTCTCGCTGTGGCTCCTCCTCCGCAGAAGCGCCGTAGCAATACACAGTATATCGGTGTGATTGCAAACAAGTCTCAGCAATACACTCGGTTCGTAGGTGGAATGGGTATCAATGCTTACTACCCTACGACGCTCGGAACAACCTATACATCTCATTGCTGTGTTCCTGCGAACACTGCGACATCTACCTATTTAGTCTAATCTCATTACTAACACAATATGCCGGGAGGACTCCTTCAACTCGTTGCGATTGGAGCCCAGAATGAACTAGTCAATGGAAACCCGTCCATGACGCATTTCCGGGCAGTCTATCGGCGCCACACAAACTTTGCTATGGAAGCAATCCGAATGACCTTTGCAAGTTCCAATCTGGACTTTGCACAGACAACGACACGGACGATTCAGTGTCGGATTGACCGCTATGCACAGCTTCTTCATGATACCTATTTGATGATCACTCTTCCTGATATCTGGTCACCTCTTTCGTATATCGGAGCAACTGCAGCACCGCCTACTGGATATGACCCTCGTTGCAACTCAGTTGGATACGAGTTTCAGTGGATTGATAACATTGGCTATAATCTGATCGACCATGTAGAAATCACTGCAAACGGCCAGGTTCTTCAGACGCTTACCGGAGAGTGGCTGAAGTTCTATTCCTACCTGACCCACGATCCGAACAAGCGCGAGATTGTGGACCAGATGGTTGGAAACGTTCCTGAGATCAACGACCCTGCAAATGCATATGATCGTGTTGGTCAATATCCACATGCAATCACGCCTCTGAACCAGCCTGGTGGAATTCCCAATACAAAGACACCCGAGCCATCGATTCGCTCGCGCCAGCTGGTCATTCCGCTGCACTTCTGGTTCTGCGAGAATCCTGGTATGGCTCTGCCGTTGGTGTCTATGCAGAACTCCGATGTCTATATCAACGTGACCTACCGCCCCTTGAATCAGCTGTATACAGTTATCGATGTGAATCCTCTTTCGTCTACCTATGGAAAGCGTATTCGTCCGAACATAGACAGTTATTCGATTGGTCGGTTTCTGAGCCCGCCGACAGTAACAGGTTCTATCAGCAACCCTGCTCTGAATACGTTTTACCCCGATCCGTATCTCGAGGGCAACTTCATCTATCTGACAGAGATGGAGATGGCTCAGCTGGCATCTGCAGATCAGACATTCTTGGTAAAGACAGTGAAATATGTGAACAACACAGGCCAGTATGGCGGAAACTCGGACATCGAGATCCCTTTCTTTAACCTGGTAACACGGATGGTGTGGTCAACGCAGCGGTCAGACAAGATCACCACAAATGATTGGGACAACTACACAAACTGGGACAATCCTCACCGCGCTCCCTTCACGACGAACGGTGTAGCGAATGATGTCTTTTCGCCTATAACGTATTCCTCTGAGTCACAAACATACATGTATTCGAGTGGACAGCAACAGATTAGCTCTGTCTATCCTCGCGATGCGGTTGCACAGGGACAGCTTCTACTCGATGGCAAGGAGCGTTTCTCTGTGAAGCCTACATCGTATTTCTCGCTTCTCCAGATGTACAAGCACACGACGGGTGATGCTCCCAAGATTCCTGGAGTCTACATGTATTCGTTTGGCCTGAACAACGATCTCTACCAACCAAGTGGAGCGATCAATGGAAGCATGTTCAACAAGGTCATTCTGCGACTGACTCTGCAACAGCCCCTCCCTACTCAGGCTGGCGTTGCGTCGCAACAGACTGTCTGCGTTCTGAAGTCTACTGTCTTCTCGCCGAATCCCGTTGTCATTACAGCTGCTCAGCTTGCTCTGACAAACCCCGATGGAACTCTGCTCTACCCGCCTGACAGCATTGTATCCGTTGTTCGTAACACGGGTGGCGAGAACATCATTTTTGCCTACACGTACAATGTCGGAGTCTACGTGGAGTCAATCAACTTTCTGCGGATCGTAAGCGGTCTCGCGAATTTCGTGTTTGCTAACTAACAATGGGTATCGTGATCAATCAGGCCACGTGGGGCGACGAGAATGCCGCCACAGACATTACAGCTGCTATGCAGGAAAAGGCAAAACCAGGATATCTCGATGCAATAGCAGACAATACACTTGTTCCTGCACTCGACTTGATGTCCGGATCGAAGGCGGTAGTTGTCACGGATTCTGAGAAGGAGGATATCAAGAAACAGGCTGTCGAGCTCTGTGGCTCTGCATCGGATAACAAGTGCATTGCCTTTCAGAAGAACCAGCTGGAGTCGAACCTTCTGCAGAAGAAGGTCGCAGAACAACAGTCCTCTGCAAACATCATCACGGGTCGTCGTCTAACATTGACATACACAGATGATCAGACAGGTCAGAAGAGAACTGTTGCAATTCCCGATGGACAGAAGGTAAAGTTCGGAGAAGCACCGACCTACAAGCTGCCTGACTTCAGTCCTTCAAGCACAGTATTAGGTGCACTTGGTATTTTTGGAAAGGTGATTCTGACACTTCTCTACGTGTTCAGCATTGGCGCAACATATCGTCTTCTGATCCTGACTGGACATGTGATTGTTGCATATGTGCTCACGGGTCTTGCCATTGTGGTGCCGTATTCGGGTCTGATTACTACGCCGATCGCATTGGGAATCTTCAAGTATATGGAGATCAAGGCGCGGACAAATGTTGTCCCCGTCTAAGAGTAATGTTCCAGATTACGTGGATTGCCGCTGGAGTTATCGTAGGCATGTTAATTGCATGTATCGTAATCCCGCCTACTCGCAAGCAGATTGCCGTGCCTTCGCCCCATGACAACGATGTCTTTCACACCGATACGGGCTGTGTGAGGACTCATGCAATTGAAGTTCCGTGCGGGGAGGAGGCTGATTCCTTCAACCTACTCGCAAGTCTCGGCAAGAAGTAATGCTTGACATCACCAAAGCCATTGAACGTGCAAGTGCCTTTTTCTCTTTCGTCATCGGGCTTGGTATCTCGGTCCTGCTGTTTCATCGAGAGTATGCGACTGAACGCATTCTCGGACTTCCTCTTGCAGATGTAGAATCCAAGACAGTCAAGGTTGATGGCAAATGCTACAAATACCGCGTGGAAGATGCGACGTGCGAAATCCCGTCTCCTTCATAAACAATGGACGACCAGACTTCGCTTGACGCCCTCCTGCCTTCGCCCGGTCTCCCTCAGTCTATGCCGCCGATGGCTGGCGTATCGGGTTCGGATCACATCCAGCGCACACAGATGTCGCCTTCTTTCAAGCCGTCGCTGCCGATGATGCGCATGATGTGGGCCAACCTGACTCTGTACATCTCCTTTTTCCTGGCGACCGTTCTCCTGTCGCTCTCAGCGCCGCGTGACCTTCTGCTCCGCTACATCCCGAATGCCTACACGTCGGGAGGTGTTGTGTCGTGGCAGGGTGCTGGTGTGCTTGGAGCTGCTGCAGTTGTGATCTCCCACCTCCTCAATGTGTTCCTTCTGAGCTTTCTCGGTTAAAACAGATCGTAAAATGACAAACAAATAAATAGTACCAAATGCAGCCCATTCTCTCTGACAAGGACATTCGCTATATCATGAACGCCGAGCTGGACGCCGCTCATGATATGGAAGAGCTTGCAGAGGACTTGTATGTCAAGCTTCTAGGCCTTGCAAAGAGCAGCGATCTCCGTAGGAGGTTCTACGAGGATATCTACCACAAGCGCCCCACTTTCTTCACGATCTACCAGACACCCGTTATGACGGGTAATAAGAGTGTAGCTATTGCGATGATTAATCACGACATTCTGCGTCGCTTCTCGGAGGCGTGTGGAAAGGGATGTCATGCAAGCTACATGATTGATAATCGGATTCTCAACATCTACTTGGAGTTCAATCCATCTGTGATCGTGGCTGCTTCCGATGATGAGGCTCTGCTTCAGCGTCGTCTTGAGAAGGAGACGAGTTGGTGATCAAAAATGGATACCAACACACCAACAATTTTTAACTGTGATTGAAAATGAAGGACTGTGTACTTTGCAATTCCTATATCCACGATGTTCTCTCTCGCCCGTTTCCCCGTAATCACGGTTTCCACAAGTTCTACAACTACAAGGTTTTAGAGCGCATTATGCCGGAGATTGTCTTTGAATTTGAAAGACTTATTGCGACGCATCACTTTGAAACAACGGAACCGCCTTCTCGGACCCGTATCATGTACCTGAATATTCGCCTGATCGAAGAGGGATTTGTTCGCGGAACGATTCGACCGCTGTTTCCATGCACAACGTGGATTCACTATCAAGTGGAACAGTTGTCTCATATTAAACTGATCCACCGTGATCACGTAGGCGGTTTCAAGGAGCTACCACCGAACCCGCTGCCGCTCGATATTCTGAGGAAATACGAGAAGGCCGGGTTTGTGAAGCCCGATTTAGATGTCACATCAGAAATAGAGTAGCCATGCAGTTCCTCCGGCCGCGCTATCTCTTTGAACAGCCCGCCTGGTTCTACCCCCGTATTTTGGTGGGTGCCGGAGAGATGCTCACTGCTTCCTTTTTAAATAGATATGGAATCACCCATGTGATCAACTGCGCGTTCCCAGAACACTCTCCTGACTGGTTTCGAAAATCCTATCCTACTCGCTATGCGTGTCTCAATGCAGAGGACGCCATTACAGTGAATATTCTGAACTGGTATCCTGCGTTTGACGAGATATTGTCCAAGTTTTTGCGTGATCCTGCATGTCGGACGATTTTTGTCCATTGCCAATGTGGAATTAATCGTTCTGCGTTTCTGGCTCTGACCTATGTGACGGATCATTATGGACTGCCATATCAAACAACATTGGCGACCCTGAAGAAGCAGCGTCCATGCATGTTTACAAATCCGGTCTTCAGGAAGCAAACAGAAGAGTTTGTAAATGGACGTGTTCCGAATCCGTAAAACAAGAGAGCTCAGCGGAAATGGCTCCTCTATGGGAACGCTCGATTCTGTTCATCGCGAGCAGGTTCAAGTTCTCCGTGATTCAGGGACCAAGCAAGAAGAGCTGAAGGCAAAGTTGGCCGAGCTCCGCAAGAAGCGTGAGGAACTTGCAGACGCAACCGAGCTCACGGAGATCGTGAAGTGCTCCCAGGTGGATACGCAGATTCGCGAGACAGAACAGGAACTTTCGAGGGCGAATCCAGTGGAGGATTACTATATGAAAAATATGGACATTCTGCTTGATTATTACGGCAAGGAGACCACTACGAGTGCCTCTCAGCCGCCCGTTTCCAAAGACGCAAATACCTTTCTCAAATTCTTTGTCGCAAATACGCCCGCCGTAGATACAGGTCTGTCGAAGAAGCAGATCTTTGACGAGTATGTGACTCGTATGAAGCTTTCCAATGGCCCCGATGCATCTCAGATGTTAACCGAGCACTGTACGGCTTGCAATGTGGCTCGTGAGGAGATCAGTTCGGAAGGTATTCTGGTCTGCCCCTCTTGCGGCTCCGAGGAGTATGCGTTGGTCGTGTCGGACTTCCCGTCGTTCCGTGATCCCCCGAAGGAGCGGAACAACTATGCGTATAAGAAGATCAACCACCTCAACGAGATCCTGAATCAGTTTCAGGCAAAGGAGTCTACCATCATTCCCGAGGAGGTGATGAACGAGGTTGTACTGGAGATCAAGAAGCGCCGCATTGATAACATTGCGGACTTGTCTGAGGAAGACACACGCCAGATCCTGAAGAAGTTGGGTCGTTCCAAGTATTACGAGCACCGCGCTCACATTCTCAGCCGTCTGAATGGAAATCCGCCACCGACCATCACCCCTGAGATAGAGGAAAAGGTCCGAGCGATGTTTCAGGAGATTCAGGCTCCGTTTCTATTGTATTGTCCGAACGACCGAACGAACTTTCTGTCGTATTCCTACATTCTGTATAAGTTTTTTGAGTTGCTGGATCTGGATGAGTATAAGGTCTTCTTTCCGCTGTTGAAGTCCCGTGATCGTTTGATCGCTCATGACGCTATCTGGGCGAAGATCTGCGAATATTTGAATTGGGAGTTTCTTCGCAGCGTATAATAAATGGCAAGTGTTTTGAATGCGTTTATCATGACAGATCCTTATTACAAGGAGGTTAGGGATGCCACTATGAACAGCACAAACCCCGAAACCGATAAGAGTGCTAAGGGTATATTCTCTCGTGCAGATGCTGGTGCATCTGGAATGGGACAAAAACTCAAACCTCTCTTTGAACAGAGATATCCAGGTGTCACTTATGATGAAGTTGCGAAGACTATGCAAGAGCCTGGTAGTATGGGTGGATTGAACGCAATGTATCAGGGCATGGGTCCGCAGTGGTATACATACTACCAAATTATTGAACAGAAGATGAAGAAGCTCAGTGAAGAGCGTGTCCCTAAGCAAAAGACAGCTGGGCGTCGTAAGTCCAAGAAATCTAAGAAGTCCAAGCGTAAGACCCGCCGTCGTGTCTGAACGATATTTACTTACGAGTGCGACGGGTGTGACGACGGCGACCCGCTCTCTTCGGGGGCTGAACGCCTAAGAATCCCCTGATGGTGTCTGCAGGTCCCGTTCCAGGCGATGCATCAATACCCATCTTCTTTTCAACTACATCACGAACCGCCTGGTCAGTAGCTTTCTTGACGAGTTGTTTGTTGAGACCACCCCGTTCAATAACTAACGCAGACAGCTGTGCATGGATCCTTCTTGCAGCACGGACATCTGCTTGAAATTGTGCAGATACCTCACGAGTGCCACATAATTGCATATTCTCCCTGGCATTGCTACCGATGATGTTTAGTATAAAATCCATCGGAAATCCCTCGTACACTTTACCATCGCGATAGCTTGCAAGAATGTCATCATTTGCCCCCTTGAGAATACTTGCTAATCTAGGGGACTCGCTTGCACACGGATTATTCTCCATTCTATCGAAGATTTCCTCGAGTTCATTGTTCAGCTGTGTTTCCGATGCTCCTCCACGACGAGTCTTACGAGTGCGATGACGTGCCATTTGTGTCTGAACGCGACTTTAATTGAAAAATTTAGCTCTTTTTCGTCCCTGGTAACTATTCCCTTACGCAACCACCATCAGCTTGTGGATACGACTGATCTCCGACCAGATCTTATACAGCTTAATATCTGCATGACTCCAGTTCCGACGAGAAACGCATACGAGTTCCTCATTGTCCTCGGTCGCCATGACATCACGCTTGATGTCACGATAAATCGACCAGTCATCGTGCTCGCCATTACGGGCACACTTCAGGATGTGGGCATGATCCTGTTTAATGACCTCCGCGTGAGAAGCCGACACAAAGCCACCCTGCACAAGACGCTCAATTGCATTGTCAAACTGAATAGAGAGCGACATCTTAACCCATCTTCCATTCTCTTGCTCGAATCAAATCCATTTTGGACGATTCTACTTGCGGTAAGTCACACGACGCTTCATCTTTCTGCGGTATGTAGAACGATGTCTCTTTGTTCTCCGACGACCCGTTCCCTTTCTAGGTTGAACGCCAACAAACTGACGGATAAGATCTGCAGGGCCCGTTCCAGGTGTCGCATCAACCCCCATCTTTGTCTCTACAACATCGCGGATGGCCTGGTCGGTAGCCTTCTTGCCTGTGTTTTTCTTTAACTGAGCCTCTCGCATAGCGATAGCTTCCAGTTCGTTGTGGAGCGTTTCTAATTTTATCCAGTTCAGTCGAAGAGCCTCTCTTTCAGCAGCATTGCATTCTGGGCGGATATCTTCCATTTGAAGTAGCCCACCAAGCAAGGCCTTTCTAGTCTCTCTTGCAATATGTTCGTGAGTAAGCGCTAATGCGATCTCGAATGTATATCCATGTCCAGGCTCGAGATGTTCCTCCGCCTGATCATATTCGTTAAGGTATAAAGCCTCTGGAAGACCTCCTGCCTTTATATTTTCGATAAGACGAACGTGAACTTTCTTAAGAAAGTCTCCAACAGTTTCCAAACTTACATTACGACCATCTATAAGGCATTCGTTATCATCTATCTCCTTTAAGGTCTTAAAAAGTTCAGCTTGAAGACGGGGTTCTTCGTTCTGTTCGGCGCGATATGCTGGTTTCCGACCAACAACGGGAGCTGCTTGAACTGGCGCTTGAACTGGCGGTTGAACTCTACCGAGATAGTGTCCGAGAGTCTCATGAACGCTTTCAGCTGGAGGTATAATATTTGGACTGTCCGCAAATGTAAAACCCATCTTTATAGTTGCAAGTGTCGCAGGGCACGGAGGAGTAATCGTTGTAAGTGTAGGCGTTTCAACCTTTATGCTACCGAGTCCGTTTGGCATCTTAGGAAGGACTGTGATAGGGACATCGAATATAGTAATATTTTTAAGACTCTCGGAGAATGCAGGAAGAACTGGAATAGGCATGTCTTGTAAGTTAAGAGTGTCAAGATCGGGCGGGAATGCAGTGATAGTCGTCACAATCGGACATTTTCTTAGTTCAAGACTCTTCAATGTGCTCGGAAAAGAAGGGAGTTCGGCAAGGAGAGGGCAAGCAGCAATAGAAAGTGTTAGTAATCCTTCGGGAAGAGGCGGGATGGAAGTGATACTCGCAAGATTTCTAAACTCAAGACTTCTCAGTTGCGGAAAAGTAGAAAAAGCAGGAAGCTCCGTGAGTTTCGGGAGACCAGCTATCTTAATCGATCTTATATTCTGATCCAGTGGAGGAAGTGATGTAACAGTCGACGAATCAACACCAAGCGTTCCATTTATATGGAACTCTCCACGGCGTCTTCCCCACGAATTGTATTGGGTTAGGATATACTGTCTCGCAGGGTCGGTATCCTCTGGACTATACGGGACTGCCATTATATATATAGATCAAAATTCCTACGATGCGTAAGACGGCTGTAAGTGCAGATCCTTTTGATTCCCATTTGGCGACTCAAAAGGATTATAGGGTTTTGGAGGTGGAGGAGGCTGTGTTCGAACAGTCTCTTGTTCGTATTGAATGCATCCACATTCGCGGAAGATACAATACCAGCCACATCCTTGGCCGACGAGAGCGCAGAGACAGGTGAGAATAGTTTCCATGATGACAGTTAAAAATTGATTTGTTGAAGAGATGATATCCGTTTTATCCCGTCTTTGTGAAGGAACCATTCTGATAGTAGCCATAGGTAGGACAATATGCGTCGTTGTCCCTACTGCGACGGAACCGCTCAAACCGAGCCTTTGGATACAACTTTGACTTCTCAAGTGCTTCCACTTCTGTCAGAAGGAAGACGACAATATCCTCCCACTCCATTCCATCGACACACATGACATATATTTCAATTCCGTGATCCATTTGTGTATGAATGATACTGTTTGCGAAGTCGAATCCGTTTTACCTCCTTACGGTAAGGATCGCGCGATCCATCTTGTGCTGCTGGTGTTGGTTGTAGAGATACGGAATGGCTGCTGGAATCATGAACACGAGCGCAGGATGAAACCAAACACCGAGGAACCCTGTAACGTAGCCAGTCCCGCCACCAACTATGCCACCAAGGAGAGCGTCTCCAAAGCGTGGAGCACCAAGCCTCGGATGTGTTGCCGTATATGCCCCATAGAATACCCCCACTGTTGCGCCAATAATCATAGCAGGAGCCTCACACTTCGCCACGACCTGCTGGTAGTTGTAGTTCTTAAAGAGGGTGGAGAGCATTTTGATGAGAAGAAGGAACTTGGTCATTTGGATTCCGTTTTTACGACCAATCGATCTCAATCGACTCGGGACGATTGTACCCATACTCGCCCTTCTCGGCCGTCACGTGTGTAACTTTGCACCCTTCAAGGGTTCGGATGAGTTCGGCCATAAGCTCGTCGGGAGTAGGCACGAACCGACCATTCACTTGCGTTACTCCATTTTTATAGTATGACGGCACTGGCCAATTATACTTGGTATTGCCAGCAGAGGCATTAGCATATACTTCGCCCCGAATAGTCCGTGTGAATAGCTCAATCTCCTTCTTACGACTCAGTGCGGGGATGCTGCGAAGAAACTCGGCGTTCATGATGAAATCAATAGGAGGCTGCATTTTAACTGTCCTCTACTTCTTCTGACAAACCGATTCCGTTTTCTCCTTTTCATCCCAATATGCGTTCACCTTTTCCCGAAACACGTTCAGGGGCTCACCCTGTATTCCCGACTTGTTCTCGTTTACCCACGTCTTGAAGGGTTCGATGAGTGGATTGAAGTCTAACAAAATCACCTCGAGCGACGCAGGAAGGCGAGGAACAACAGTTAGTTTATTGCCCATACACGCAAGACATAACAGATTCTCAGGAAGGGTTGGAAGATCGGTGAGGTAGTTGTCGTAGCAATTTAACTCCTCCAGTGATGAAGGAAGACGAGGCAACTCTTTTAGCCGATTACGAATACACGTTATGCGTATGATTCCTTCAGGAAGGGTAGGGAGTGTTTCGAGTGAGTTTGCACCACACTCTAGCCGCTTTAGGGTTGTGGGAAGTTCAGGCAAAAATGGTAAACGATTGTTATTACAGTGAATCTCTTCTACCATTTCGGGTAGTGGCGGTAGTTCGGTTAATCCTTGTGCGGCACATGAAAACTTCGTCATTGAGTACTATCGGCAGTTGTGGTGTAAGTGGCAAACGCATACAACGTTCTACTTGTTCGCACACTCCTTGCACACAGCCTGATTCAACGGAACTTGTACGCCACAGTCATCACACTTCTTGATGTAGAGGTTCTTGATCTCTGCCTTGATGTCATCGTACAGCTTTCCTGTCACAGGTCCAACCAACATCACCATCTTGGGCTTATCGCTGCCACAACGATCATAGTATGTGATGGACTTGTTGGTGCTGCAAAGACACGTATACCACTCCTCCACATCCCACGGGTTGATGTACATATAGCACATGTTCACAAACTTCTTGACAATATCCTCTGGGTCAGCGATGTCGCTGTCGTAGAGGTCATGGTTCTCAAAGACGAGGATTTCGTAGGTAGACATTGTAGTTGATGTGTTAGTAAGGTTGTGGTGGAGGACGAATCCGTTTTTTTTACTTGCCGAGCTTGCCCTTCAACGCCTTCCACGCAAAGTGGAGGACGACCGCGAAGACGACGGCGTGCGTGACATTGACCGTGAAGGTCGAGCCACCCGGGGGCAGACGGACCAGCACGCCCGGGAGGAGGAAGTAGAAGAGCACAGCAACAAAGGCGAGCTTGACGAACATTTGTTTGATCTTTAGCAGGAAAATTTACGCGGTTCCGAACAAGTCATTGAACACGTGCTTCAACTTGTCATCGAGCGTATCCATGAAGACAAAGACCGCATACACAAACACCATCTGTCCGCCGAAGGACTCCAAGTAGGTTTCAAGACCTGAACTCACGGGCAAGACGGGGATCCATACGTGGACTACATAGGTCGTCCAGAATGCAACAATGACAAGAATGGAGATCTCGGTGGCAACATCCATGAACTGATAGAGGTTGGATTGCTTCTCCCATTCGGCATCGAACTTCGGGAAGACGTGCGCCAAGCACCAACTTAAGAGACCGCCGAGAAACACGTAGAAGATGGCCATAAAGACGAGGTTGACGCTCAGATTGAAGATATGCCCTTTGACGGAAGGGATGTGATTGAGTCCGACGTTCTTCATTGTGTTTGGCGGAGAGTTTCAAAAAACGGATGTAGGATTTTCACGCTGTTTCCTATACATCACAAAATGTGGGGACGTCATCTTGCTCTCGATATCTCTCGCGCTGCTCCGCACACCATCCGCTGCCCCCAGACGATCTACGCATTCACGAAGGATCTTGTCAAGAAGATTGACATGGTGGCCTACGGTGAGCCGCAGATTGTCATGTTTGGAACGGGAAACAAGAAGGGATACACTCTCGTTCAGTTGATCGAGACAAGCAACATCTGTGCGCATTTCGTAGAGGAGACGAACGATATCTATCTGGATGTCTTCTCCTGTAAGAATTTCGACCCAATGGTCGTGCGTGATGTTGTTTCGGATTATTTCAAGACAGATTATATGAATTTGCGTATGCTGGATCGGCAGGCACCCCGTCCTACATTGCCGATTTACCCACCTGAGCTGAAGTAGGGTACTCAAGTGTATTGACCATTAAACAGCTTCCATCCTGCGAACGAGTATTGTCGGGGCAATCCGTCGCCTTCAACGAAGTACTTTTTGCTTCAAATCCTTCGACACGCATGCCGAGAAAGGAGGTCAAGAGTGCGGATACAACGATTGCTCCAACGAGCCAGTAGACCCACTTGGGAACACGCATTTACATTTAGAAGTAGGTTTTCTTTACCCAGTCGCGATCACTTTTGAGCGTCTTCGACTTGGAGGGAACGGTATTATGCGTGAGAATCGCAGCGGCATGAAGACGGCGGAACGTAGCAAGACGTCCATACTTCTTCACTGCCTTGGCCAGTGCCTTGCGACGCGTCTCGGCAGCAATCGAGGTACTGTACCCGAGTGCCGTCAGAGGTCCCTTGCGCAGAGGACCGATGACCGGAAGACCCTTGCCCGGCTTGCCCGTGTCCTTCACGCAGGTTGGCGGAACGCGGTAGGTTGTAGTGCGCTTCAACACACGACCCACAAGGCCAGTGTTGCGACGCGTAGCGACATAACCGCGACGAAGGATCTGACCCGTAGGGCATCCTCCGGCACCGCCCTTAAACATCAGGGCGTTCTTATTGTCGTCGTCTTCGTGAGCCATTTACTCTACCTCACGACGTTTTTTCGGACACGTGTTGCAGTCAGTCGGAGGTGTTGTTGCCTGATGCTTCCACCAGGTCATGAAAAGGACAACTAACGCAAGAAGAAGGATCCACGTCCACATTTGTTTCCACTGCGTAAAATGAATTTCATTCTGCTGACGATCTATCAGCAACAGAATGGGAATTCCGTACTATGTCGCATCTCTCCTTCGTCAACACAAGCACATTCAACAGGATACCGGAAATGCTCCCCTTGAATGCGACGTCCTTGGACTCGACTTCAATTGTTTTATCCATACCTACCTTCGACCTGAGAACCCCATTGGAAGTATTGTTGTTGCACTACGCAATCTTCTTCGCGATACTGTTCGTGCCAAGAAGGTTCTGATTGCCTTTGATGGTCTTGTTCCCTACGCAAAGATCGTCCAACAGCGGTATCGTCGTATGCGAGCACCGGACGCAGAGCAACCGTTCGACAAGCACCAGATCTCTCCTGGAACCGAGTTCATGAAGGAACTGGAAGAGACGCTGCGGTATGTCTTTCCCGAGTGCGAACTTTCCGGAACCGACGAACCGGGCGAGGGAGAACACAAGATCTTCACGTGGTTGCGAACGGTGGAGAATCGTTCCAATATCGTGATCTACGGACTGGATGCCGATCTTGTGTTGATCTCTGTTGCTCAGTCGTCTCTTGGGTCGATTCGTCTTCTGCGTGAGAACCGTGATGGAGGGTTCTCGACGTTCAATGTGAATGCGCTCAAAGCAGTTCTTCCATGCGATCCGGATATGTGGGTCCAGATGTGCGTCCTTGCGTTCGGCAACGACTTCATGCCGACGATTGCGATGTTCTCTCTGCGCGAGGACGGATATGGCCGAGCTCTCCACTGTATTAAGAAGGAGTCCTTCTTTGAAGACATTACGATTGAAGAGGAAAACCGTGTCTTGCTTAAGCGAGCAAAAGACAAGGATCGCAAGTTCGTGGCAACTGATGGTCATGCCTTGGAGGCACGCGTCGGGATTCATTTGCTGGATGGAATTCTCGATTGGGGGAAGGTGACGCATGCGTTCTGGAAGACCTATGCGTGGACACTTCACTACTTCCGAACGTCCGAGGTTCTGGATTGGTGTTGGTATTATCCCTACGCAGATGCTCCACTGGTTCAGACACTGAATGACTTTGAGGTGGAGTATACCTTCGAGTGGGAGTATCCGAAGCCACCCTACGGAATTCAGGATCAGCTGAACTTCATTCTGCCGAGTCATTCTCTTCATGGACCTTCTGCGTTTCTGGACGAACTCTATGAGGAGGGAGCGGATTCGCGTCATCCGTGGATGAAGTCGTTTGCGTGGGAGACGGATCCGTATATCTCTCTCCCCTGGAATCCGTCTATGGAAAAGACGACTGTTCTGTGGCTTCCTACGTCCGAGCTCGGAGACGTCCACCGACCAGCCGAACCGACGGAAGTATCCTAGCGGGTATCGGAACAGCTGTGTTCGGGGGAACAAACGCAGCTGCTGACAACAGAACAACGTCATCGGGAATACCAATCTCAAAGTTGTTGTCGTGTGTCTGGAAATAGGTTCCTTCAATCTTGTCCATCTCGTTAATCTTTTTCAATGCTGTGAATCCCGACGTATCTTGCATTGTTCTCCAATGCCGGCGAATATGACGGAGATACGACAACCTGTAATCACGTGCTGTACGTGTCTTCACGTTTGTTCGCAGTGTCTCGAAACAAGCCTCCACCGTAGGATATATCGGTTTGTTGATTCGCTGATTCACTGTGTTATGGACTCGAAATGTAAACAGCATCAAGTCCTTGCGAGACGACAGCATAGTTGGTGTCCGTTGACGGTACGAAGTCAGTGCCTCGTGGAAATGTTGATTACATGAAGGACATGTAATTGTAGACTGAAACATGTCCAACCAGACGTTCATTAGAGCACGTTCTGAATCACTCGGAGTGTCTGAATAGCAAGATGCTGCGGAGTGGAGGGTCATCCATCCGAGAGGTCCCCAGATAGACGTCATTACTTTACTTGACGACAATCATTCCTGCTTCCATACCGCCTTCCAGGATCTGTTGAACGATCGAGTCGGGTGTATTTTTTCCAACGGCAACTCCCTTCTTCGCGAGGACTTCGCGACGAGATGCCGGAGTCATTTCGCCAATCTTTTGCTTGATTGTTTTGAGTCGGTTCTGAGAACCAGACGGTGTCAGAATTCGAAGCGTACTTTTGCGGTCTGACCGAAGAGGAGGAGGCGATGTTGGGTCGGCGATCCGCTTTATTTCGGGTGCTCCTCCGCGCTTACGTGTTCCCTTCATCGCACTTCGCGGAAAGGTCTTCATTGATTTGCGACCAGCCTTCTTTGGCGTGGGTGTTGAGTCTAACCCGATTCGGGTGATCTTAATGCCGGTGGACATCCTTATAAAACGGATGGATACTATTTACGAGCAGGGGACAACCAATAGATACCATGAACTGGCAAGCCGTCAATGCATACTTCTCGAATGGCGTTCGTCGTCTTGTCGACCACCAGATTGATTCCTTTGAGGACTTCCTTCGCTCCAAGCTCCCTCTCATCGTTCAGTCGACGCCTCCCATCACGGTGTGGCACGAGCAGGATGAGAAGATCAAGAAGTACAAGTATGAGTTCCGCCTTTCCTTCGAGAACGTTTCCTACATCAAGCCTCGCATCCAGGAGGCAACAGGTCGTGTGAAGCCGATGCTCCCTATGGAGGCACGTGTTCGCAATTTCACCTACTCGGCCCAGATGTATGCGGATGTCCGCTTCACCGCACGCACCTACAAGGGCCCGATGCTCGACACCTACGACGAGGAGTTTCACGTCTTCGAGGGCATCAGTCTGGGCAAGCTTCCTGTCATGCTTGGTTCTTCGCTCTGTCTTCTGAAGGATTACCCGATGTCGCTCGCAGAGTATGGTGAGTGTGCTCACGATCCTCTGGGCTACTTCATCATTCACGGTTCAGAGCGCACGATCCTGTGCCAGGAGAAGGTTGCCGACAATCGCATCATGATCTTCCAGAACAAGAAGTCGACAACCAAGCACCTGTATTCCGTCGAGATCAAGTCTCTCCACGAGTCCTTTACGACGCCTCCGAAGAAGCTCGAGATTCGCATTTCGTCCAAGTTCAACGGGTACGGAAATCCACTGACGGCATGTGTTCCTCGTTTCCGTGAGGACATTCCTGTCATGGTCTACTTCCGTGCTCTGGGTGTGACGACCGATCTTGCGATTACGCGACTCATCTGGGGATCCGAGAACGACACGCACGCAGAGATGCTTGCCGCATCGTTCCGCGACTGTTCGGAGCTCAACATCTTCACCCAGGATGATGCCGTTCGCTACCTGACCAACCATCTCCAGTATGGAACGAATCAGGAGGACAAGGTTGCGTATGTTCGCCAGCTTCTTGGAACGGAGTTTCTGCCTCACGTCAAGTTCGCAGGTGAGAACGCGACCATGGATGTTCACAACGCCCGCAAGGTTATGCTGATGGGAAGCATGATTCGCCGTGTCCTGCTACGCTACTGTAATCAGATTCCGCTCGATGATCGCGATGCCTACCCGAACAAGCGTGTGGTGACGACGGGTGCTCTCCTTACCCACCTGTTCCGCCAGCTGTTCCAGAAGGTCTGTAATGACACACGCAACGAGTTCGTTCAGGAGGTCAACAACGACAGTTGGAAGAAGGGCGACGCACCCCGCCCGATGGACATCCTCAACATCAACAACCTCTACAAGATTCTCAAGCTCTCGGCCATCGAGGGCAAGCTCAAGCAGGCACTTGCTACGGGCAACTTCACGGTCCAGGGTCTTGGAAGCAGTAGTTCGGCATCGGTCTCCAACGCAAGCAAGGTCGGTGTTTCACAGGTTCTCGGTCGCATGTCCTACGTTGCCACTCTGTCTCACCTTCGCCGCATTCAGACTCCGGTGGAGAAGTCGGGTAAGCTTCTCGCACCTCGCAAGCTTCACGGAACCTCGTGGGGATTTGTCTGTCCGGTGGAGACACCCGAGGGTCATTCGGTTGGTATTGTGAAGAACATGTCGCTTCTGACATCGGTGACGCAGCACGTTCCTTCGCATACGATTCTCCATTGCCTCTCGGAGCTGAAGGGAGTCATAACCTACATCGACACGCCCCGCGTCTATCAGGGAACTGCCATTATGGTCAACGGTGTCATTGTTGGGTACACTCCGAACCCGGTCAAGGTCGTCAGCTACATGCGGAATGCCAAGCACACGCAGCGTATTCATCCTCACGTCAGCATCGCATGGTATACTCTGACGGACACCATTGCGATTGAGACGGATGGAGGTCGGTTCGTGCGTCCTGTCTTCCGTGCCGGTGCTGAGCCTCCTCCTCCTGAGAAGCGTGCCGATTGGAATGCGTGGGTTCTGTCGTGTATCGAGTTCATCGATTCGGCGGAGACGGAGACGCTTCGGATTGCCATGAATAAGGATTCGATGACACCTCATCACACGCACTACGAGATCGATCCTTCCATGATTGTCGGTCAGATGGCGTCCACGATTCCTCTGTCGGATCACAACCAGTCGCCTCGTAATACTTACCAGTCTGCCATGGGCAAACAGGCCATGTGCGTCTACGCAGGCAACTTCGCCAAGCGTCTCGACAAGAACGCCTACGTTCTGTGTTCGGTTGCCCGTCCTATCGTGGAGACGCGTGCGATGAACATTCTGAAGCTCCACGAGATGCCTTTCGGATTCAACGGCATTGTTGCGATTGCCTGCTACGGTGGATACAATCAGGAGGACTCGGTCATCATGAACAAGTCGTCGGTCGATCGTGGGTTCTTCCGTGGTCTGTATTACGGCATGTACAAGGATGAGGAGCACCGCAACGTCACCTCCGGTCGTGAGGAGAAGTTCATGAAGCCCCAGAAGCACAATACCCGCAAGTACAAGAACACATCCTATGCTGCGATCTCGGAGAATGGTCTTCCGATTCTGAACTCGGTTCTCCAAGAGAACGATGTTGTCATTGGCAAGGTCGTCAATCTCCGCAACGATACGGCGGGATACACGTTCCGAGATGCGTCGACGACTCACAAGAATTCGGAGCAGTGTCGTATCGACGGTGTGTGGCAGGACAAGAACTCGGATGGATACCCCTTCATCAAGGTGCGTACTGTTTCGGAGCGCATCCCGCAGATTGGCGACAAGGTGTCTTCTCGCCACGGACAGAAGGGAACGATTGGTATGATGATGAGCGAGGAAGACATGCCGTTCACTGCCTCGGGTCTGCGGCCCGACATCATCATGAATCCTCACGCTGTTCCTTCGCGTATGACGATTGCTCAGCTCATGGAGAACATATTCGGCAAGATTGGTGTGCGCAAGGGAACTCTGGGCGATGGAACTCCCTACTCACACCTGAAGGTCGATGATCTCAAGGCACATATGTTGGAGATGGGCATGCACCCCTACGGCAACGAGATCTTGTATAATGGTCAGACAGGCGAGATGATACAGGCGGAGATCTTCATGGGTCCTACCTTCTATCAGCGCCTCAAGCACATGGTGATCGACAAGAAGCATTCACGTGCCCGTGGTCCGATTGTCTCGCTGACGCGCCAGCCTTGCGAGGGCAGGTCCCGCGATGGCGGTCTTCGTGTGGGAGAGATGGAGCGTGATTGTATGATTTCGCACGGCATCTCGATGTTCACGAAGGAGCGTCTGATGGATGTGTCCGATCCGTTCCAGACAGGTATCTGTAAGACGTGCGGAACACTTGCGGTGGTGAATCCAGTCGAGGGAATCTACTCGTGCGGAGCTTGCGGGAATAAGACTGACTTCGTTGTGAAGACACTCCCATACGCGATGAAGTTGTGGATGCAGGAGTTGGAGGCGATGCACATTACACCTCGGATGATACTGGAGTAGGGTCGGACAGACGGTCATGACGACCCGTAGGAAGAGAGTCGGGGAGCATATTCGCGAGATCACTGTCTGAGCGCGACGGCTTCATGCTGCTCACATGGCGAGGATCACTCTTCAGCTCCTCACGAACACGATTGACTGCGATAATAAGAGAACCGATCGCACACAGAAAAACACTCGCGCAAATACCAACAATCGCAGCAGTCTCCATTTTTTATTCAAACAGCACCTGCGTTAAACTTCTTTCTAGCCTACTAAACAAAATGCCCGATTCTGCTCCCACAACTCCTGCCGGAAACTCCACTGCCCCTGCGATGGGTGCCGAGACAGGCGGACGCCGCCGCCGCGCGGGTGTCTCCTTGAAGGCCTTGAAGCGCACTCTCAAGGCTGCGGGCAAGAAGACGAGCGGCAAGAAGGCCACGCTCAAGGCCCGCGTCAAGAAGTTCAAGTTGAAGGTATAAATCGTTTACTCCCATCTTCCTTATCTAAATTAATGTCTGTTCATGTTGTCGTAGGTCCGATGTTTGCGGGAAAGACTTCCTACATTCGGAATCTCGTATCGAAGTACAATATAATTCATGTTCCAACTCTTTTGATTACACATCCGTATGGCCGTGATAAGCTGTCGTGGATGCAGCATCGTGCAGAGATTGAGTCTTTGACTGATCTTGAACCGCTGCTTCTTCACCAGTACAAGGTCATCATCATTGATGAGGCACAGTTTTTTATCGGTATCAAGGACTTTGTACGGAGAATGGCCGATGACTACAACAAGGATGTTTACGTCGTAGGTCTGGATGGCGATTGTGACCGCAATGCATTTGGAGAGGTTCTTCAATGTATTCCTCTTGCCAATACGGTTACAAAGCTATCTGCGTTTTGCGAGCGATGTGCTAATGGAACTCCCGGGATTTTTACATTCCGGAAGAACGATACCCACGGGCAGCAGATTATGCCAGGTGGTGCTGAGAGCTACGGAGCCTTGTGTCGGGAGTGTTGGCTACATACAGAAGTCTGAAAAGGATACGAGGCCATCGAGGTTCGGCTTGTTTGTATTACTTGCGATGGTCTGCTCATTTCTATCTTCGACAACGATTGGTGTGCGAAGAACATGAAGGCGACAGGATACAGGAGGATGCTTATCAAAAATCGTTATATCCGTTACGAAGTATTTCGGATATGCCGAATAGAGATCCTCTACAGAAAACAGATCAACAAACTTCTTCGCAAACTCACGACGAACTACATATCCCTGAGCACCATAGGGATTGCTAACACCGATTCCTTCGGTTTCGTCGCTGTAATACAGAATCGAGTTGTGCTGTAGAGTTTTCGATAAACAGTATTCGCATGTTTTGAATGAAAACATGATCTCCTGGTTGTATGTACTCCAACGTCCATGACATTCGTAGCATGGAGCACACAAACTACAATATCCAACGATGAACACATCGATTGAAGTTGATTTCATAATATCGTCCACATCTGAAATATATTGATTGAAGTTCTTGTGAAATCTCACATCATCTTCAACAATCAAACACGTTTCCTCGTTTGTTTCAAGAAACATCTTCATCGCACGAATATGTCCGATTGTTGCCGCAATTCCACCCGGATATCCCAGCTCCTTCTCCAGGTGGTTCTTGCCACGTTGGAGGACTTCGGGGTCTGTGAGATAGGGTGAGTCGACGGTTATGATCTCGAGGTTCAGGGGTGATGCTTTTGCCCGCAGTCTCTCCATGCGATCGGGACTACAACTCACCGCGTAGACTTTCATTCCTTTCTCGCGGGTGGATACCCTGTAAGTTTTTTTCTTGCCATGAAACATAACAATACAATGGGTGGCGGTCTTCTTCAGCTCGTCAGCTACGGTGCGCAGGACATCTACATCTCCGGCAACCCCCAGATCACGTTCTGGAAGGTGCTCTACAAGCGTCATACGAACTTCGCCATGGAGTCCATTGAGGTCACCTTCAACGGCCAGGCGGACTTCAACAAGCGCGTGACGGCCGTGATCAACCGCAATGCCGACCTGATGTACCGCACGTACGTCCAGGTGGTTCTCCCGGCGGTGGACCTGACGGCGTCGGGCAACAGCACGATCCAGCGCTTCCGCTGGCTCAACTACATCGGCCACCGCCTGATCAAGACGGTTGAGCTCGAGATCGGCGGCCAGCGCATCGACCGCCAGTACGGCGACTGGATGCAGATCTGGACCCAGCTGTCGCAGGACGTGGGCACGATCCAGGCGCTCGACGACATGATCGGCAACACGCACGACCTCGTCCTGATGAAGGACAAGAAGGGCTACGCACTGGATGCCTCGTGCGCTGGCTCGGAGCTGACGAACACGTGCGCCCCCCGCGCCGGAACCCCGGCCCGCACGCTGTACATCCCGCTCCAGTTCTGGTTCTGCCGCAACCCGGGTCTGGCGATCCCGCTGATCGCGCTCCAGTACCACGAGGTGCGCGTGAACATCGAGTTCGAGCAGTGGCTGAACTGCTGCTACTACGAGGCCTCGGGCTCGGTGCCGACGGCGATCCAGTCCCTGACGGCTGCCTCGCTGTACATCGACTACATCTACCTGGACACGGAGGAGCGTCGCCGCTTCGCCCAGCAGACGCACGAGTACCTCATCGAGCAGCTGCAGTTCACGGGTGCCGAGTCGATCACGTCGAGCTCGAACAAGATCCAGCTGAACTTCAACCACCCGGTGAAGGAGCTCGTGTGGGTTGTCCAGCGCGACTCGTATGTCGACTGCACCCCGGGCCAGGGCTTCATCGCCGAGGTCAACGGCATGCAGCCGTTCAACTACACGGATGACTTCTCCACGGAGGGCATCGTGATGGACGTGATGGCCCGCGGCTCGCTGGGTGGCACGTCGATCTCGACGGCTGTCCCGACGACGGCTGGCGATGGTCCTTCGGGCCCTTACCTCCCGGGTGTGGGTCTCTCGCAGGGCCCGTCGCTCAACGGTGCCTCGTGGCTCGACTCGAACCTTGGCCCGGGCGGCAACGACCAGGCACTGGTCTTCGAGGACACGACGAACTACCTGCTCGCCAAGGTTATCCTCTCCTCGGGCGTCAAGTGCGAGGGCAAGAACCCGGTGGAGGTTGCCAAGCTCCAGCTCAACGGCCAGGACCGCTTCACGGAGCGCGAGGGACGCTACTTCTCCCGTGTGCAGCCGTTCCAGCACCACACTCGCACGCCGGCCCAGGGCATCAACGTGTACTCCTTCGCCCTCAAGCCGGAGGAGCACCAGCCCAGCGGCACGTGCAACTTCTCGCGTATCGACAAGGCCACGCTGCAGCTCACGGTGTCCGTCAACACGGTCCGCTCGGGCCGCACGGCTCAGGTGCGCGTGTACGCCGTCAACTACAACGTGCTGCGCGTGATGAGCGGCATGGGTGGCCTGGCCTACAGCAACTAAGCGTGAAGCCGGGGAGGTTGCGTAGAGTACAGATACAAATACAAAAAAACAAATACAACAGCGGGTGGACAACCACCCCACATTGTGTTTGGTTCACGCGTTCAATAAGAGAGTTTTCTGTGCGTAATATGCGTCTGTCGCAACGCTACTGTATGCGAGTGGGAATCGTGTTATCTTGTAGGACAAGTCTGGATACGAATGAGAAATAGCAGCATGAAGTTCCGGCATCTTCTCAGTCTCACTTGTTATGAGAAAGTTCACTCGATGTCCACTTGAAACATACTCATTGAAATTGCGAATCCTACGAGTGTACCGTTCGGAGAACAGTTCGTAGTTGTTTTCGATATAATGGTTCTTGCCACCCGGCCATTCTTGTGTCAGATAGAGATCCGCATGACCAGGGGACTCGTGATTAAAGAAGAACTTGTATTTCTTATGATGAAGTAGAGTATCGTTTGGGTTGTATCGTGAGGAAGCAGGGATCGTGGCAAGATGTAAGTATTCTGTATTGGTAAAGTCCTGAAATTTCTCCTCGATACAGTCTACGACACCAGTATACGTAGAAACCATCTCATCGAATGGACAGGTCTTGTACCCATCTTTTTTCATCAACCGATATCCGAGGTAAACACCTTGGGTTGCGGAATAGCAGTTCCATCCCAGAGATATACCTATTTCCATTTAAGTTGATTATTGTTAGTATGAAGTAAATGAAATGTGCTTTATGCAACACACTTCTTGATGATATTGGAACCTGCTACAACCCAGCATGCTCACACAACACTCTGAACAAGATTGAACGATATTCCGAACAGATCAACGAAGGAAAGAACTCTGTTCGAGCAGCTGTCCATTCGTTATTGAGTCGCATTCGTAATCACACAAAGACGTTCTTTTTTGCCGGTATTGGCAAGTCTGCTCATATTGTGAGGAAATGCGTTGCTACATGGCAAAGTCTTGGTCTACAAGCACATGTCCTGCTCATCCAAGATATGTTTCACGGAGATATGGGTATTCTAAAAGAAGGCGACATGATTATCTATATTAGCAACTCAGGGAATACAGATGAACTGTTGACTGTATCAAACTATATCCGCCAGAACTTCAACATATTTCAGATCGCCATAACGAACAATCCTTCTTCCAAACTCGATGCGATTGTGAATCACGCAGTCAACATCTGTAATTTTAAGATCAAGGAGTCCGATACTCTGAACATGGTTCCATCTGTATCAGCCGTATTCTTCATGATGCTGTTGGATACCGTTGGAATTCACATGGCAGAGATGAATGGCATAACAATGGGCTCTTTCAAGCGTAATCATCCTGGCGGTGATTTGGGAAAACGCGAAACCACATGAGTATATAAATGGTTGAAATCTATTACGATGGAATCCATATTGAAAAGTACCCGGAGGTTAAGGGGTTCACGACAAACTGTACTCTCATGTCGGGGCTTGGCATGTCCTACAAGGAATTCTACGAGTCAAAGAAGGATGTTATTAAGGGAAGACCTTTATCGTTTCAGATATGGGAGGATGAGACAGACAAGGCGATCACTCAAATCGAACAGATTCATTCAATTGACCCGGCTTTGTTTGTGAAGATTCCTATCGTGAATTCGGCGGGAAAGCTGAATACGGAACTCTTTCAGTTCTGTGTTCAACGCGAGATTCCTGTTAACGTAACTGCCTTGTATACATTTGATCAGATTCTGTCTGCCTACAATCTCGTTCACATGAGCAAGGCACCGTGTATCATTTCTGTCTTTGCCGGACCTATCTCGGATTTGTCGATCGATCCTGACCCGATCGTCAGGTACGCAACCTCTATCTTCAAGGGAACGACGTCGAAGGTCTTGTGGGCTGGGTGTCGCGAAGTATATTCTGCCATTCGTGCGTATAAGTCCGGATGCGACATCATAACCGTTCCAGATGGTGTCATTGAACGGATTGGCATAGTTTCCACGCTTGAACAACTTTCTATCGAGCGGGTTCAAAAGTTTAAACGCGATGCCCTTAAAGGACCAATAACTATCGTATGAAACATATCATTTTGTGCGGTGGAAATGGGGTACGGCTGACACATCCTACAGGGTTTCCGAAGCCCATGAACATGGTTCGCGGAATTCATTCTCTACAGTATGTTGCTGAGAGCATTCCTTCCGATGTTATCTATGTATTCGTCAACAACGAGCTGAAAGACATCAACTTGGATACGACACTCCGGCATCTTGTGAAGAAGACGTTTCATGTTGTATACATATCTCGCGATACGCGTGGCGCGATTGAGACAGCCTATCTCGGCCTTAAGCAGTCCGGTATTCCGTTGTCGGAGCAAGTATGTTTCTATGACAACGATACGGTCTATTCCTTCACAGGTCGGACACTGCCTTCTCATTCGTTTATTGGATACTCAAAGACGACAGAGACGAGGCCGTATTGCTACATCAAGGTGAAGGATGGCTACGTCGAAGAGATATCAGAGAAGGTGCGAATCAGCGATGATTATGCGTGTGGCATCTACTCCTTCACAACAGGCCAGCTTTTTATGGATGTGGCAAAGGAGGTTATGGAGCAGGGCGTGACGTTTAACAGCGAGTTCTATATGTCGATTGCCTTTGGTCGCCTGTTGGACAAGAAGGAGCAGGTGAGTGCGTTGATGGTAGAGGATTGCCTGTGTCTTGGAACTCCAGAGGATATCGCCAGGTCAATTCCTTCGTTGCCTGTCAAGCCTCTTCGTATCTGTTTCGATCTGGATAATACGATCTTCAAGTACCGGACTGCTGAGCAATCGTATGCCGAGTGCGATGTCATCGAGAAGAACGTGTTTCTGCTAAAGAAGCTCAAGGCAGACGGACATACAATCATTCTTCATACGGCTCGTGGAATGAAGACCCACGAGTCGAACGTCGGGCGTTCCATGAAGGCGAACGGAATGGATACATTTGCGAGCCTCGAGAAGCATTCAATTCCGTATGACGAACTGTATTTTGGTAAGCCGCATGCCGACCTTTACATTGACGACAGGGCGTTCAACCCGTACATTGATCTGTATTCTTCAATTGGATTCGGATATCTAACGGATGAGTTTTACAAGAGCAAGAGCTCATCGAGTTCAAGCAATCAGTTCAATCTTGTCTATCGGATCGGAGATACGATTATCAAGCAGGGACCATCGGGAACAATGAAGGGAGAGCTGTTCTTCTACAAGGCTGTTGAGAATACGCCACTCAAGCCCTTGTTTCCCGCACTCCTGCGTGGAGATTCTGGCATGCTTCATCTACAGTATATTCGCGGATTCACAATGTTCGATCTCATGCGAGACGGATTGTTTGTTCCGAAGCATCTCCAACTTGTTCTTGAAGCAATCGACACGATGCATTCGTATACTGGAATCGACGTGGTTGTATCAAAGGATCAGATCTACTCGAACTACATGGGCAAGCTCAAGAGTCGGGCTACAAACAAGGCGAATTATCCATTTGACAATGTTCAGATGCTCGTGGATCGCATGGATCGCCGCATGAAGACATATCTGGAAACTTCAAAGACATGTGCGGTCGTCCACGGAGATGCCTGGTTTAGCAATACTCTCATAACCAAAACAAACAATGTTGTGTTTTTGGACATGAAAGGTGATATCGATGGAATGCTAACCACAAACGGAGACGCCTTGACGGACTATGGAAAAATGTTCCAGTCCTTGCTTGGGTTTGATTACTATATCAATGGACTTGAGCCAAATACTGAGCAGCTTCTTTTGCTCAGCACATTCTTCATCGAGGAGATTGCCAAGCGGGGATTCTCTTATACTGATTTGTGTACTGTGACAGCATGCTTGATCGCAAAAACCCTGTCCTTCATGAAGGTCGATATCTCTGTTCGAACGAAGATCTGGGGTTTGGTGGAGTCTATACTCTCCGAAGAATAATCTTGAAAATCGGACCCTGTTTGTTTATACGACACACCTCTTCGAACGACAGCGTGAGTGATTCAGGTTGATTCGCAATGATCTTGTTGTACAATCCACACAATGACTTCTCCGGAGTTCCGACTTTGTGTTTGGTCATCAGATACGCAAGAATACGTTCCATTGCTTCTCCGTGCGAGCGTGTCTTTACACGAGGAATGATTGGAAGTATATTCAGATACTTTATAGCAGAGTGGTAGATATGAACAACTGCTCCAAAACAACCAAACTTTTGCGTTGCGACCATGTCTGTATAGCTTGCGTGATCTAACAATTCACGGTACGATTTCTCGTAATGAATTGTTTCCATCCCCGGTTCGTAAAAGTGGTACAAGCACTGAGCTGGAGCTGACGTATCAATTCCAAGTCGCTCGGTGACGACCATACTATCGTGTAGAATGATCGCACGATCATCGAACTTGAATTGATTGTATATGAAAAGTGCTCCAAGGGCTCCAAAGTATTCATTCTTTATGAATCTCGTATTCGCATCACCTGAAATCGTAAGAGGGATACTATCTTTCGAAACGCAGATAACAACAAGTTCATACGGATAGAAGGTTCGTATGCTCTGGAGACATCTCTTTATGTGGATCTCTTCTTCTGGCTTTGTAAGCTTAATCGGTATCATAAAACAGAGGTTTTGCTTGTAGATCATCTCTACCAACTTTCTTATAACTATGGGTTCCTGACTTCGATCCGTGGGCAGTTTACACCTGTAATGGTAGGCGTTCGGATCTTTGACGACTGAGTCAGCAGATGTTATGTCTGTGCGTTGAGCAGGCATAAAGGGAACACCAATGCGTTTCATAACGTGTCCTATTGCGAGGTCGTCTGTGGTATCCGTATAGCTAAATATCTCATCTTGATGATCAATCATCTTCTGAGCCACATCAAGACTTAGTAAGAACCCAGCACCCGATACGAAGTCTCCTCCAATAACACCTCGTAAGACGTCTGTCTTGGGTAGGCTGTTGACAATCGGTTCATACACAGGAAAGTTCCATACACTCGACAAGTTTGTTCTCAAAATGTAATCGTATCCCTTGTCCAAAAAATATTCAAACGCGGCAATCGTCTTTCGACTGATGGTAGGAATTGTTTCAATACCGTTGCTGTAAAAGGTATCGCCATCAACATACGGTGTTTCTACATCGGGTCTTTGCGTTATGAAGTAGCATTCAAACACTGGATTCAACTTCATATAGCTCCTCCAAATCGTGCGATGTTCTGAATAGATGTCATTTGAGTCGTCTGAAATAATTAACACGAGAACTCGCATTTACTATTATGAACTACTCGCCCGAGGACATTCTTACGAGCGATGGATTTCTGAACGCTTTTCCAGCATACTATTTCAAGACGGATGTCCTTGTTATGGGACGAACGATTCACTGGAGGGGACGCTTACATGAGCCACCGATGGGACGCCAGCTGTTGATACTGGCAGGTCATTCTGATTTCCCACTTACCGATGACATCGTTCGTAGGTATCCGTCAGTTCTGTGGTTTGCGTCGAACACGCAATCCAACAAAGTTCGTGGCCTTCCCCTTGGTATAACGAACGATACAGATGAGAGTCCGCTTCATAGGATTTATGGGAACAAGGAGATCATGGTCGAAGCATTGCGGCAACCTGTTGTATACAAGAACGTATGCTACATGAACTTTGTTATTGATACCTTTCCATCTGTGAGAGGCCCTCTCTTTGAGATGATGAAGGACAAGCCATGGGTGACGGTTGGAACTCCTGTCGCTACACTCGAAGGACGGAAGGCATTCTTGCAAGAGATTCGGAGTCATAAGTTTGTGCTCTGTCCTCGTGGAAATGGTGTCGATACACACCGTCTTTGGGAAACACTCTACATGGGAAGCATTCCAATCGTCATCTACGATATAACGCACAAGGACTGGACAGATCTTCCTATCTTGTTTATCCAGGATTGGTCGCAGATAACGGAAGAGTTCCTCGATTCGGAGTATACACGAATTCTGAACACGCGTTGGAACTTTTCCAAGTTAAAGATGTCCTACTGGATAGAGAAAATTAAGAATGCGCGTCGGTAATGTTCTAACCGCAACCGATGAAAACCCTCTTTACTGGAAGTTTATTCCCAATTTTATTAAGGCATGGAAAGCGGTTCTCCCCGAAGCAAATATCCATGTGGTCTTTGTTGGAAAGACAGTTCCGGAAGAGCTCGAAGCGTATGCCCGGTACATCCGTCGTGTCGATCCAATTGAGGGAATCCACACTGCTTTTCATGCCCAGTGTGTTCGACTCTTGTTCCCTCGGCACGTCGGTGGTGGACCTACTCTGATAACAGATATGGATATGCTTCCTATGAACCGGTCGTATTACACAGAAGCCATCAAGGATATTCCCGATGATCACTTTACGACGTACCGGGATGTATGCCTTCCGGGTGAAATCGCAATGTGCTACAACATTGCTACATCTGCTGTATGGACTGCTATGTTTGGAGACAGCGATATGGAGACAACATTGAAGAGGTGGTATTCGACGGTTCGCTATACGGGTGAGCATGGAGGTTCTGGCTGGAATACAGATCAGATCATTCTTCTGAACGCATTTAACGCATGGCCCGGTCCGAAAATCACACTCAACGATAGCATAACAGGATACAATCGACTGGATCGTATCCATCCGTGGGTTTTTGAGGATAAGGGGCGTCTCGAAATGGCAATTCGTCGTGGTGTCTATTCCGACTACCACTGTTTGCGTCCCTACGATGACCACAAGGAGATGAATGACTTCGTTGTCTCGTGTCTGTTGCCTAAAAAGGTCTATTCTTTTCTGAAGAGTATGTAATGTCTTGTTTCTCTTTCTGTTTATACGGTCCGTATGACCCAAAATACTATACAGGATTGAAAGAGAACATCGTAATAATCAATAAGTATTACCCAACATGGTATATTTTCGTGTATCTCGGTGAAGATGTTTCAGAGGACTACTCTCACAGTCTTCGTGTGTACAGAAATGTTATTATCCGACGAACTGGAATTAAGGGTGTGAAAAATACAGTTCACCGTTTCTTTGCGATTGATGAACCGGGGGTAAACGTTATGTTTGTTCGAGATGCGGATAGCAGAGTCCACTGGAAAGATAGGTGGGCAATTGACAAGTTCGTGGGTCAGACCGAAAAAAACTGTTTTATCATTCGTGATCACAAGGATCATACGTCTGCGATTGCGGCAGGGATGTGGGGTATTCGTAAGGGACTTCTTCCGAAACCCATACGAACACTCTTTGAAGAATGGGTACCGGTACATAAAGGTAGTGGTGATCCAACCGATATAGAGGGATTCGGAATTGATCAGAACTTTCTTGATTCCACGATCTATCCTCTCTGTAGGAATTCGGTCATCGCTGTGTCGAGTATATACGTTATTGGGTTTGATAATGAATTGCTCGTTCCATTTCCATTCAACTGGGATCCTACTGTCTACGTTGGGAGGGTGGAGACAGTTCCATACGATGAATCATTGTTTTCTAGCCAAATAGTAAATGCACAAGAAGTCCGTTGGGTCCCGTCGCAAAGTGTGGAATGGAAGCGCGGACCATACTTCCGGAGGTCTTAAAAAGAGCGATCTGATGTTGAACAAGTGGGGTCGTATTGTGTCTCGCAAGAAGCACGCAAAGATGAGCGGAAAAACTCGTCGTAATAAGTAAGCGATGAACTTCTATGCTTTGTATGCGTCAGCCGTCTGGGTTGACTTTGTGGTTGCCTTGATTACAAAGTATGCCCCGGTCGATGTATTGGGTGGTAATGTAACTGCCCTGAACGAATGGTACAAGAACTTTGAAATTGCCGCTGCGATCGAGGATATTCTGAGTTTGATGATCCCTGTCTTGCTTGCTCAGATCTTCTTCTCAGAGTTCCCCCTCATGTTCGTTGCGATTGTTATCCAGATTCTCCATGATCTGTTCTTCTACTTTGCGGTTGTTCTTCAGATGCCTGCGGGTCATAACCGAATGATCGATACGATGAAGAAGTATGGTGCTCAAGGAGGTGGTCGTATCATTGTTGCTGATTCCTTGATGATCGCGTCTGTCGTTCTGATCTACCAGTTCCTGAGTGCGACATTCACTCGCGGATTCTCCGGTCTGCTCGGACTGCTTGGAACGTATGCGATGGTTTATATTGTCTATACGAAGTAATGGGTGGTGGTTTGTTTGGAACGCCTCTGTATTTGAACCCGAAGTGCTTGGTCTTTTCCGCATTCGTCCTTGCTATCTATTGGATGCCTCATGCGTCGTCGTATCCGCATAAGGTGTTGATTGCGTTCATGCTGGCGTGCGTTGCCTATGTATCGATGGCATGGTATGATTTGCTGTTTGACTGTAATGATCGCCTGCGTCCTACAATGCTCGGTTGGATGTGGGGTTGGGCCAAACCGAAAGAATACCGGGACAAGTTTGACGAACTGCCTCTCAAATACCAAAAGGTCGTGCGAACAGTCGACATTGTGGTCTTGATTGGTATTGTTGTTCTCTTTTTCCTTCCGTATCTTGCGAAGCGCTAATGCTTCATGAGGAAGATACCTACAATTGTTAATAGAAGTCCTACATACTCCATCGGTTTTTTGAGACGATCTCCAAGGATCACGTAGGCGGCGATGCTTTCCAAGATTGCAGACATCCCGTCCCACATTCCGTTCACGTAGAGAACGTTGTCCGACATGAAACACTTGACGGCATACGTAATCACTCCGATATATCCCAGCACTCCGAGAATAAGGTAGCGAAGGAACCCAGACTGAGCATACCATCTCAGGTTGAAATCACCGAAGATCTCCCACACAGACAGCAAAATAAGATTTATGAAAAGTCCGTCAAAGAAGACTGCCATTATACTTCTTGCGGAAAGATACTTTCATAAGGCGTCGAGGAGGTATACAATACAATGAGCGACGATCTGGTGGTGGCAAAGACAGTTCAGACGTCTCCCATTCGCACTCTTGCCGAGGGTCTGAAGTCTATGCTGGTGGAGATGAGCCTTGTTTTTGATAAGGATGGCATCCGCATGATTGCGATGGACAACACCCGTACAGTTCTCACGCACATGCGTTTGTATTCGTCCAAGTTCGAGCATTATGAGTACAACCATTCTGCTCCCAAGCTGGATGTCGGTCTGAATACCGATCACTTTTACAAGATTGTCAAGACGGTGACGAACGATGATACGATCACCTTTTCGGTCTCGCGTGCCGAGAGCAACCACCTGATGATTACGTTGGAGAACGGTGAGAAGAAGCGTCGCATCCGGTACAAGCTCAATCTTCTGGATCGCGATGATTCGGATATCCAGATGCCGGAGACGGAGTTTGCTGCGCGTATTACGATGCCCTCTCTGGATTTCCAGAAGATCTGTCGTGATATGACTCTGCTCTCCGCAAAGACGGTGGATATCAAGAATGTGGGCAATACGCTGACGTTCAGTTGTAAGGGTCCTTTTGCATCGCAGACGGTGACGATGGGTGATACTGCTTCGGAGATGTCAATTTCTAAGAAGGAGAGTGGTGAGATTGTGTCGGGAACCTTTTCGCTTCCCCACCTGGTGCTGTTTACCAAGTGCTCGAACCTCTCCAACAACCTGGAGGTCCATATGAAGAACGATTGGTTCCTGATGATCCGCTACGTCATTGCCAATCTGGGCGACATCAAGCTGTGTCTGATGCCGTGTTCGACGTAAAGAATATATGAGTCGTAGATACAATGGCAGATATTGCAGAGATCGTCGTCCGGCATTTTAGCAAGACGATTGGGTATGAGGACGAGGATATTGAGGCCATTATCGAAACAATGCAGGATGGTTTTGAGCAGGGGTACAATCCTGCAAAGGCAGTGGACGAGGCTGTACAGGAACCGATGTATGCAAGGGGTGGAACGGACAAGGTATTGATTAATGACATTGGAAATCAAGCTGTTGCGTCGTATATTGTCTGTTCGATTCTTCGTTCGAGGTCTGCCAAGTTCACCCCTTCTGAGCTGGAGAGGGTTATCACAGAGTTTGTTGAAGAAGTGAATCGTCAGTATGCCGAGAGGGAGCAGAGCCGAACGGAACAACACCTTGGAACTCTTGAAGCTCCTGTTCGCGCAACTGTTGAAAAGGAGTTGAAGGGCGTGCGTAATTTTGTGGGTGTGCGGTCCTTCACCGACGCACAGATTCAAATTGCGGTGGAACAGGCAGTGGCTGACCTCAAGACCGCAATCCCTTCTCCTCCCAAACGGAAGATCCCTGCGGGCGCAGAGGATGCGATATCGATGGCAGAGATTGTGGATGACGAAGTCATGGTGGACTTTGGTGATGAGTTTGGACACAATCGGTTCTACAAGGTGTCGACCTACTTGCAGATGGATCCGAAGAAGAATCCTTTTACAAATGCTCCCATCGAACCGCCCGAACCGACCATCTATGTTGCGGAACTGGATGCCTCGCTTCCTGTCCAGAAAGCCGGTCGTCGTATCAAATATGGAGGAAGTATAATGGCGGGAAAGACACGTCGCAATACGAAGGCAGGTGGAGATATCGCATGTACATTGATGGAGATCCGTGATCAGGTCAAGCTGTACCATTGGCAGACGGGTCGGTTCGCTCGCCACAAGGCAACGGACGACTTGGTCGGCTCCCTTGACGAGAACATTGACAAGTTCGTGGAGACCTATATGGGCAAGTATGGTCGCCCGCGTGTGTCGGGATCCATCAAGCTCCACAATTTCAGTGAGGAGGCTGCTGTGAAGTTCGTGGATAAGCAGGTGAAGTGGATGACCTCCGTGCTTCCTCGCAAATTGAAAAATACGGATACGGACCTTCTCAACATTCGCGATGAGATTTTAGGAGATCTCAACCAAGTTAAGTATCTCTTCACGCTGGCATGAGCAACGAAACGACGAACTTGATTTTGGTGGTGTCTACATCGATTATGCATGCGTATATCGTCTACGCTCTTTACTGGATGATGGCGGAGTGCTAATTACTTGGGCCTCGTGTTATGGGCCTTGTAGACGATGTCATCGCCGTTCTTCATCTTGAGAGACGGGCTAAACAGCTTGCGATCCGCAACATTTGTGGTCGTATTCCATACCTTGATAATATGAAACTGACCCTTGGGACTGAGGGTCACTCCGACAAGCGCTTCTTTGTAGTTGGTGAGAAACACACCTGCAAAGCAGTGAACCATACAGTCGATGAAGACCTCGTAGGTATCCTTTGCGTCGATCTTCTTGGACCATGCGCCTCCCTTGGCGTTCTCCGGAACATCCCAGAGTGGACGGTATCCGTCGCGCATGAAGAAGAACATGCCCGACTCCCATGCCTCGCGGGGAATGGAATCGATCACGCTCCAAAACTCGGCTGGAGTGGAGAAGGTGGCGATGTTGGTGTAGCTGGACAGAGAGTAGTTCGAGTCATTCGGGTCATGATACCACAAACCCCACAGTTGTGGCATTTTTGTGGAGTCTGACATTCTGGGGTATACTAAAAGACAGTAGAATACTTCATTTCCATTTTCCTCAGGAGACAAAAACGGATTCGGATTTATGGTTGTAAGACAAGGCACCACAATGGATGTTCCTACTCTCTATTCTCTTCGCTCCTTCCCCCGACCGGCGCTGGATGCCGCAATTCACGACATCATTTCGAAGCTCAAGATCTCGTTCAAGCCTACCTTCCGTCGACCGATCGCCAAGAGGTCCGTCGTAGAGGAGTCTTCGAACTGGCGTGAGGTTGCCCTCGTCAGTCTTCATCGCCGCGTTCGCGAGAAGGATGATCCCGACTACGACGAGATTAACGCATTCATCAACAAGCTGACAAAGCAGACATATGAGAAGATGATTGCTGCGATTCTTGGAAAGCTTGAGACTCGGGATGGTCTCTTCCGTCTTCGCGTGACGACTCTTCTGTTTGATCGGGGTTGTACACAGACGTTCTTCGCATCCTTGATGGCAGATGCCTATCGCGACATTGCAAAGGTCCAGCCTGATGCCTTGGAGGACTTGAAGGTCCAGATGTCGATGTTCGATGCCCTCTATGCGGATACGAATGTGACCGTTGTTCCGAATTCGACCGACGCTGGATACGACGAGGCGATTATTGCGTGGACCAAGCAGAAGGAGCGTAAGCGGACCTTCGCAGTCTACATTGCTGAGCTGTACAGCCGCGGTCTTGTTCCGAAGGACACGATGACTTCCTTCGTGACGACCGTTGTCGATGACCTCAAGGATGTTATGCGTCATCCCAAGACGCCTCCGGGTGAGGAGCATGTGGATTCACTGGTCCGGTTCCTGTTTGCGGTCGCAAGCAAGGTCAATGTCAAGGATCACGTAAAAAGTGTCTTGATCATGCCCAAGGCAGAGACGCCATGCCTCAACATGAAGTCTCGGTTCAAGTTGGAAGATGCCCTGAAGTTGTAAAGAACTTGTTCCGCACACGTATCCCAACAAATCAATTTTTAATTAGAGATCCGGCTCAACATCCCACTCCATCGTGCGGCGAAGGATCCACATGAAGAGCACGATACAGAGCATCGTCACAAGGAGATCGACCTCGGACATTGTTGAATAGGGCAAGTTCGTTCAAATAAACAGAACGCAACCCTCGGTTGTTATAAATGAGCACCCCGCCTCCTACCACTCTCGTTCAGGCTGCCAAGCTCGCGCTGGAACATGACAAGCCCATCTACCTCGACTACTACGCCGACAGCGTCGAGAAGAAGTGCTGCATTGGCGTTCAGGAGACGACCAAGTTCCTTGTCAAGTCCCAGACGGAGTACACATCCGCTATCGAGTCGATCGCCCGCATCAAGGATGACAATACGTTCATCATCATGACGGAGAACAGTCTGTATGTGGTGGATGCGGGAATCCCCGTCAAGCGTATCACGTCCAACCCGTCTACACCGAGTTCGTAAAGAAAGACAATGGCGACCTTCCCCCCGCCTCATCGCATTTTGTATGAACCTTTGAATGACCGAACAACACGAGACCACTGGAACACCTACAAACTCAAGTACGCGGACGTATGTGATTTTGAAGAGGTCGATGCGGCGGTCAGCAACAGTATGGATGATTTCGCAAAGTGGTTTGCCCAGTGGGTTGCGTTTGCTCCGACAAGAATTGGTATTCGAATCCGTGTCTTGATGATTTGGCATGCGCACTTTTTGTCGCTTGCTTGTCAGCAGATGCTTCGTCGCAGTCTGGAACAGCGTTCCTTCCGGTGCCGCGTCTGGTTTCACATTGAGGAACCGACGATGCAGTCTGCGATTGTATCCCGATGTATCGTGAGTGAGATGCCGATCTATTCGCATACACCGGAGATCGTTGGGACGCTGGATACGTCGGTCTGGGATGATCCGCGCAAGACCGAAATGGAATTAGAAGCAAGGAAGATATAGAGAGTATGCGCGTCTTCACAGATGGATCTTGTCGAGGAAATGGTCGTGCGGGTGCAAAGGCAGGATTTGCTGCTTGGTTCCCTGATCATCCTTCTTGGTCTTCTGCGAAGCGAGTCCCTGATACAGACCCCCAAACCAATCAGCGTGCTGAGTTGTCGGCTATTCAGCTTGCCGTGGACATCTTGGAGGAGCGTGGCGAATACGATTGCGATCTCGTCATCTACTCGGACTCGGATTACAGCATCAAGTGTCTGACCATTTGGCTACAGGGATGGATGCGTCGTGGATGGAAGACGGCAGAGGGAAAGGATGTTCTTCATCAGGATCTCATCAAGGACATTACCGGCAAGTTGTCCAAGTTCAAGAGTCATCGGTTTCACCACGTCCGGGCCCATACAGGCAATCTTGACGACCTATCTGTTCAGAATGACGTAGTGGACCGCATGGCGACGGCTGTGGTGGAAGGTAAGGAGGTTGTTGCGGCACCGCCCCCGGTTGAGGTGATCGACGAGCTCTTTCCCGGGTGTCCACTTCGGATCATGGGACCGCCATGTTCCCAGAAGAACATTGTGGACTGGGTCAAGAACAATCTGTCTACAATGGATTCGGAGATTGTCGACAAGCACATGTTCAAGATCTTTACGGAAATGTGTAAGACGCGTGATGTAAACCTGACCAAGCAGATCATTCAGAAGCAGCCTGTTATCCGCGCCGAGCGGGGTCATTTACAAATAGAGAGCATAGACAAGGTAGAATGAGCGTCGTCGTCTACCACTTCTGGTCTCCTACGTGCCAGCCTTGTAAGGTTATCAAGCCGTCTGTTGAGGTTCTCAAGGAGGATTTTGACAGTGTTGAGTGGGTGTCTGTGAATACGCATGACGATCGCGATTCGTATTCGCAGAAGTACGGTGTGTCGGTTGTTCCTACGATGGTTGTTACCAAGAACGGTGTTGAGATTGGACGTCATTCAGGAACGCAGATGATTACGTATTATACAATTATTCGGAAGGCTCTGTCTACTTAGGGCACACGGCAGGCGATGCGGGAGTTCCAATTCCGAATCCTCCTAACAGACCCGTGGGTCCGTCAGTGCTGCCGCTGCCACTTCCCTAGGGCGACGCACCTCCAAACACAAAGCTCAGAGGAATTGCGCGTCCGTCAGGTCCCGCGATGTATTGGTTCCCCTTGCTGTCCACGTAGTTTCCTGTTTTTGGGTCCTTTGTCAGGGAAGACACAGGAACGCCCTGCGGCAGAGCAGCAGACGGCAAGAGATCCGGGCGAGTCGAGTAGACCCATGCGAATCCAGTTCCGCCGATCATCAGACCTTCGGCGAGTGCGACAATCGACTTGATGACAAACGTCGAGAAGTCCGCACTGAGTTCATCACACTCTGTTCGGAGTACAGACATCTGTGCCCCGAAGACGAGAACGAACGTAAGCCATGCTGCAATCGAATCCAGTGGATCGCGGTTGACCATCAAGTCAAGCACGAAATACCAGAACATCGTTGCCGTAACAACCAGACCCTGGGGTGCGTAGGGACTCTTCATCCACTCGAATCCTTGGACTTCACATCCATCGTAGTTTGTGATGCGACCGCCGGACTGAGGCAACGCAGCAGCAGCCGTAGCAGCACGTGCCTTTGTTGCTGCCTGTGATGCCTTGATCGCATCTGTTATCGCAGTCGGAACACTGGCAGCCGTTGATGCGGGTCCTGTAGGCTCTGGAGCTGTCATCGCAAGCTTGAATGTCTTTTGTACGAAGTCCGCAACTGCCCACCACAGGAACTGGGCGAGATAGTGAAGCGGGATCGACGCGATACCGAACATACTTGCGATCGAATACGAACCGCGCAGAGTGAAGATATCCGCAAAGATTCCGAAGAGAATCAGAATGTGCGGGATATACGTCACCGTGTCTGTGAAGAAGCTTCCCGTAGGAACTGCTCCGACTGCCTTTGCGCCACCATACTTGACCCAGAGGGTTACAACCGCACCTGCTACAAAACACGCAAGGCCGATTCCGATGACTCCTCCGCCCGAAACGGGAGATAACGGAGCAGCAGGAACGGTCGGAAGAGGTTTCACTGTTGGAGGCGGTGTGGATGCCATTGTTTCTTACCGATACTTGTTTTGTTGATTTAAGAACAATGGGTAATGTTGCGTCCAGTGATGCGCTCGAAGCGTTATCACGACCAAAAGGTGATCCAAACACGGGTGTGAGTATCGCCCAAGCAAATAACTGCGGACCCAATTGTAAGATCGGAGTGAACAAAGATCTTTCACTCTCTGAAGTTACGTTGACGCGCGACATTCTTGGAAAGGTCAAGCTCCCAGATGAAAAGCCAGATGGTATATGGATTCGGAGACCCGGGAATGGTGGTATTTACTGGATAAAGAAAAATTCTCAGGTTAGGAATCACTTGGTCGGTTGTGAGAACGGAAAGTGCCCGAAGTTCCCAAACTTTAGCGGGTGCGACGAGAGAGTCTATATAACAGTAGATGACGCTGGAGCAGATAACTACAGGGATGGTCCTAATTTTGAGTGTAGCATGATGGAGACACCCGAGTTTGTGAACATCTACAATCCGGCGAG